GGGCAGAAATTGAACTCGTCGTTGTAGTTGATTCGCGCAGAAGGTCATGGATGTTAGCCATCGTCGCTTTTCCTCTAGTGGATTATACTTTTATTTATCATCCGTAGAAACAACAATGGGAGCCTTGCGGCTCCCATTTAATTGGATTACAGACCTTTAACCCAGATGCGACGGAAGTACGCGTTCTTACCAACGGAGTTGACGATAGAAGGCATACCAGACTGAATGCGAGCATTCGGCTGTTGTGATGCGCTATCAGCGAACGGGTTGATACCAATACCGTAACGGGTTTTGAAGCCCATGACCGGCTGGAAGTTTTTCGGGTCGGAACCACGCAGTGGAGTCAGAGCAACGTAAGGAGCGTAGTAGATACCAGCATCCATCTCGTTAGCACCTTTGTAACCAATGGTGAAGTAGTCCTGACGAGCGTACTGGTCGATGTATACTTTATAACGACCGCCCAGAATACCTGCGAACACAGTCTTAGTGGTATCAGCGTTGAAGCCTTGACCCAGACCCTGAGCAGCAGGAGTAACGCCAGTGTCAACAGCTGCCAGAGCGTTAACTACGTTACGAGAAGCGATGATGAAGTTACCAGCACCACGACCAGTCTGACGTGCGATTTCAGCAGCTTCTTTATCGATTTGGAACAGAAGAGCTTTGAAGCTTTCACCTGCCCAACGAGCGCCACGAATATCTACTGGGTCCTGGAAGTCAAATACACCAGCTTTAGAACCAACGGTCTGAGTCATACCGGTTTTACCCAGTTGCGCAGAGTAGTTAATCCAGTCTACAACTTCACGGTTGATTTCCAGCATGATTTCGGTAGCCAGAATACCAGACAGTTCAGCATCTGCATCCATACCGTGAACAGCACGTAAGTCTTGAGCCAGTTCAATAGAGTACTGAGCTTTCAGCTGACGGGATTTAGCTTCGATAACTTGTTTATCGATACGGAAGCCCATTTCATTCCATGGGTTATCAGTAGAACCGTTGAAGTTTTCCTGCAGTTCAGCTACGGAGGTAGCCATACCTTCAGCGATTTCTACCAGCTGGCCAGCTTCTTCAGCGGCTTTAACTGCTTTATCCAGTTTTTCAGCATCGGTAGCACCAGCATCTACTGTGAAACCTTCAGCAACCTGGAAGTAAGCGCGACCAACATCAGCAAAATCGTGAACTACGATAGTACCAACAGTCAGAACGTCAGCAGCTTTTACAGGAGCGAATTTCTCAGCAGCACCCTGACCAGAGAACATTGCATCTGGAGCGTACATTGGGTGGAATGCTTCTTTAGCGCCAGCGGCCAGAGGGTCTTTACCGTAAACGGCACGCAGAGCGAATACCTGACCGGTAGGAGAACTCATTGGCTGAACACCACAGATGTCGAAAGCAATCAGGTTAGGAATTGCACGACGTACCATGCCCATAACAGCTGGTCCAATCTGAGTTACTGCACCAGAGGTCTGGCCAGCGGCGATGTTCTGAGCATCATAACCGTGGTCACCACCAATTTCTGCTTCAGTCAGGAACGAACCAAATGCTTCAGCGATTTTTTCATCACGGAATGCAGGCTCAGTTTTAATAGCTGATTCCTGGTTTTCCATGATTTTTGCAATCAGAGCTTTTTTACCAGCACCAACGATTTCAGGCAGTGCTTCGTTCTCAAGCAGCGGAGTCCATTTTTCTACTAACGGATTAATCTTTTTCATGTGTTTTATAACCTTTTAAAAATTAAGAAAGACGTGCCGCAGAGGCTACGTATGCGTCCATCATCGATGGCTGTTTTGATACTTTTTCTTCTGGCTCAATGTGTTCTTCAGTAATGAAGTTGAGACCGTCAGCATCATTGTCGGTAGTATTTATGCTTTCATTTACTACCTCTTTCTCGACGGAGCCTTTAACCATTTCGACGATGGCAGACAGCTTACTTGAGAATTCGTCGGAATATTCCATACCTTCGGTCAGAGAAGCTACTTTCTCTTTCTGAACGTCGGTCAAGTCTTTAGTTGATTCTATTACAGCGCTTTCACGCAGCATGGTATTAATTTTTTCGTCGCGGGCAGAAATACCTTCGAACAGATTGCTGATTTCTTCGCGAGCTTCAGCCAGTTCTTCTTCCATTTCAGCAACTACATCAACTGATTCTTCTGGGAGAACAACGTTGTGTTCAACAAACAGCTCTTTCATACCAGCGAACATTGATTCAAACAGTTCAGCTTTGATGCCTTTATCAACAGCCAGTTTGTTTTCGTTCATCCATTCTTGAGCGATGTGATTGAAGAAACGAGAAGCATGTTCTGTCAGTTTCTTTTCAGCTTTTTCTTCGGCTTCGTCTTTAGCATCTTTCAGCTTTTCGTCAGCCATTTCAGCAATTTTGGTAATGTGGGATTCAGCCAGTTCAACGGCATGTTTCTTCACAGTTGCTTCGAATACAGTTTCGAACTTCGCTTTTACTTCCGGAGAAAGCTCGACTGATTCGAAAATACTGTCCACAGCTACGGTAGCTTCAATATTCTGAGCTTCCTGGAGCAGGATGTCTTTCAGCATTTTGTTAGTCCTGTTGTTAAGTTACATTATTATTTATAATGCTTTTTCGAGACTCTCTACGAGAGCTTTAAATGACTCATCGTCATTCTTTTTGGCGACTTGCGCCTCAGCGGATTCCGAAATCTGCTTCGGAGTTACCCAAGCATCTGGTGCAGAAGGTCCCCACACAGCATCAACGCCAACGGTGAGTTTAAATCCTTCGTTTACGATACGGTAGCCTTTATTGGTTTCCGTTAAAGATCCTAGTCCACGACTAGATACTCCAGGAATCCAGCCAGCACGAATGTTTGCAGCGAGTTTATCTCCGGGACCGTGGTCACCTTCAATAATACGAGCTCGTCCATAAACATCGTTTCCTTTCCACCACATATCTTCGATGATGATTGCGGCTTGCATCGGGTCAACGTTAGCACGTGGTGGGTGATTTAATTCTCCAAGTGCTTGTTTAGTAGAAACCTGCTCTTTAATATAATTAGCTACGGCTTTTTCCAATACTCTCTTTGGATAAAGACGCTTATTTCGGTTAACTACTTCGGCTTGCATGAACACGCCTTCGATGTATAATCCAGGTTTTAGCCCAGCATCTGAGCCATCATATGACTCAAGCATCGGTACGCCATTCAAAATTTCGCCGGGTTGACCCCAATGCTCAATGAGTAATTGGGGTTCATTCATTAGCTTAATCCTAACGCCTGACGACGTTTCATAGCTTTCTTACGTTTGCGGTTGCCTCGTACAGTACCAGACGGATTAGCGCGTTTGGACTTAACGACTTTTCGAGCGATAGCGCGACGTTTAGCTTTAGATAAACCAGTTGTTTGGAATGCTTGACGCTCGCGGGTTTTACGGTCTTTAGTACGCGTAATTTCTCCGCGAGAAGAAACATGCTTAACGATAAATTCATTGAGCTGCATTTCTTCATTCAGTGAACCCATAGCAATTGCTACTTCAGGTTCAATTGACAACATGTTTTCTACAATTGTATTTATGTCTGCTTTATCGAGAGCTTCTGACAACTGCTTAAAACGAGATTCGGCTTCAGGAATAGCTGCTTCGATGTTTTCAAGTACGACTTCGTACTCATCAGGAACAATCAGCATTGCGACTCCTTATTCTTCGTCTTCGTCTTCAGAATCTTTTTCATCTTTAGATTCAGGTTTTTCTTTACCTTCATCTTCAGAATCATCTTTTTCGTCGTCTTCTTTTTCTTCGCCTTCAATCATAACAGATTGGGCAATCTCAACACGACGTTGGCTAATCAAATCAGCGGTCTGTTCAAGCATAATAGCACCAAAGGCTTTCTTAGCTTTAACGAGGTCGTTGGATTTGAGTGCGGAGATGAAATCTTCCATTAGAAATCCTCTTGTTCTTGGTCTGGGTCTTGGAAACGAGCCTCTTTAGACTCTAGCTCAATTTGCTTAGCCTCTTGGTCAATTTGTTCATCAGTCATTTGAAGAATAGTCTTCATTGCAGTCTGATGAGAAATATACTTACCGATAAACGGTTCGGCCATTTGAAGCATATTGAATCTGCGTTCAGTGACTTCAGCATCTTTAAGTTCTGTGAAGTAACTGTCACGATGAAATACTATCTTAATGTTATTTATTTCATCTTTCCAATCATCTTCGCTCATTACGCCTTTTAAAATAAGGTTGGTTTTAAGAGGGTCGAGGAAAATTTCTTCAAACTTATGCTGCAGTTCACGAATGAATTTAGCAAATTGTAACTCGTCACGTGTAATTCCAGTTCCAGCATCAAACTGAACTCCACCTTGTTGGTCATTCGGGATACGAGACAGTGGAACACGTAATGCTTGGTAAAGGTTGTTTTTGAACCAACGGACATCGTCCATTTCGTTCATACCTGAAGCACCAGGCATATTATCAATTTCAGTAACAGCTTTACCATCACGGCGCTGTAACCAATAATCTTCTGTCATTGACATGTTGTGCTGCTGGTTTTTAATTTTACCAGTAGAAGCATCGTATACCACACGGTTTTTCATGGTGTTCATGATGTGTTGCATATGAGCTGCAGCTTTACGGGAAGGCATATTCCCTGTGTCAATGTAAAACACTCGACGGTCTGGTGCACGTGTAATACGATAAATTACCATTGCGTCTTCGAGCAATTTAAGTTGGTTAGCAGGTTTGACAGCACGGTGCAAATAACCGATAATGTTTCTTCCTGAGCAATCAACTAATCCAGAATGAGCATAAACGACAGCTGATTTTGGAATTCTTATTTTTGCTCCAGCGTCATAAATTCGTCCATCACACTGATATGATTCGTGACCAGTGTTATAAACGAAGTATTCTTTGTAGCCTTTAACGATTTTCACGCCCGCTTCAGTGTCGGTGATAACTTCGCGGACAAACTGAACGTTACGCGGGTCTAAACGACGAAGCTCTTGAATACCTTCTTTCGGATTTTTAGGGTTAATAATTTTATGGAAGAAGATACGAGAATCTACGTACCAGCGACGAAAATGGTCAAGACCTTTTCTTTCAAAATTCAGACAAGTAAGAACTTCGTTAAATTCTTCTTGTAAACGGTCTTTAATCGCTGGGCTAAAATCAGTGTTATCTAAATCCAATGAAACCACTGGATGGTCGTCTTCGTATACAATAGCATCGAGGACTATTTCTTGGACAGCATTATCTACTTCGTAGTTATTCATTAACTGACGGTAAGTATCAATAAGCTCCCTGGTGTTTTTCATTCCCGGTTCATTTTGACCGTACATTCTCTGGAATAAACCAGCGCCTGCAATGTCTCCACGTTCCGATTCAATCTCTGTCGCGCCGTCATCAAATTTAGGGGCCGTGATAGACTCTAAATTATTATTTAGCTGCTGGTCGTATTCCTGTTCGTCGACTTTGGCCCACGGCGCGAACAAACTTAAGACGTCAAATTTCATTAGAGTCTCCAATAAGGGTTAAAGCATACTAATATTTATATGGGCCCGAAGGCCCACATTTTACAGCCACCAGTCGAGACAGAATGTTACTTCGAATGTTTCTACCTCATTATTGCTGTCCCAATCGAGCTGGACTTCACCGACGTTAGTTGGCCAAACGCCCGTAATTTCAATTTCGCGAGTAATTGTTTTACTATCACGTGCGAATTGACGGACAATTGCTTTTTTCTTATACTCTGCAGGTGAGCCACCAGTAATTTCATTACCTTGACCTGCTGCAATACCCTGCCATTCAACAATAGCTTGACGAGTATTATGAGCATCATCGTTGTAGATAGTCACGGTCCAATCGTCGAACGTACGGTCACCGGCAACGTTAAGTTTACGGTTCATATAACCGACCGGAATTTTTTCAACGATACCAGCAGGCAATGGAGCTGCTTTACATTTGAAGCTGAAGTTCTTACCAAGATAAGGAATTTCTACTTCAAACAGGTTAGGACGCGCGAAATCACCGGATTCAAATGCACGAGTTAAATCTGTAAGTTCCATGTGAGTTCCTGTTATATTTATACCGTTCTGATTCACCAGAACGGCCGAGATGAATTAGTTTTCCTAAGATGATTGTATTTATGGACCTCCTCTCGAAGGTCCCTAAATGTCTTAGAATTATTGAGCTTGTGGTCCAATCAGTTCATCGAAATCAGCACCCGTGGCAGTAGCAACGAAGTTCAGAGTGATGTAGTTGATAGAACGAGCTGGCTTGATGTAGAACGATGCAACAAATTCATTGCGGTCGATTACAGCAGGCGTGTTGTTCGTAGTATCACATACCACACGGAATTCATATACACCACCCAGAGATTTAATTCCAGACAGGTACTGAGAAGTTTCCATACGGAAGCTTGAACGAGTGAAGTTGTCGTTCATCTCGAACAGACGATATTTAGAAGCATTTCCAATATTCGTTTTCAGCATGTTGAACAGACGACGTACGTTGATGCGGTCAAACGGAGTAGGAACTTTGGTTGCAGTCTTATCGCCAAACAGAACGAATCCGTCACCACCGGTACCGGTCACAGGGTTAATTGCTTCCTGATACAGACGATCGCGTTGACTCTGACGAGGTTCGATTGCCAATTTAATGACGTTCAGAATCTGTCCACGATTATAACCAGCTGGAGACATCCAAGGCTGACTGATATTATCAGTACGAGCACACAGACCAGCCATATCAGCAGCTAACGGAACCCAACGGTTAACATCGTTATATTTGTCGTACTGATATTTGTAGTTACCGTCGATAGATGCGTAAGTAGAACTGATGTTCATATTAGCATCAGCGTATGTACCTTGACCTGTACGCCAATCGACCAGATTATCAATCGCACGAGTCAGAGGAATGTTTACCAATACGCTACGTGGCGGAGAGATAAGAGCCAGACAATCTTGACGTTCATCAGCAATTGATACTACGTGTTTCTGAACAGTAGATGCAAATTCGTCATCTTCACCAGCACATGCACCAGCAATTAAAAGGTTAACATGAAGAGCTTCACGGTCAGCGAATAAATCCCATGCTTGCATTACATCGCCAGCAGTAACAGATTCGTTAGCTGATACACCGCCTGACAGCTGAACAATACCAGAGAATCCAGTTGGCCAGCCTTCAGCAGTAGCGAAGATATAATTGCTTGAACCTTTAGAGAAGAAATCATCGATAAAGATGTTATTTCCGTAAACGTCCTTAGAACCTTTTGCTGTAGACAGCACGAAACTTTCTACAATAGCTCCATCACGACGTACGATAATGCAATATTGGTCATCTGACTGAGGACCATATCCAAATACAGCACGTGCTGTTGATACACGAGTTCCGCCAGCAGGATAAATTGGAAGCTGCGTAGCAGCACCTTGTTCAAACCCAGCTTTAGATACGATTTCAAGCTCTAACTGAGAACCAAGTTCACCTGGATAAAGAGCAGCAACACCAGGCATTCCGTAAGTTTTTAATGCAGTTTGGAATGCTACGGAAGTCATTTGCTCGGTAGCTGTTTCTGGCTCAGTTAAAAGAACACCAGAATCAGTTACAATTTTACCAACAGCCAGAGTAGCAGCTACACCAGAAGATGCAGAAGTAACTTCGGCAGTCCAGTTTGCCCCAAGGTCAGGATATTGATTAATTGATTTTGCGTATGCAATAATTTTTGCGCTTGGTACTGAAACTGAAACAATACCACCGTTACCATCGACAGCAGTAACTTTACCAGCTGATTCAATAACGTTTACGTTGTATTTAACTCGAACGGTATCGCCTACAGCATAGTTTGAACCTGCAGCAGAAATGGTGATTTCAACGTTCCCAGCAATTGGAGATGAGTTTTTAGCTACTTCGCGATTTACTGCACGAGAAATACGAAGATCATTACCATATTGCAGGAAGTTCATTGCTGACATAAAGTAATCAGCGGTTTCGCTATCTGGAGTGCCGAAAATATCGACTAATTCGACTTCGTTAGTCACTTGAACAACCTGACCAACCGGACCCCACTGGAATTTACCAGCCAGGGCCGCACGCCCAGTAGCATTATTAACAATAGTGCTTTGTACACTAGTTTCTTTGAGCTCAACGCCCGGAGATAATAAAGCCATTAAGAATTCCTCTACATGTGTGCTTTAGTATATTTATATAAACGACACACCGTGAGTTGGCGTGTAATCTGTAACGTCACGTCCGTCGTCTACTAAAACCACTGGAGCGTAATCGTCATTCATATCTTCTAATTCGTTCCGGAATACTTCCGAAGCGAGTCGAAGGTCGTCTTTGTCAGCATAATCTGCAAACTTAGTTTGCGTTGTAAGCCATGCGAAGATTACGAGACCCATGATTAAGTCATCATGATAACCTTCTTCAGCTGCCCAGGATACTCCTTTTTCAGAGAATGTCCTGAATTCTTGAACAGTAGCTTTGTGATGGATGATAAGCTTATCTTTTTCAATAAGGTCTTTAAGCGTAGAACAACCGATTGCTTTAGTACGCTTAGTTTGTTTCATCCCAAGGTCAACCATTGAATCACAAATAACGTTTTCATATTCCAAATCCATGTAAAGAGATTTAGCAACTGACACGCCAGTACTATTCAGTTCAATATAAACTGGAGCTTCGTTGTACTCCATTAGATATTTATGCACGATATCTGGAAGGATAAGATGCGATATGCTATTGGAGTGAAGAACACCAACCTGTTCCCATTGAGGTTCAGTGATGTCAATTATATGTAATGCATGATAGTCTTGTCCACGGCCTTCTGAACAGTCCAATGCAGCGATATATTTTCTTTCCGGCTGGGCTTCTTTAAACTTATAGAATCCATGATTGTCTGGAGTTACTTCAGTCCAATCCATATTAGCAAGTTTCATACCAGAAATCAGAGTACCTGAAGTACCATGGAATTCTGCACAGTGTTCTTGCTTAAATTGTTCTAACGAAGAAGCTGAAATAGTCTGAGATGACCATTGCCAACCATCATCAAACATATCTTGGTCGTTATAAAGACGCTCTTTAACTGAGTTCCAGATTGCAGTGTACGGCTCAAAACCAGACTTACCAGATAGTGCAGCATCCCAAATATCGTAGAAGTGGTTTAATCCATTTGGCGTAGTTGTGATAATAATTTTTGAACGACGACCAGAAGAAATTACTGGCTGGATTGCTAACCATGCATCGATAAAGTTTGGAATAAACGCACATTCGTCAATGTAGATCATCGCAAAGGAGTTACCACGAACGGCGTCAGGAGATGATGCATATGCCCCGATTGAAGAACCATTATCAAGCTCAATTGAGCCTTTGTTCCATTCAACTATACCGGGCTGTAAAAAGTCCGGGAGCAATTCGATAGCTTGCTTCGTACGGTCCAATACTTCTGCTGACATAGACCCCTTGTGAGCCAGAATACCAACAGCCTTATCTTTGTTAAAACAAACGAAGTGTGCTAAAAATATTGCTACTACTGTGGTTTTACCAAGCTGACGAGACAGGTTACAACAAGTCATACGCTTGGAAGACATGATTCTCAACATATCACGCTGATAATCACGTAATTGAACCTTAATTGTACCATAGTCAATGTGTGTAATGGCACAATATTTTTCAGCAAAATAAACTATATCATCACGGCATTTTTTCCATTCCTGAACCATTTCTCTGGTCCAGTTGGTTTTGATATTTGCTCTTTTAAGGTTCGGAAGCCCCATATATCTGGAGCGTTTATTATTCTTGTCTTTAAATGTACCGAAATTAGTTGGGTCTTCGCCCTGAAGACGAATCTTTACAATTTGGTGAATGCGAAGATAATCTTCGAACTTTTCTGGATACCACTTTTCATCCCATTGAGATTTGAAAAATGTTATTCCATCCTCAACCTTTTTCTCTAAAGACCCCGGCGGACGAATGACAATTTTCTGTCCTTCATTCAACGGGTGATAATCATTCAGTACGTTAAGAGGCTGTTCCATTTATTACCTTCTCTTCTCTGGCTTCTTGCGCTTCATACGCATCGCCATATTCATCCATCATATCTGATGGAGAGCCTACAAACACTGTAGCATTATTGATGTTCACTGCTTGATTGCCAGCACCTTTGGTGTTAGTATTCTCATTAGTGATTTCTTTCATTTCCTTATGAAGTCTTAACAGTTCTTTGTTAGTAGAAGTCATCTGACCAATTAACGTAGAAAATACTTCCATGTGGCGAGGAGAATCAGAGTTCTTCGCTGTTTCAAGGAATATTTTAGCTGCATCCATTAGCATTTGTGATTGGTGATGCATATTTCTACGGACTATTGTGTAGTCATCTTCGAGGTCAGGAGTTCTGTTTTGTGGATGGCTTTCAACAGGAATTAATTGAAGAGGCTCATATGCCAGAACCTCTTCTCCGGTAATTCCAGGTAAATCCCCAATATCCAGCAATTTAGTAATGTCTAATTGTTCGCTCATTATACACCTCGTGGTCCAGGCGGTTCAGGCTCTTTTGGAATTGGAGTTGAATCGCTGTCATATTTCTGAATAGATTTTCCGTCCCAATCTTCAATTTCAACATCGCGCGGGTCTACTTCAGAATCCACAGATTCAAATACACCTTCATTTACCAATTCACGACTGTTAGCATGGAAATCAAGATAAATTGTACGGATTTCACCACTTAAATCGAAAGCTGGAGGATAAAGCCAACCATTCACTTCAAACATTATAGCCCATTCTAAACGTCTACGAGATTGTTTTTCGCCTTCAATTTGTTCATCTATTGAAATGGACTGGAAAGTTATTCTTATATCTCTTTCAAATGTAATTTCGTTTTCGAATAGTTCAGTCATTGTGGTGTTAAAATGAGGTTGGAAGTAGGGCATAATTTGCTCTACAATTTGAAACATATCGTCTTGATGACGAGTAAAAATTCCAAGCTCAAAAATCATTTTAATCGGAGTTGGGTTATATTGAGAAATAGTCCCAGTCTTCGAATCAGGATTGCTCATTGCTGAACGATTAAGTTGTCCAGTCTTATAAGTTGGGTTGTACATCATATCAACTAAATGGAGGTTGATACGCGGAAGAATTGTCTCTACTTTCGCAGGACCATCTTCATTATTAACAGAAGTCCATTTATTCAGCTTCATCATAAAGTGCTCTTTAGAAGCGTAAGTAATTGGGACTCTGATGTATGTCTTGCCTATGTCTTCGCGCACTCTTTGAACTTGAATATTGGAGAACAAGTCACCCAGCATTAAGATGTATCTGCGCAAAGACGAGTTATAAAAATATCCGAACATTGTTTCTCCTAACGGCTCCGAAGAGCCGTATATGCTTTTAACTATTTATAGCATAAAACCATCATCAAATGGAGACGTATGATTAGCTGGTGGCCTGTTTCTTGGTGGTTCTACCTTAGGCGAACCGGTACCATTAACAACTTCATATTGCTTAACATCTTTATCAGCTTCGTCATTCATCTGGTCTACTTCCTGATATGGAACTTCATTGATATCAGAAAGACCGTCTAATTCATGAATAGGGTCTAAATCAAGCTCGCTGAACTCAGGAATATTAATTCCATCATTACGTTGAAGTTCAGGTTTAAGCTGCTCTCCAGAATAAATGAATTTCTCTGCTGTAATCTTACGAATAGCATTTCGTCCAGCTTGATAGAACGGGTCATATGGCTCTACCCAAGAAATTTCAAACAAGCTGTTGTCCATCGGAAAGTAAATTAAATCCCCTTCCTTTGGCTCTTGTCCATTTACTTGATGCTTAAAGAGGCCTGGGTTAATTGACAAAGTAACTTCGTCATTAACTTGCATACCAAACTTACTATAAAATGTATTTGCACCTTCATAACCTTCGAATGAGTTAATGTAGGCTGCGAATTGCCAAGCTTTAGTGAACTTGGACTGAAGGTCTTCACCAAAGACATAGTCAGGTTTTACATATTCACGGGGAACGTAATAACATTTAACCCCGCGCATTTGAATACTTTCAGCAACAAGAGTATCAAATAAAGCTTGGGTATTAAAATGATTGTGGAAGTTCACATAAGGGTTGAGAACTTCCTCTTCATTAGTGCGTGAATAACCTGATTTGTCCTCGAGCTTCGCGAACAAATTTTTATTCATCATCCTACAAGTACTCCTGTTGGAGGGTCAAGTAAGTAAAGCTGCTCTAAAGCATATTCTTTTTCTAATCGAGCTTCTTCAATTAAACGTTCACCATTTAATGTGACTCCACCTGGAAGCTGCATGCCCTGGTGACGAGCTAATACTTGACCAAGTAATTCTTTAGCCAGAATATGAGCGTAATCTTTTACCCAACGGTTGTTATATGAGCCTTGAACGATTGAAAGTTCTTCACCAGCTCTGTAGCCAGTCAAACGTTTATCTGGGTTATCATACATGTCCGGAAGAGTCCAAGATGATTCTGGACCAGCTGTTCCATACCCTGCTGTATTTCCAACCATTTTGTCCACATCAATATAAGATTTAGTCCAGCATTCAACTACAATAACATCACCTAGCTGGAAGTTTCCCATAATTTTAAGCTGACCAGTAGCATCGTTGAACCAAAAATCTGGAAGAGGAGCAAGCATATCTTGCATCATCGACCAATAAGTTGTGAGCTGAGTGAAATAGCCAAGATCAGCTCCAAATGCATTTGGTCCATAAGCTTTATTACAAGAGCTACCCATACCACCATTAATTCCAGCCATTCCTAATAGGAAATCAGTGAACCATGGATAAGTAGCATTACCGTCCATACTTGTCAGTGAACCAACGTTAGTACGAACAATTTGTGTGACTGCGAAAATGTTGCGGTCTGAAAAATCAAACACACCATTTTTGAATTGACCACGACCGATTTCGTCATCGCCAATATGAATTACTTGATAGCCTTTATTTAAGCCGTCATAATGATATTCACCGAATAGCTCTAAAGCTCGTTGGATACAATCATAAATCATATCTTCGGTTAATTCAACGTTAATGATTGGTGCGCCAAGACGACGCAAAATAACATCTTTTAATTCTTTTGGATTGCGTGCGGTATTTGCGGCCATATAAACCTCTAAGGGCCCGAAGGCCCTATATTATGCTTCCGGGCCTGGTTCCGGAGCAGGTGGATTAAGAATAGTGTCTAAGTCGACCCAAGCACCGTCTTTACGAACATAAGCTTTTCCATCACGAGGAGCTTCTGGAATTAAGTTCTGAATTTCGGTTTTAATGTTTGAAATATCAGTGTCTTGGGCTTTTGCTACGTTTAAAAGTCCTCTTTCTTCAACAGTAGCGCCATTAGGGTTTGTACCCATTACAAGACTATTTAAACGAATTACTTGACCTTTTAAACCTTCGTTATTGTTACCAATATCTACCTGGATATCCTGAATGGTATTAGCCATTTGGTTTTGCATGGTAGTCAGAGTATTAATCTGTCCAATTAAAGAATTAGACGGAGCAGGGGTTCCGCTTTCATTAATACCAACTACTTGGTTAATCCATGCAACTTGTCCACGTAAACCAGACGAAGTATCTGCGCCAACAATAGATTTCAGAGCTGTAATTTCATCACGGTTAATTTTAATTCTTCCGTTGATGCTTGATGGCTGAGAATCTTTTCCGATAGCTGATTCAATTAAATCTACACGAGGAATTAATCCTACTGTCGGGTCACTTAATTTACGATTGACTTCAGCGATTGCATCGCGGTTAATTACAACCAAGCCGTATAAATTGATAACTCCATTGTTATACCCAATCGAATCTAAAACGTTTTCCATGTCCATTGCTAAAGTACTAATAGTTCCATTCATTTTATTCAAACGAACGTAAACATTATCAATACCAGCGGATGCTCTTGGACCCATTTCATTTCGAAGGTTTTGGACTTCAATAGTTAATGAACCAACATCTGAATCATTAAATTGTTTTTCAATATTAGTGATACGAATCGAGTTATCATTTACAGCTTTAGCAGTGTCAATAACACGCTTCTTCAAACCAAGCGCTGGAGCCATAGGAATAGACATACCATTGATGTCTTGCCCCGGATAAGCACCTAACTCAGTTTTAATCCAAAGTAAGTCTTCACGAACTGGACGGTAAACAGAATCGCGTGACGGGTCATATTCACCTACATCTTCTTCGATGTGAGTTATGCGCAGACCATGGTCATCTGATGTGGTTTTAAGTCCCTCTGTGTCACTCTGGAGAACTTTAATTGCAGATGTGTTTAAACCTATTTGTTTGACAACATCGACATCCCCAATGACCCCTAGGGCATCCTCGACATTCTTAATTCTTACGTTTGATTGCTCAAGAGAGTTACGTACAACTACGATATTCCCGTCGAGCACTTCCACGTTTTGTTGGACCTGTACCGGTCCACGGTTCAAATTACCGTCTACACCATTCTTGGTGGATGCTCCTGTTAATTCCTCGCCATTTTTAATCCAGTTCACACGAGATTGGCCTTCATCCGGAAGGCCGTTGACGTAAGGAAGGGGAGTTAAATCAATAGTTGACATATTTTTCCTTATCTTACTTTTATTACAAAGTTTAGAGCAATTGACCAAGGACGGTTTTCATCACCCATTAATCCATCAGTATTCATAGTACCGAATGAATCACGAATATTAGCTGCTTCAACTTCAGCACCATCATTAGTAAAATACTTATAGTTATCATAATCTGAACGATTAGAGCCTAAGTAACCATTACGTACAGTACATCCATTTCTTGCATCTGAACGCTTATAGTGTTCACCCCATCCTGATTCATGTTTGTGTTTACGAACAGATTGCGGCATTGATTGACCTAATGAAGCATTACCACAACCAGCTCCTAAACCAGGTTTACCTTTTGAATCGTTTCCTGAATATTGGTTCATGATGTTTGATTTACCAACACCGCGAGGGAACATGCCGCGCATATCAGGAAGAGCAAACCGAGTAGCGTCTCCACCATATATAGTGCCAATAATACTGTATAAAGTAGAATATTGAGAATCCCCTTTATTCAATAACGCTCCGTTACAATGCATCCAATCTGAGCTTGGAGGGTTATTTCCTGGCCACATGATAATTGTTCCAATTGGAACGGAATCAACTAACATGTTGACTGTAGCAATTTGCTGGTTGTTAATAAAGCCAGAGCCCATATCTAAACGACCATTTACGCGAGCTGTACCAAACGTTGTGTTTCCATTAATCGTTTGTCCGCCACGAGTATGAACAACATCAGCGTTATATGCTAATGCAGTATTTGCATCACCTGAACCTACGGTAGTTGTTAATTTAACAAGACCTTTTGTTGAAGTAGTACCAACTCTTTGGTTCAATCCATTTGGAGTAACAAAAATATCTCCTGCAGTATTTGCATTAACTTCGGCGATAGTAGCAGAACGAGCTAAACCTCTGCGTGAAGATGTAGCTGTTAAAGATGCTAATCCACTTGGAGATACAGCATATCCGTCTCTTAAAGTTCCTTGAGCAACTTGTCCGTTGGTAGCAATACGTACAGTACCACTCACTGATTCTGTTGCTGGGCCATAAACCGGAAGAACTGCTGTTGCTTTTGCTATTGCTCTTTGGGTTTTCAATGGAGTCATTGCTGAAGTATCATCAGTACCAGCTTCAGCCATTCCAATTGTGGCAATTTTAATTACACCTAAAACTGACTCTTTAGAAATACGAGTAGCAAACGCATTATCAATTGAAGCTTTTAACCCTGTTGGAACAACAGCAGCATTGCCAATAGACCCTGCAGTAGCTTCAGCTGTAGTAGCATATCGAGTTAAGCCAATTACTGTAGTAGAAGCTTGTGGATTACCAAGACGTTCTTTTAAAGTTTTTGGAGTAACTACAGTATTAGCTGAATCACCATCATTAACTTCTTGTTGGGTAGCAATGCGAATTATCCCTTTAACAGTTTCAGTTGCGTCAGGAACGCCGTTAACTGCTATTGGCTTTAATGCGGCTAATGCCGATTGAACGTTTGTTATATTGGCTGGAAAACTAGTTCCAGCCGGGTTAAACGTTTTATATTTTGATTCGTCACTTATGTGGTTTAGAGTATTAGTAGCCATTAACCCATTCTCTTAAAGTATTGTAAAACTGTCGGTGAAGTAGCTCCATCGAAAGTTAATGATTGACGACCGATTAAATCCCATGACCCATAACCAACCTTAGAAGGAGACTGGATTGAAGCAGAGATGGAAACTCCACATGAAGAATATGAGGGAAGAATATGTTCTTGGTTGTCGATATATTTAACATTTAAAATATTACCGGCAGACGTAGATACTTCAACTGAAGAAATTACATCTCCAGCAGTAATAGCGTCCTCAAGAACCAATTTAACTTTCGCGGCAAATTCAGTGTCAGTGTCACCAATTAAAGCCGGAACCATAAATCCGTATACATCAACTAAAACTGATTCACCTTCAGATTTTCCATCAACTGCTACTGTACCAGTAAAAGTCCAATCATCGATTTGTTGAATACCTTCCGGAGAAACACCAGTATCGTTAATTACGATTGTTCCAATTGGAAGAATAGCGAATCCACGAACATCTTCTATCGCTGATTGAACATTTGGAAAATCAACACCTTTATATTTTTGTGAAATCGTATTTGACCCTATTGGCTGAGTATTCATAACATCAATACTGCCGGGGGCGATTTCATATTGCAAGAAATCTGCATTGCGGGACTTAAGTCCCGCTTTTGAAGAAGATACACTAATCATTAAGAAACCCTTAACCAACGATATGCGGTAACATATGGCTGAATATTAGTTACTGATTTTGGAGGTGTGTGAGTTGGATTGATGTTAGCAACCGATTCACGATATTTAGTATAAGCAGGCCCTTGTTCATCTGGGTCAAATTGACATCCGCCAACGACAATAGGTCCATTAGGGTCAACTACTAAAACTTTTTCAGTTGTTTGAGAAGCAGGAATTTGAGCATTTTCTAATTCGTTGCTAATTACACCACCAGTTCCGCCAGCAGTATGACTTGGATTACCGTTCACATCCAAATCGTTATTGTTCATTGCGAAATTAGGGTCAGTAGTATCGTTATTCCAACCAGCAACAACTTTACCTTGTCCCCACAGAACCCAAGTACCAAATCCCATATATGTTGCTGGGTTATTAGGGTTTACTGCGTTTTCATAAATTGTTCCAATTGGATAAACTAAATCAAACAAGTTTTGAACGTTATTTACTTCAACAGCGGCAGCTGGTTCAGGAGCAACATTAGGCCAACCTGGTTTATTTTGGTCAGTAATACGTACTTGACCGGTGAGATTAAGAACTTCGCCTTTAGATACATATTTTGTATCAGTTTCGGCAATAATATCTTCAAGCTCCATTACTGTACCGATTTGGTTATTGTACCAAGTCAAAGTAATAATGTCGCCGTCTTCCATTTCACGGTCTGTTTCTATACCAACCAATTTATTATTGTCATCGATATCAAGAACATAGTCAAGTTTACTGTTTTGCCAAGTTCCGCCAAGAGCCTGACATGTAAATGCGTCATCTGCAATAGCATCAATACAACGAGCTAATGGAAGACCTGCAGTACCAGCTTCGTTCTGAAGTATTCCATTAAAACGAACTTCCATAGATTGATGGTTTACAGGAGAGAAACTATCAATACCAAATGCACTTAATGGGAAATATCTAAGAGTTTTTAAATCGTCAACTAACAATGAACCTTCAATAGATGTCTGGTTAGTTTTAGATGAATCTCTCAAAGTGACTGATCGTCTATTATAAGAACTACGGAATTGAGAAATACCATCTAAGTAAGATACTACAATTACAGTATCACCTACATTAGCTGGGTTTTTCAGCTTAATGCTTTTACCATCAAGAGCAACTCTTGTTCCATTTGGCCCAATTGAACCAAAATCAGAATCAGTTGCACTGAATTTCTCACCGTAATACAAAATGTTACCACGATGGAATACTTGAGTATTTCCAATGTTGTATTCTGTTCCACTGAACACATCAGGGAAATCAGTTTGTCCGTTAGTTTTAACTAAAAACTCTTTACGAACTACTGTGCTCAATTCACTATTTGAAATTCTGTTGATTTGCTTATTTTCAACATATTCCCAACGACCTGGAGGGCAATACACCATTTCCAAGTCAGCGAATTGAGTGCGAATTTCTCTTGGACGAGAATCACCTTTTAACGTATCTCCTGAACCAGGAATAATAGTTATAGGGTTAACTTGCCAAGTTGCATAAACGTCACGCAAACGAATGACTTTATTATAATCATTCGCAGTACCTTTAGGAAGGCGAACATTTAAACGACCTGTTGAAGTATCAAGCACATAAGCTTTACCCCATTCAGCGTTTAACGTGGCTGCTGTAGAAGTCTTGTGGTTTTTCCACGCGCCAGCAGCAAACGGAACATCTCCATCGCCAAGCTCGTAATACAACTCGTCAAAGTTATCATTAATTTTTTGACCACCCTTACGCAGGTAGTCGCCGGAGCCGTCATCAACAGCTTGACCAATTTTAATATCTTGCTTCATCTTGGATTCCCAATTTTCTGTGTAGCGATAGCTTTAACTGCCGCTCTCAAACCAGCGACTCCTGGCGTTAATGTCAGGACTACATATCCTGTGGTAGGGTTAATAGAAAATGATGGAACGAAAATTTTGTCTATCACTTCAGGAGTTGTAGAAGTAGCTGGAGTGTCAACTGCTCCAATTCGAATTACTGCATATTCTACACTATTAACTTCTCTCTTAATTCTGTCTATGTGAATATTTATTTCGCAACTTTTGGCTTTTGAACCATTACTGGTTTCCGCAGTAATAAGATACTTCGCTATAGTAAATTCAGTATTATGGAACAACGGAATATCTACAGAAGTACCAACGGCTCCTAATTGCCAAGTGCCATCAGTTGGAATATGTTTTTCACCAAACATACTTTCTACTGAATAATCCCAAACAGAACGGCCGCCTTCATCAGAAATACACCAGCATTTTACAAATACATAAGGAGACGTAATTCTTAATGAACCTGTTACAGTTGCAAATGTGTCATTTGCGTCAATAGTCAATGGGTTAGTTGGAGAGAATGAGCCATTGCTGTTGCAGAAAAATACTGCTTCCCCACGAACGCCTTTACTTAAAGTAACTTGTACAGCTCCGCCTGAAGTGTCAATATCATATTGAGAGCCGTTAGGAACTGGAGTGGTAAATTCCAATGGGTCATTTGATTTCTGCCAATAGCCAGTAGCATGAATTACTTGTCCAACTCCAGAACCTTGACCATTATCTAAGGCCATTTTTCTTTGGTCGCCAAATGCATTATAAATGCCGTTGAAGTTGTTGTTAATTTTGTTACCGCCATCGAACAAAATATCACCGGTCGATGCGTTACCAATTTCACCGACGTCAATTAGTTGTTTTGCTTCTTGTTCGAACATAATAAGTCCTCTATTGATATATGCTATTTATACAAAAATGGGAGCCCTCAGGCTCCCATATTAGAATTCGAAGATGATGTTAATTTCTTCGGTTTGGTCCATAGCCATAATGATAGGAGGCCTGTTTTCCATGTAAATCATTTCACCGGAATGACGGCTTAAATCAATAGGGTTGTACCATAAATTCTTAGCCTTTTTATTTGGCTCAGAAGGTATCTTTTTAGCTTCTAATGGATTAGTAATAACTGAAATTTGACGGAAGCCTTTATTACCAGGTAAAGCTGCTTCTGGGAAATACACTGAATCGAAATATGCTTTAAATCGAATAGTATATGCTTTTACGCGATAGATAATTCCATATGCGTCATGTTCCCATTCCAAGTTATTGTTGTAACCCCAACGTTCTGGGTCTTCTTTAACTTCATCAGGCCAAGGAACGACAATATATTCGTTTGTGCAACGGTTGATAGAAACATCAGGCGGAATCTCATAAAGATATTCCCACAGATATCCATCTTTCATATCAATCTTATTATCGTTTATTGCATCACCACGCCCTCTTGGAGGAAATGCTGATTGAACGGAAGAAGTCCATTTACCACCAAGCTTAATACACTCTTCTTTATTTTTGATAGTATTAATTGAACATGTGCCTGCATCAGGAATATCAATACAACGATATACCAACCAACCACTACCTACTTCTGTGGCGTTATATGGAGCACTGTTTACAACAACAATTTCACCAATTGCAAAGTTTCTTGGGTTTGGATAACGAATATCTCCCCAATCTTTACGGGGAATAATTGCATCCAGCATAGAAGGCATTACTTTTACTGAACCCATCATATGAGTCCACATATCTTCAACACCTTGCGTATTATCTACTGGATATGGTGGGGCGAACCCCACCTCCGATTCGTTATCTGACCAAGGTTCACTTCGTCCGAATGTGATGTAAATTGTGTTTTGATTATCGCCATCACCAATTGACTCATAAAAATTCAGCATCTTTTCAGTACGGAATTTTGAAGTCACTATGGAACGATAGATTACGCTTGAATCATTCATTAATCTTAACCTGTGTTGGATTAGCCGGGTCACGAGGGATATTAACTTTATCAATAAGTCTTGAATCAACCAAGTCTCTCCAATTAGAGAATGTTACTGCACTTTGGTCGAATGTAGGGCTCATTGGTTTTCGTCTTTCCGATGGAAGCTGACCAGCTATTACTGAGTTATTATTTTCAGCATCATAGTCATCAGGAATATCAAAGTCTTCGTTTGCTCTTGGGTGAGGTAAGTAAAGAGCCTCTCCAGTAACATCGTTATGCTCGATATTTCCATTTGAATCTAATTGAGCCACTCGGTCAGGCCAAATAAGTGGAAGTCCTGCATCCCATTTGTAGTTTTTGTATTTATTGATTATAGTTTGAACGTGTTTAAGGGTCAAACCAACGTTAATGAACATAGTCAGTAACGTTATACCAATAAATCCAAAACCGACTGGATGAACAAATCTTAAAACATCATTTCTGTATCTTGAAGTAGGAAGATTTGATTTAATTTTCATCACATAGTAAGAACGGTTACGGTTGATATACTCGATGGTATTTTCAACCAATTCTTTACCACGAACGCCTTGAACAATTGTTCCACTAAATCCGGGCATACGTTCTGCTTTAAGCTCTTGGCCTACAATTAAACGACCTAAAAGGTTGTGAATTGTGATTCGCCATTGCAGACGGCCTTCGTTATAATGTCGTTCAACATAAGTAACGTTTGTACGTCCAGTGGCGGTATAAATTGTCTGACCAACTAAATCATCATTGACTGAATCAGATTCAATGATAATGTCGTATTCTGTTCCAGAGTTTGACTCAATTTCAATTTCAACGTTCTCATTGTATAACAATTTGAACAAGAATTGATAAGAAGCTTCAATACCTTTAGTTGAATAAAAATCAGACTTGCGAGCTTCAAAGAATCTTGATACAGCATCTCGTTTATCTGGGTTCAAATAGATATTGCGCTTATAAACTTCAGACCACAAATATTCCCAAGCATCTTTTTCACGAGGATATTTGTTACGAATGAGATTTAATAGATTGTTGTACTGTGTTCCATATCCATCTGACAGATACTGAATATAAGCTTCACAGAAAGCTTCGAAATTACTTTCTTCAAGCAAATAGCTATCTGGCATCATCGTATTCAGTAATGGGCGTAAATCTGGGTCTTTAAGTCCGTCGCGATTGTCTGGAGTCCAAGGAACAACTCTTTCTTGATTCTGAAGATATGCTTTTAAGAAAATCTCAGATGGTTTCCATATGATAGACACTTCATCACGAACTCGATAATCAAATTCGAAATATGAAATGATTTCACCTGACATTTTGTGGAATAAAATGCCAGAAGCATATTTTGTAAAATTGTCAAACTGAATATTAGGACTTACTACTGTGCAAGCACCTTTATCCCAATATTCGTGTAACACTCGGTCAGGAGAACCTGAGCCATTAACATCAATGACCTTAGAGTGAGTGATATCAGAATAAACAACCACAATTCTGTATGATGTGTCAATCCAGCAGCGAGTTTTTGATTTACGAGACCAGTTAAAGAATGGTTCAGCGTAGTAATTCATTGCACCTGGAACAAAGGTTTTAAATCCGCTCTTAGAATTGGTTCTGAAACTCATCATATGATAATGTTTGTCAGACAACCACTCTCTTGTGAACTCGTATTTAACAGCTCCTAAAAGACCATATTTTGCAGCTGTTTCTGGGTCTGGGACCACATTAGAGTCCAGGAATTTAAAGTTACTTGAACTGAAGAAAATATCCGTTCCATTAGTAGACATTGAAGTATAACCATGCTCTATACGTCTACGTTCTTCTGCGGTGTTTCCAAAGACTCTCGTCCAATTATCCCCTTCTAAAAGATAAACACCCTTAGATTCTGAATCTATAACATTATCTGGAATAGTACGATCGTCTAGTTCATTTTTAACTTCACCGGTGATTAATGCTAAAGTTACGCCGTCAACAGAAACTAAGTTATGACAAACTGCTTTTGAATTACCAGTTATTCTTGAAGTCCAAGTGTCAAACAGTTTTTCTCCAAACGTAGGTGATAATGGGTCTTGGTCGATAGGAGCATTTCTGGTCTTAGCTCTGTAAACAACATCACGACCAGCAACATAAATCATATTATCTGTTGCTGTTATAGCTTCAGCATATTTCTGAACTGCTAATGGAAGACGAGCATAAGTACCAAAGATTTCAACGTCAAATCCTAATTTGAGTTGGTCGCCAATTTTAGCAAACGTAACATCCTGCGAACTAAATTTTACGTCATCTGCCGACCAACGAATGTCATTACTTTTACGTCCATAGAAGACCCTGTCATATCCCAGGAGATACGTAGTATTACGCGTTTGGTAATATACATTTTTTGATACTGGGTTCCCTACGCGATCATTGAGTAATCGTACGGCCTTCCAAGTCTGTCCTTTATCGTTTGATACTTTAACGATATTCTGAAATCTTTCAAAGAGATAAAGAACTCCCTCAGATTCCATAAGCATTACACGCTCTTTATCTTTACAGATTTTAGCTATGTCGCCTTGAATTTCATGGTATTCATCTTCTTTAAGAATAAAATTGTTAACAGAAGAAGCCGTGCGATATTCAGGAGAAAATTGGAATGTTTCATCCATCAAGGATGCCATGATAGTATCACGGTTAAAATTCACAAAATCTTGGTTATCTTTAGTGAATTTTTCTTCGATGAACTGCTTAGATAAAGTCATCTGACGCATCATTTCAAACGTATAAACGTTCGTTTCAAACGTTTGAAACTCTTCAGTCATTTTCCAATTTGATTGCTCAAATCCTTCGGCTGCCACAGCTACACGCATAACATAATAACTCAATGGACGAATGTAGTTGTCTTCGAAAAATTCATTTTCGGCAGTATAGCCTAAATTTCTCCATTGATAATTTTCGGGGAGTATAATCTCCCCATTTGAGTTACGAGTCTCTGCAAGTTCAACAAAATAGAAGAAGTTAGCACCAACGTCATCCCACTTAATTTGAACTTGGTTTGCAGATAGTTTTGTTATTCTGAGACTTGTAACAGAAGGTGCTTTTACAGTCATTGTGCAATAGGCTCCAATGTGATGGTCGTGTATTGAGGACGAAGATCATTCTCAAATACAATCAATGAACCATCTTTAGTGAAAATGTTGTTTTCTTTTGGTAAAGAATAAAGCTCAATTGATTGAACATCAAATAAACTTGAGTTAATATTAAGAGCTGCGATATTCCAATAGATGTAATCCGATGGATAATCTACTTCACCAACAACGAAATATGTATTTCTTCCATCAGTTACTGGAAGCTTTTCAAAATCACTGCCGGTATAAATTGGAGCGGCTGGAGTAGCTGCTAAATCTCCGGCTTTAAATGGCCCAAGAACAATTTTACCTTTTTTGCCATCACCGACAGTACCAGCTAAACGTACCATGTAAGATGAAGAGCCTTTAATGAATTTGAATTCGCTTGATTTTAAACTGCGTGGAGTAATCTGGTTATAGTATTTAATACCTGAAGATGGAGTTTCAAAGAAGTTTTGAACTTCACGAATCATTTCAATTTCGGCAGATGAACCGATAATTGAATGGTCTGCTCTGTCAACATAAGTCAACATTCTTGACTTAGCAAATTGAGCATTGAAAATTTCAACTTCATTGGTGTAATACTCATCAATTTTATCGATGATTTGTCCATGTAACCACTGCTCTGATTCTTGAAGTTTGTTTAAAGCATAAGTAACTTTAATTTTATGCTTCAAGAACAAATAGTTCGGAGAAATAACAGATGGAGTAATCGTAGCCAAGTTAAATGGCTTCAGATAGTTCTGAATGTCTTCTCTTTGAACAGAAGTTAAGTACAGTCCAGATTTTGGTTTAATTGCAATAAATGCATAGCCAGGCTTATATTGGTCAGTAAATGTCTGTACAGCTTGAACTATTGAACCGAAACGCTCTGAAACGAAAGTATCATAGTCAGTTGCGGTTACGCAACGAGCTTGAGCTTCTCTTTTGATAGTTCCGAGTTCGCGAATACGCTCAATATCTTCAGGGTCACCACCACCATCAGCACCAACGTAATCTGGTGAATCATCTGGGTTTTCATAGATTTTCTGGACGCTTATATATGGGAGTGTATCAGCATAAGAAAATTCAGTAGCACCGTTTGCTCGTTCACCATCAGTACGAATATATTCAATAACGATAGTTTGGTCTTGAATAGGTTTTAACCCGCCGATGTAGTTAGCTTCTAAAGCTGCGCCAGCGACGGAAACAGATTGCTCACCTTCTCCAAAGAAGAATTCAGTGTGACCATCTACAGTTTCGCGCATGTAATAAATTGTTGATGTAGAACCAGCGTGCACCATTGACTTGTAAGTCCAGTTAGTCCATTCTGCACCATCAACGAATAAACGAACCTCTGAACGGTCGATATTTTCATCCCTGATGATAATTGGTTTCAACTTATTGTATTTTAATTCAGTGCGAACAATACGACCTTGTGCTAATTTAACACGAGGGAAATATAAGTTGTTTTGGTCTTTTAACGCAATTACGTCTTCAGTAGTTACGAATGGATACGGGTCAGCGCTTGTGTCTCGAGCGTATGCAAGGAATCTTGTTCCGCGAGGAATTCTTAAACTGTTTTCATTCAATGCATGAGTACATTCCAGCATGATTTGTGTTTTAGCTGCCGAACGAGAAGATGGAAGATATCCATTGTCTTGAGCTGCTTGAACAACTGAGCTTCTGAGGTTGGCAGTACGCATGAATGATTCATAAACTGCGCTGTTACCAAATTGCTGAATGTATAGAGTGTTATATGCTAAGAGGTCCAGCAATACGTTCATGCGGGAGCCTTCGAAATCATAATCTAAAAACTCATTTTGGCCGCGCAGCCAATCAACGAAGTTCTTTTTAATTTCTTGGAACGTGCCGCCGATGAAAACTTCAGGAATCGCATTCGCGGTTCTTTTTAATTGATAGTTAAAGGGTTCAGTAGTTGCCATTGTTTTATCCGTGAATGAATACTTTGTTACTCGATTCGGCTACAGTGTCACCGCAAGAAATAGGGTCAGCCATTTGAACGGCTTTCTTTCCTGTAACGAACACTTTACTTGTGCGAGGTTGAACAGAACCCCCGTGAGTGTCGTAGGGTTTAACTGTTTTAGTATGAGGAGTTATTTGGTCTCCATCTACTAGAACTGCAATTCCACCAACAAATACTTTTCCTTGAGTCGCATTTACTTGCGTTGGAGGATAAGCAGAGTGGCCTGCAGTTAAAGCTTTGTCATAACTTAATCCGGCCATTTATGGTCTCGCATATACGTATGAGCGAAGTTGTTCAGCCCATTTGCTCCAATTACCATACACCAGCTGAGAATATGTTTTGGTCATTTCCATTTTAACTGGAGGAGGTGTGACAGGTTCACCAGATGGTCCTGTAGTGTCTTCGCCTTGTCTCCAATATATAACCTTAACTGTGTACGTAAAGGTCCTCTCAAGTTTAGAGGGGGCTTTCCAGAGGTATAAATCGGCTGTACCAGAAGGTGGTAAAGATTCCCACGATTGGGCTACTTTAAATTCATCACCTTCTCGATATTTAAGAGCATCTCCTCCAAAGGAAAAGACGCTTTCATATACACCTTTGTAATTGGCTCCTGAAACCGTAATCCCAGGAGTAGGTTGAAAATCAATTATATTTATAGACTCTAATGTGTCTGTTGCTTCTAATTGAGCTGTGAATGTTTGATTAACTGAACCGCCTTCTTGAATATCAGGCAGTTCAGTGTTTACTGGAAGTATGTCAACCATTATTACCTCAACCGATATCGATACGTGAACCGTCGACAGTGTACTGACCAGATGCTTTAGAACTCATTGTCTGCATAGTTTCAGCCCAGTTTCCGGTGACATTCATTGACACGTTACCTTTAACAGACCAAGTGACATTACCATTGACAGTGTAGTCGTGGTTGCCTTCAACTTGTGTTTTTGCATCGCCTTTCACAAGAATATCAGCATTTCCATCAACAACAATTTTGATATTACCCTTCACATAAAGAGTTCCGTCGCCTTCAATAGTTTTAGTTTCATCACCACGAATAAAGAGAGTATTGTTTCCATCGATTTGATTAATCTTATTAGCCATATTGTAATAAGTTTCATCACCACCGACGTTGACTTTCTTATCGCCTGAAATTAAAATATTTCCGTCACCACCGGTCATATCATAAAGGTCGCCTACAGTTTTTCTTGTTCTTCGTCCGTCAGGAGCAACTTCTTCATACGTCCCGGTTGGATGAACAATACGATAACGTTCATATCCTGGGGTATCATCAAATTCTTGAATATGTCCAGACTCAGTTTCCATTGTATGAACATATGGATATTGACCGTTATATGACGATGGAGGTTCTTTGAATAAGATTCTTCCTGTTTGTGGAATTGGTGGTCCCCATGGGTCATCAGAACCTACAGCCATTGCAACTGCGGCAGCAGAAAGACTTTTTGGACTTGGAGGAGATACTGGAATTCCATATGATTCTAAGTTGCCGGTCAATATAATCATTGAAACACGAGATGCTCGTCCTTTGGTTTGCTGGAACCAACGAGAATTTCTTGCTTCGTTGTATGCAGTTTTCCAATCACCAATGAACATCGCCGCGAGCATATTAGTGAATTTAGCTACGCCACCTACGCCCATCTGGAAGCTCATATTTTCAAGAGCCATTTGGCGAGATTTATTCATCTTGACATAAACTGGACCAACAGCAGAGTTAGTTCTAATATCTTTTTGAACTTTTTCAACATCCTGTTCAAACAACATAGATGCTTCATCAATTGAAATAGAACCTGGATTCCCAGTTACTTCTCGTCCTATCTGCTTAGAAAGAGCTTTATTTGCTCCTGCCATGTCTCCCTGAGAGAATTCACCAATAAAGTGCCCTATACCAACTGTGTATCCTCTAACGTCCCAATAAACTTTCAAACGAAGACCTTCATCACGACGAAGCATTGCTTCTATTGTGTAATTCGGATTATTGTCTTCAGGAATATTTGCAAGGTCAGTATCATCTGGATTGATACCAGTGTCAAGGTTGTTATCTTGAACTATGTTCGCGGTATAATCGTCCCCTTCAACTCCGCCTTGGTTCAATGCGTTAGTGTCATTACCAAGATATCGAGGATATTGTCCAGTCGGGTCAGAGAAGCCTTCAGTTCTGTTTGGACGAGCAGTTGCATTTGCTGCATACGTTCCAAGAATAATTCCGTTTTGTCTGTATTTGTCTAAAAAATGACCATACACGTGAGTCCCTTCAACAGGACCGGTAACTGAACCGCCAACACCAGAAATAGCGGCAGATGTCACTGGAAATATTGGACTCATCCATGGAAGGTCTTCAGTTGGAACACCCATCACAGGGCCTTGAGTCTTCTGGAACGGATGAAGTCCATGCACTCTTACGCGTACGCGACCACGCTTAAGCGGGTCCATTCTATCTTCAACAACTCCTGTGAACCATTGAAGAGAGTTACTAATCATTTCCATTATGCAATCTCCATCTCACGGATTAAGTCTGCAATAAAAGTGTCAATATCAGCAGGAGAAATAATTTTGATTTGACGTTTCTTTTCATTTTCAAGAATAGCTGCTTCATAAACATCAACAGCTGCTAAAGCACCTTGATATTGAGGATGTTCTTGAAGAGTATCTCCTTTGTCATACCATGTACCAGGATTAGTTTCAGATTCTACTAAGTTGTAGTATCTTTCTCCTTTAGCGTCCACGTGGTACAACACCTGATTTCCACCAGCATTTTCATATCTCTGTTCAGAAGCTCTATAAGCTGCTTCTTGACTCGTAATCCAACCATAGTAAGGGTCATAGTTATCATTACACATCAGAAGCACCCAATACAATTGAGGGTTACCATAAATGATGTTAGACAACTCTTCAGGTCGTGGAGAACCTTGGATATAGTATGTGCGCAGACGATAGTTAGCAGCAACTCTTTTGAAGTATGCTTTATAGTTTCTGAAAATGTCTGTCATGGAAATAGGCTTAGCGTTTTCATCAACCGTTTTAGCGGTGTATGTAATAGGGTCAAAAAAGCTGAATAACATAAAGCCTCCACTTTATAAATAGTAATATTATTTATTAGAGGAAAATGAAATGGACTATCAAAGACATTACAACTCTTTGATGGATAGAGCAAAAGACCGAAATTTGAATTGCTATAAAGAGTTGCATCATATTATTCCAAGATGCATGGGTGGTTCAGACGATAAAGATAATTTAGTTTATCTAACTGCTGCAGAACATTTTGTAGCTCATCAGCTTTTACTCAAAATGAATCCATCAAACCACGGTTTGGCCAAAGCTTGTAGATTAATGACAGCTTCATCGAATGGCCAAATAAGGAACAATAAAGAGTTTGAATGGATTAAGAAAAAGAACGCTGAATTAATGAGTAAATGTATGCTAGGTAGAAGACACTCAGAAAAAACTAAATTAAAAATGAGTAAATCTGCGAAAGGCAAACCAAAATCAGAGTCTCATAAATCAGCCATATCTAAAACTTTAAAAGGTAAAAATTACATTACAGATAAAGGCCGCCAAAAAATAAGTGATACTCACTCTGGTAGAATAGATAGTGAAGAGACTCGTAAAAAACGTTCACAGTCTATAAATAAAATAAACATACAAGTAACATGTCCATGGTGTGGAAAATCTGGCAAACTTACAGGCATGAAATCATGGCACTTTGATAGATGTAAGGAGAATCCTAATGGCCTACAGCGGGCGTTTTATGCCGAAAAATCATGAAAAGTACAGGGGTGATATTCGTAAAATTACATATCGCTCGTCATGGGAGTCATGGTTCATGAAATGGCTTGATGCAAATCCAGAAATAGTTAAATGGAACAGTGAAGAAGTTGTTATTCCTTATTTCTGCAACGCGGAAGGTAAAAAACGTAGATACTTCATGGACTTCTGGTTCAGAGATGTAAATGGGCAAGAATTCTTTGTTGAAGTTAAGCCAAAGAAAGAGACTCAACCACCTCCAAAGCCTGCTAAACTTACTACAGCAGCAAAGAAAAGATATATCGATGAGATATACACATGGAGTGTGAACCAGGATAAATGGTCAGCTGCTCAAAAAGTTGCTAAAAAGAATAACATAAAATTCAGATTGCTTACAGAAGATGGTCTGAAGAGATTAGGGTGGAAAGGCTAATGGCTATATTTGAATTGCTTAATGAAGGTGCTCAACCGATAGCTCGAACAGTCCCTAAAGACGAAAGAAAATGGGTAGAGATAGGTGTAGAATATGCTGAAGCGAAAAAGAAAGGTGCCACCGCCAAATCTTTTGCCGAAGAAAAAGGCATAAAATATGCTACATTCACAAAAGCTATGAGCAGATATTCTTCGAGAATTAAGACAGCTGTTCAAGTTGCTAAACTCGAAGGAAAGAATCCAAAGAAACTTACTCGTCAAGAAAGACAACTTGTGATGATTAACAGTTTCCGTCAGAGCATTCGTCAAAAGATTGCTAACGAAGGCGCAGCTGTTAACAATAAGTCAGCTCGTTGGTTCAACGAGACAATGAAGAAAAATATTCGTGGTCATCAGGTATCAAAACCTACTCCAGGAAAACTTTATGCTTATATGTATGATGCTAAACATAAAGACACACTTCCGTTCTGGGATAGATTTCCATTGATTATTTATTTGGGATTGGGGAAACAAGGTTCAACTACGTTGATGTATGGTTTGAACTTGCACTATATTCCACCAAAAGCACGGCAACAATTTCTCGAAGAGTTGCTAAAGCAATATGCTAACACTCCGACTATTACTAACAAAACTAAGTTGAAGATTAATTGGAGTCAAGTTAAGGGTTTCGCTGGCGCGGATAAGATGATTAAAGCTTATCTTCCTGGTCATATCAAAGGAAGTTTAGTAGAGATTAAGCCAGCAGACTGGGCTAACGTTGTTATGTTACCAACTCAACAGTTCATGTCAAAAGGCAAGCGTTATTCTGCTACTGCTGTTTGGAAATCTTAATCCATCTTCTTCCGGATTGATTGATATTGATTGCTCCGGAAGAACTCAAAACCATTATAACTACTCCAGAAGGAAAGCGAATTGGACGCTAATCAACTTTTTAACCAAACGAATATTACTAACTTTATAGTAGATATTCCTGACGCCGGATTGACAAAAGCTTTTACGCTTAACGTACAATCAGCTACAATACCTGGTGTGCGCATCCCTGTTACAGAAACTCCATCTGGACAAGGCGGTCTGGCACGTTCTCAACTGCCAGGTTCAACATTTGAACATGACCCGTTAGTCATACGCTTTTTAGTCGATGAAGATTTAAATTCTTGGCTTCAGATGTATCAATGGATGCTTTCAATCAACAACTACATTGATTTTAACTCGCAAGCGTGGAAGCCAGGTTACGTTCCACCGCACGTTTCTGTGCATATGCTTGATAACTCCAAGAAGAAAATTGTAATGAGTTTTCATTATTATGGAGCTTGGTGTTCTGATTTAGGCGAAGTAGAATTCAGTTATACTGAAGATGCTGACCCTGCAGTTATTTGTACTGCAATGTTCCCATTCAAGTATTTGCAAATAGAAAAAGATGGTAAAATCATAGTAGGTAAACAAAATATCGAACAGGCTGCTCAGTCTCGTTCATCTGTTGCAATGCATCCTTCTATGAGGTAATATGAAACTTATTTTCATCATAGGTAAAAAGCGGTCAGGTAAAGATACCACCGCTGACTATCTTGCGAATAACTACAAAACTAAAAAGTTCCAGCTTGCTGGTCCAATTAAAGATACATTAGCTGATTGCTGGAATCCAGATTTGACCCAAAAAACTGGTGTATCTTTGAACCGCCTTGATTTTGAAGGTAAAGGTTATGACCGCGAACAGATTCTGTTGCTGAATAACAAAGACGTCATCGATTACATGAAACGGTGTGTTTATCGTCTTTTGGACCATGAATTAAAAGCTGGAAAAAGAGAAAATGGGTTCTTCATTCATGACAATGGTGATTTTTCATTTGTTGGAATGAACAAGATTGAAGACTTAATAAATAAAAATACCAAACCATGGACAGTACGTCGTCTCATGCAGACCCTTGGGACTGACATTTTCTGCAACATGGTTGACCGCATGTATTGGTTGAAGTTATTCGCTATTGATTATGTCGATAGTTTCCATGACGACCTGGATTTTTACATTGTTCCAGATACTCGTCAGGACCACGAACTTGATGCTGCTCGGGCGATGGGTGCTACAGTAATTCATGTAGTTCGTCCAAATAGTGAAAGTTCACAAGATACTCACATCACTGAAGCTGGTTTACCAATCAGAGACGGTGATATTGTAATAACAAACGACGGTTCTTTAGAGGACCTCTATTCTAAAATTGAAAAGGTAATTAAATGAGCGAACAAATCCAAAAACTGGAAGGTACTGTAACTGCACTGAAATCTCGTCTGTTTGATGCAAACGAAGAAATTTCACAAGCTCAAGCAGTTATTCAGAATCTGTCTGCTGGCTTCCAGGAAATCATTAAACTCGTTGGTATTACCGGCGATGAAAATGGTTCAGTAGAAATCAAAGCTGTTGTTGAAGCAGTTCGTGCTTTGGTTCCTGAGCAGCTTGAACTTGATGAAGTTACTGAAGCTGAATGATTAACTTCCAGGACCTCGGTTCTGGATTATACGTTGCAGCCAAGTTTTCTGATTTAACGTTAGATGCTATAGAGAACCTTCAGCGAGAGTTGAAGGTTCCTAATCCGGTTCCAAGACATAAAATTCACTCAACGATTTGCTATTCAAGAGTTAATGTACCTTATACATGCTCATCGGGTAGTTTTGAAGTCGCTCGTAAAGGACACCTTGAAGTGTGGAACCATGGAGAATCTCCAGTGCTTGTTTTGGTGCTAGATTCTGATTATCTTAAGCATCGACATCGTTATGCTCGTGCATTAGGTGCAACGCATGATTTTCCTGACTACACTCCTCACATTACGTTGTCTTATAACGTAGGTCCTTTATCATTCAAGGGTGAAGTTCAGATACCAGTTGTACTGGACCGTGAATACAAAGAACCACTTAAACTAGATTGGGCAGAAGACCTTAAATGAAAACTTATCAAGAATTTATGGCTGAAGCTACTCGTCCAAAAGACATTAAGAAAGATATCGTCGTGAAAAGCTATGACCATCGAGCTTTCGGACGAACTCTTGATGACTTTGGTCGAATCGGTACAGAAATGACAGAAGTTGACGGAGAGTACGTTGTTACTTTCGACGGTCCAGCTGAAGACATTGACCGTTGGATTGAAAAGAACAAAAAGTTGATTAAACAGGTTCGTTAACCGTTTACTTTCCTTGAGGGCTATGATACTATAGCCCTATCAACACAAGGAGATTAAAATGAAACGTTGCGAAATCATTGGAAACATCTTTACTGTAGTAACACTGGGAGCACTTGGAACTTCTATCTTCGGATGGCCATTCCTTTCAAATTCTGAACTCATCAGTAGTGTAGTACTTACACTAGTTGCTGGTATAATTTCATTCGTTATGGATAAAATTGCAAATGACTCAAATTAAAGAACTGTACACCAAAGCTAAAGAATGGGTTAAGAAAACTTATGACGCTGATTCTCCAATGAATAAGTTTGACTGGATTCTTGCTGGTGTTGCTACTGGCGTTGTTTTAACTGTTATTAAAAGCGTTATAGTTTCTTGTGGTGTACTTGGTATTCTGATTCATCACGCATACAAACGTAGTTAAATGCTTAAAGAGCTACTTGATATTATTAATCTATCGACGGAACATGATGACTAATCTTGCTCACATGAGGACCGCTTCTAAGGAGACGGTCCGAAATCGGAAAAAGAAGCTCAAAGAACGAATGGCGAGAATCATCAACAATACGTCGATGGAGCCTTCTGAAAAAGTCTTTGTGAAAAATGCAATGAAGTCAATCTTCGATGAATTATCGTTGATTCACCAAAACACTGCGAGAGAACATTATGAGCATCAGCAACACCTGGAACAAACTGTTTAACTCTATCAAAGGTCTTCGTTCAGATGAATACTACAATTTTTCAAGTGGTATAAATATACCTATAGAACTGGTTACTCCACAATGGATTAAGCCTGATTCAATGGGTAATGAAATTGCTCCTGGTGATATTGTAGCTTTGGATAAAAGCGGAAAATATTCTGGATGTATGGTTGGCATCCTTTTAGGATGGACTGAACAAGGTTACCGGGTAGCTGGTTTCCAGACTTCAACTAATTTTCCAGAACATCGCACTGTTGAAGGTTCACTTCGTTCGCCGCACCAAGTTTTCTTGGTTAAGTCAATGAACTCAACAGTTCTTAAATAAATTTTGGGGAGTTAATTCCGTAGAGGTAGCGGTGCAGACTGTAAATCTGTTGTCATTGCGACTCGGGTGGTTCGACTCCATCACTCCCCACCAAGGGAATATAGCTCAGTTGGTAGAGCAAACGACCGATAATCGTTAGGTCACTGGTTCGAGCCCAGTTATTCCCACCAATTTGCTTAAAGATATTTTTGTTATTATAAATATCTACAGGACGTTAGCTCAGTTGGTTAGAGCATCCGACTTTTAATCGGAATGTCGATGGGTTCAACTCCCTCACGTCCTACCAATCTCCGTTCGTCTATCGGTTAGGACGCCGGCCTTTCACGTCGGAAAGAAGAGTTCAATTCTCTTACGGAGAACCAAATTTGGGTCGTTGGCTGAGAGGGTAAGCGACGGACTGTTAATCCGTGTCAGAAATGACTAGGCAGGTTCGATACCTGCACGGCCCGCCAAATGTAGAAGTCAGAAGACGTTCTGATAAGTCGTCGGCACTTTAATCCCTGTCTGTGAGTTCCCTCAACGATAACCGCACAGTTCAAATTAAATACGGCGCCGAAAGTTTACTTTCGGAGTATATTGATGAAGTTATTGTGTTAATGAAGATTATATCTGTGCACGGGTAAATGAGAGCCAATAACGCCTATTCAGCTTTCCGGAAGGCTTGAGGGTAATCCCATACTCACGAAAGTAAATTTGGACCTATAGTTTCAGCGGTGAAAATACTCGCCTGTCACGCGAGAGTCACGGGTTCGAATCCCGTTAGGTCCGCCAAATACGAGGCAGTTCTTGAAGATGAGTTAGAGTCCTATAAGTAAATGCCGAGGACGAAGTAAGTTGTTCCCACAGTATTCTGTGTTCTACATCGAGCTGCTTGTTTGTACTTCAAGAATCCGGATAGATGCGGGTTAACTTCAGTTGGTAGAATGACGGGTTCATATCCCGTTACGCGATGGTTCGAGTCCATCACCCGCCTCCAAACAATTGGGGTATAGCCAAGTTGGTAAGGCAGTAGATTTTGATTCTACGATTCCCTGGTTCGAGTCCAGGTACCCCAGCCAATTATTGTCACATCAATATTTACTTGACGCGTCTACAAGGGTTGAACTGATCACTCTTCTCTCAATTTCGTGTGAAGGCATCATGATTGCTGGAGTAAATATTGATGTGGCCGTAGTTCAGTTGGTAGAACTCGAGATTGTGATTCTCGTAGTCATGGGTTCAACTCCCATCGGTCACCCCAATTCGGAAGCGTGGTAGAGCTGGCTTATTGCACCGGTCTTGAAAACCGGAGGCCGTAGTGATACGGTCCGTGGGTTCGAATCCCACCGCTTCCTCCATTTTAGGTCTCTCGTATAGTGGTATTACCCTGAGCTCCAACCTCAGTGACGTGGGTTCGATTCCTACGGGGCCTGCCAAACAATCGGTTCGAGGATTCGTCTTTGCCGTAAGCCGAGTAGCGTTTTTGACGAAACGTTCGGATGTGGTCGAGATGATGGCCTTTGAAAAATGCAAGATAGCGTCAACTATCTTGTAACCTGGTTCGAGTCCAGGCGTTCCGTACAAATTGCATCCATCGTATAGCGGCTATTATGACTGGCTTCCACCCAGTAGACGAGAGTTCGATTCTCTCTGGATGCTCCAAATAAACTCCGTGTAGCTCAGTTTGGTAGAGCATCTGGTTTGGGACCAGAGGGTCCGAGGTTCAAATCCTCGTATGGAGACCAAGGGAAGTTAGCTGAGATGGATTAGCGCGTGCCTGAAGAGCATGAGAGGTTGGTTCGATTCCAACACTTCCCACCAAACAACGCCCCGAGCAGAGAAATCTGTTTGGGGCTTTTTAGCATAAATAGAATGTCAAAGGAGACTACTATGAAATTGCTAAAATACTTAAGTTATATTGTTCTTGTACCACTTGATTGGATTACTGGTGTGCTAGCTATTTTGCTTGCTCCATTTGTAGTTCCGTTCTATAATGAATCCACCGAAAAACTTCCGTATGGATTCAATTGGATGATGACATTTGATAATCCAATTGACGGAGATGGTGGCCATATTAAACGCTGGGAAAATATTCGTAAAATTCCTGTTCTTGGAAAATATTTACAACGTGTAGCATGGCTATGGCGAAATAAAGCATATAACTTTGCTTATTATGTTCTTGGACGAGAAGCTACTTCAGAGTTTAAATGGAAGGGCAATCCTACTGTAGAGTCTAATGGTAAATCTAACGGTTGGCTGCTCATGTGGAATGAATCGGCTTGGGGTGTATTTGGATATCAGCCTTGGCTTAAAATTGGAAAAATTCAATTCTGCCTACGAGTTTACTGTGGATGGAAATTGAAATCTGAAGTTGATAAGCCTGAAAAGAATGACAGAGCAATGTTATCGTTCCACATCAATCCGTTTAGATATTATGCTTTAAAATAATGATGTTATTATTAACACATCAAAACCACTAAGGAAAAAGAATGAAACGTATCGTTGTTGAAGTTAACCAAATCGCTACATTTGCAATGACTGGTAAAATTGTTGATGTAGCTCGTGCTGTAGTACGTTCTGATAAAATCGTTGGTTTGGTTGAAACTGTTGATGGCTTCGTTAAGCTGACTATCAAAACAAGCGATGAAGCACTGCCATTTACTGTTGTTATCAATAACGACTTTGATGAAGTAGCAGATTTCATGGTTGAATAATATTCGTCCTCTTCGGAGGACTTTGGCCCTATAGCTCAATTGGTTAGAGCACGCGACTCATAATCGCTAGGTTGCAGGTTCGAGTCCTGCTGGGGTCACCAAATTCTGAGGAAAATATTATGATTTATTATGGTTGCACTCACTCCATCTTCTTTTCTGAAGGTTTTATTCGTGAAGTTATGCTACATAGTGACTACGCGTTTACCCAAGATTCTAAGTCCGGTCATTGGAAATTTTTGAAATACCGTTATTCCAAAGAAGGACTAAACACCCAATTCTTTAATGTTCAAGACCTCCTCGATTATGTTTACAAAGACATGATGAAATACTTTAATAAATTTCCTCGTGAATTGATGGGTCATTTAACTCCACTACCTGAACTTGATTATTCTGACATTTCGCAATTCTCTCATAAAGCTCCATATTCTAAAGTAATTGCTAAATGGCGAATGATGATAGATTTGTACATGAAACCACTTCCACCATTTAATTGAAGGAAATATTATGAAACTCCACTTTGGTCAAACTATCCCTAAAGGTTTTGCTATTTCTTGTGTATCGTGGGAAAATGATGGCGATGATTATCAAGAAAATGTGATTTACAACGTAAAGTCTGAGCATATTCCATGCTGGTGTGCTATTGCGCTTTGCTTTGCTTCAGATAATTCAGACCCTAATGGAATGGGTAACGAAGATTATTCCGGTGATGCTTTCTTTGAACACTGCGTTGAAAATCAAGATATTACTCCAGAGTTCTGCTCCGAAGTATTAGGCTTTGTCATCCCAACTGGTGATTATACCGAAGATGAATTCGATGCTCGTCTTGAAGATTTCTATCAAGTTCAATATAAGGTGATGGATAAGATTCAAGAATTGATTGGAATTCCAGTCGGTTACGATATTGACTTTATGCGTGTAGCTGAAACATTTAAGCTTTTCTACATCGAAGAAGATATCGTTATTCCTAAAGCTCCTGAACCTATTACTACGGTGACTATCTAATGGAAAAGTTTGATTTTGTAATTCAAGATTTAGTAACTGGTGATTACTATTATTACTTTACAGGAGACCCAGAATTTGATGAAGGTTGGCATTTAGGTGACCTATTCGAGGCTCTTGGTTTTGAAACTGAAGATGAAGCTTGGCGATGTGCCGAAGTTGATGAGTTAACTCAATTTACAATCAGAAAGAGAACTACTTATGTTACATCTGAAAGCATTTAAGAAACGTATTACTGATGCGATTGAAGAGTTCGCGAATGCTCGTGAAGTTTCAATCAAGGCGTCTACAAACGGTCAGACTTACGACCGTTATGCTCCTGAACACGGTTTACATAAGGTTGGCTAATGGATATCGGCTCTGGAAGTTCATATCCTTCTTGTGCTTTAAGTAACTTTGCACCGCATGCTTTCGTTTATGACGGTGTAGAATGTGCATCAATGGAGGGGTTCTTGCAATCCCTCAAATTTTCAAATCCTGAAATGCAAGCTCATGTTTGCACTTTAGTTGGAAAGGCAGCAAAGTTCAAAGGCAAAAAGAAACGTTGGTGGCCTACTCAAACGCTTTATTGGAAGGGTGTTCCTATTCATCGAGCATCTGAAGCATACCAGAATATTTTGACTGGAGCTTATGATGCACTTGCTCAAAACACTGGATTCCAAAAAGCATTGATTGCTACTCGTAACGCAACATTAACCCATAGTATGGGCAAGAACAAAATCTCCGAAATGGTCTTGACTGAGAAAGAATTTTGTAATCAGCTCTATCGTTTACGTAAAATGCTTCAAGAGAAATAGATTATGATTAATCTGTACCGACATCCTGATATGAATGTTCGTTATCTCGTTGATACTAAATCAAACCGAGTACTTACATATTGGCATGATAGTTGTTTAAACACAACTCATCTTGAGCCAATTGTAAGAAAGAATTTAATTCTTCTTGAGGAAGATACTCAAGTTGAACCTGCTCTTCATTTTGATGAGTATTTTAAAATCAACTGGTTTACACAGGTTGATATGTAATAAATAAAGTTGTTCAGTGCTGAAATTGGTAGACAAGGGGTCCAACACCTTTTGAGTTCGCATATTGAATCATATGCTGACGATGGTGGTAAAACGCCGCAAGAACATGCTTACAGGTTCGAGTCCTGTCTGAACACACTCGGGGTATAGCTCAGCTGGATAGAGCAGTGGACTTCTAATCCACAGGTCGATGGGTTCGAATCCCTCTACCTCGACCAATTTGCTAGGGTTGCTGAGTGGCCAAAGGCAGCGGATTGCAAATCCGCCGGGTATCCCTTCGTGAGTTCGAATCTCACCCCTAGCTCCAAATTTCGCATCGATGGTGGAACTGGTATACACAGGAGACTTAAAATCTCCCGCCGAAAGGATTGAGGGTTCGAATCCCTCTCGATGCACCAAGCCGGTTTAGCTCAGTTGGTAGAGCAGCTCATTTGTAATGAGAGTGTCAGCGGTTCGAATCCGTTAACCGGCACCATATGAGGAAATTATGATTCATTTAGTTAAAGTAAAATATCGCATATCTGAGTACATGGTTGATGATGACCGTATTGTAAGTAAGTTATTTACTGTTGACGCAGATGATACAATCGAAGCCGAAAATAAAATTTATAAGCACTTTGATAATTTATCTGACCCATATGACACAAGTTATTGGGTGATGGATTGTGATTTTGTAGAACACATTGAATAAGTTTTAGGAAGAGTTGCAGCTCTCCTACTAAGACGTCGTGTTAGAAGAGAAGGTTAGCCCTTGCCGATTTGGTTCTGCGGAGCCACCGGTTGTTAATCACCTGCAAAGTGACACCTCCACGACGCTATATTCCCAGGGGCGAGACTGATGCCTCCGAGTCGCTGGGAACGAACTTCTGCAGGCCATCTGCCAGTAGGTGGTGCTGTCGATTCTTACGCCCTGTCTTCGGATGGGGCGTTGTTGCATATAAATACAACAATAAACTAACACGGAACCCCCTATTATGCTTAACTTTAAAGAATTTATCGCAGAGTCAGAATATGACATGATTACCGAAGCTGGTGAACGCATGACTAAAATGAAATGGCAGAGTGCTATGGATTTAGTTCCGCCTGGTGAACGCAACGACTTCATGAAATTTGCTGCTTCTGTGCAAAAGCTTTATGGTATTAGTACCTCAAATCCACAAGATTACTACAAAGTACAAAATGCTTTTAAAACTTTGAGAGGTATTAAATCTCCGGCAAAAGCACCGAAAGAACCTAAAGCTGCTCCAGTGAAAGCTCCTGCTCCTAAGGCGGCACCAGTGGTTAAACCCGTTGCTCCAATTCAAACTCCTAAAGCAGCTCCAGCTCCTAAAGTTAACCCAGACCTTTACAAGTTTGACGTTAAAGGCATCGTAAACAAGTATGAGAAAATTCTCGCTCTTCTCAACGAAATTGCTAAAGATGGTGCTGTACTTAAAACTCAGTTTGCTAAAATTCGTAGAGGTCGTAACATCAGTAACATCGACACTCCTGAGTTGATGGACTTGTACACAACCGTCGAAACTGTAGCTTACACTACTGGCATAGCCAAAGAAGTTCGTAAGTATATAGAGTCGGCTCATCGTGTAGACGTTCGTGCTAAAGCACTCAAAAAGGTAGAAGTTAAGTAATTTTAATGCCCTGGGTATCTCTATGACACTCAGGGCATTTTTGTATATGTAGTCAATGGTTTAATCATTCCCATCTAGAAAGTTCCTCTCAACCGTTCTGGTGAATCCAAATCTATCTTTAAAATCTTTCACTTCAGCCGTTTACAGCAGGGTTATGGTGTGTTACTATAGCCCTATCAAAAACAAACGGAGTAAAGAAAATGTTCAACATCATCACAGAAAAACTTGCTAAGAACGGTCATTCAGATTTAGCAAATTCTTTGAATGATATCAAAAGCATTAAGCAATTCGTATGGGACACTTATCGTTATGCTGCTTTAGGTAATGATGATGGCCGTTGGTTTACTATCGTGATTGCTCGTGATTCTCTTAACACTTTCAACGTTCGCCCGGTAGCTTTGACTAAGACCTACCATAAAGATGACGAAGCAGCTGAAAAATATTTCAACAAAATGAAATAAAATTGTTTACAATGATGAGGTAGTATGATATTATTACCTCATCAAAACAAAATTGAATCGGAGAATAAAATGACAACTTTCAATACTTCTACAATCCATGAAATTACTAACAATTTCGGTGAAGTTACTCATTATCGTGCAATCCTGAATACAGGTGACCATGAGTATCATGTGACTGACATTGTTGAAGCTAAAGATGTCAAAGACGTAATTGAGTATTCTGTTACTAACTGGCCTACTGCTAAGTTGGTAATCGGTCATCGTATGTGAGGAACAAACATGCACTATCCTGATAAAGCAAGAGCTGCTGCACAGACGTATTTTAGTTCGTTTTATCGTCTGTTTGGTAAAACTCCAAACTTCCCGTCAGGTGAAGAACGACAAGCTGCTCTTGACACAATAACTCGTATCATTGCAGATGGTATGCAAAAGTACGGCAATGACCCAGCAGTAATGCGCATCATCGATTGCGATGTGCTAGATAAAATGGAAGAACTCATCAATTCATATGAGTAATGCTTTAAAAAATTGATTTAAAATAACTCTACTTTAAACTGAAAGGAAATAAACATGGCTATTCTGAAGAAAATTGTTGAATTCATCCGCATCAAACTGGGCACCTTCATGACCAAGAACACTTCGGTTGAAGATCAGATGACACATGCTGCTGAGCAGATTATCTCTGAAGTTCACAAACTGAAAACTCGTCACGTGACCGCTACTCGCGAAATCAATGACAAAACCAAAGCTGCTGCTGAAAAAGATGCACAGGCTGAAAGCAAAGAAAAAGAAATTCGCCGCATTCTGGCTGAAAATCCTAACGCTGACGTACAGACCCACGCTAAACTTGGTCTTCTGTATCGTCGTACTGCAGAAGCTCTGCGTAACAAAGCAGCTGAACTGAAACAGATGCTTACTGAAATTGAAACTACTGTCGTAGCTCTGGACGACCAGCGTGAAGACCTTAAGGTGAAACTCGAGTACATCCGTGAAACTCGTGCCGCCAACTCCATGGGTCTGGACAACGTAGCAGATATCATCGAATCTGCATCTCTGATGAAAGTTGATGTACAGACTACCCTGTCTCGTATTGATACCTTCAACACCACTCCGGTCGGTATTGAAACCACCACCGCTGACCTCCAGGAATATCTGGAAAGTCTGAAAGGCTAAGAAATACACCGGGGAGAAATCCCCGGTTTTCGGGATAATAAGAGGAGAACATTATGGCTTTTTATGATGATTTTCATGAACCAAAGAAGAAAGATTCCGGAGAGACAAAAGTTTCTACTGGAAATAAGTTTGGGAAATATGTTCGTGGCCAATTAGAATATTCTGGTATGCCAAAGCGCTTAATCAATATCATTGAACCTCTGGCTCCACCATACGATGATTATTCTTTACGTATGGATGACCATCAACTTAAAGAACGAAAAGTTCCAGGTCACGTTTACATCAACAGCCTGAAAGATGTTCGTCGTATTCTTTCTGCTTTAATTGCCGATGGATGCAGTATCGCTTATAAAGGCGCATATTCGTATCATTATTCATCAATTTCGTTGAATAACTTGACTTCTGAAGTTCGTAAAGAAGACGAAGGAACTCGTTATTCAATGGGTCATTGGTTCTGCGGAGCTATTGAAGTTCATTACAATACTCGTGGCGGAAAGTTTATTTTCTCATTCATTTGTGACAGTCTTCTTGAAGAGGCTCAAGCCTTCCGTGGTCCTTCACGGGAATATCTTGTTAAGCACTTTTCAGCTGAAATGAATAAGCTTGTAGAAAAACTCCAGATTCCTGGAAGCCATATCGGAGCAGATGTTTCCGATTTCATTAACTACTGCCGTGGGCAGATTGCAAAGAGAGCAAGAAATGAACAAAGTAATTCAGATTGAAATTCCTGAATATAACGACCGTAAATCTGCTGCAGCAGCTATTGCAAAACTTCTGGAGCAGTCAGAAGAAATTGAACAAGCTGCTGAAGTTATCGCTGATGAGCATTGTTTGACTTTTGATGTAGGTGATTATGGAAACGGCCGTACTTATTATCCAGTAGGCTATGACGCTCATTGGCTTGTAGGTCATCATGGTGTAGAAGTTGATGAAAATGAAAAACTTGTAGAAGGCGTTTGGCTTTCTTCCTCTGATATGTGCTAAGGTAAATTATGACTAAAACTCGTGAAGAAAAACGTAAAGAAATCGAAGAAGTTGCAGTTGAAGTAGCTAAGCTTCTTGGTAAGCTTGAAACTATGGCGAATGAAGCTTCTTTTGGTATGGAAGTTTCTGGTGGTTATTTGACTTTCAATGATTGGCAGTCTTCTGACTGTTATGGCGAAGGTAACTCTGAGACCTTTGGGGTTAACGAGGACGGCTCTGTGTGGTACACTAGCGGTAATATATGGGGAGACTGAAAAGTTTCCCCAGAATCATTGGAGGAACACTATGAAAGGTTTAGACCGTAATTGCTGCTACATTATTGACCATTATTTTTACTATCCGAACAAATACGGAAGTCACGATAGTTGCTGTCTTGCAGTACTCATGGATGTCGTGATTTGTAATGGAAAACTTGATACTGGAATTAGAGAAGCAGCCGGTGATATTGTGCTTCAACTCCGCGAAAGAGAACATCCATGGGATTCTCTTCCTGACCAAATCTTTGACTTACTAGGCGGTTGGAACTGGAAGAAATGCTATCCAGCCAATAGACCAGAAGAGCCTATTGAAAACTTCATCAGAATGTGTAGAAAGAACCGTTTACAACAGAAGCCAAGTGTGGTATAGTAGTTCTACATTCTAAAGAGGAAAATATTATGTTGCTGGTTATTGGTTCTCGAGCACTTCATCACCATGGCCTCATTGAGTATCGTGATGTTAAGAACTCTGATTGGGACTTCATCGCCTCGCCAGGCGAATGGCTTCATTTCAAAAACCGTATGAATGGAACAGAAGTAGAAGTTCAATCTCCGAATGTACGAGCTTTCAAATGCATGCACAATGGTCGTGAGACTTACTTTGAAGCATACATTTTTGAATATGATGAAAATACTTCATCTGAGTTGCTCGCAAATTACGCGCTGTTTCACGGCTGCTATGACGCACTTTCGCAGATGTACTGGGCAACTCCTGAAATGTGCTTAGCAATTAAGATGTCTCACCGATTCAAGAAGAACACTCGTTTCTTCCAAAAGACTATGCATCATATTCGTTTCTTGCGTAATAAAGGAATTGTTTTAAATGATAATCTAAAAAAGATTTCTGAACTGCGTCAGAAAGAGACGTTAGCATATTCTCATCCTAATCTGGATGTAGATAAAGATTCTTTCTTCAAAGATGATTTTTACATCTACGACCATGATTCAATTCATGAAGCAGTAGCCTTAGCCGGTCGTCCTGCTTACACTTTCTACATGAAAGATGGCTCTGAAGTAATGACTTCAAAAGAGAAATTTGATTCTCTTCCAGAAGAACTTAAGCTCGCAGGTGTATATGAAGAAACTTGCGTACTTGCTTTAGAACGTCATCAAATTCCGAACAATTTCAATCCTGACCCTACTGGTTCATTTATGTACGCTTTGGAAAAAGTTTGTACTAGCATTACATCTGGCTGGTTCCGTGAATATGCATGGGAAAACTACCACAAGATAGTTGCAATGCATAAGAAACTTGGAAAGACAGATTATGTCAAACGCTTTAAACAAAACTTTGATATGATTCGTCCGTTCAAATGATGAAGGGCCTTCGGGCCCTATGAGGAAAATAAAATGAATTCAATTGAGCTTAAAGCTAAAATTGCTAAAATAGATTCTTTCTCAACCAAAGCTAGACACGTTTTGACCAACAACGAAAAGCTTTGCTGGTGTGTTGCATGGACACTATACGGAATTATCGTATTTTTCGGTTGCTCCCATATTATTGAACTTCCAAAAGAGCACAAGGCCGATTCAGCTGCAGCGATGGCAGTATTCATATGCTTTGGCTGGGGAGCACTTGGAATTATTACAATGATGCTCGGCGAATTTGTTAACCTCATTGCTCAAAATTTAATTGGATTACGAAGAAACAGAATAATTTCAAAACTTGGCAAAGCTGAACGATTTGAAAGTTTTATTGACAATTGTCGTAAAGCGAGGAAATAATTATGGGATATCAACCAAGAAACGAATTAAGAGAACTCGAAGAAAAAGTAGATTTTTGGCATATGATGATCAGTATAGCCACATCAGTAATTACTGTAGCATTATGTTTTGTACCATCAATTATTTTGCCAGACCCGTATGCTCCAATCTGGTTTGTTATATCAACTTCTATGACTATACCATTTTGGGTTTGGTGCTTGTACGGAAAATCACACGAAATTGCGATTTGGTGGGTGATGCGTCCAGAAAATAAACGTTTGGCTGAAGAGAATGCTAAAGTTCTTCGTAATAGAATAATCCGAGAATCAGAAGAATTCATTACGGAATGCCGAGGTAAAAATGAAATACAATCCTAAAATGAATATCAGACATTTTGAACGAGAAATTGCTGATAGATTCAAATCAAAATATGAAAATAATGTTTGTTGGACTATTGTTGCACTTACTGTCTTCATATCAAATTTCGTAGTTTGGTGGTTCAATGGATTTGTAGCTGAAATGATTATTTCTGTTCCACTAAGCGCGTTATGCTCATTATTCGTTGTAATTGTTTTGGCTTCTTTTATTAAGTGGTGTTATTGTAAAATTCATGTTAAAATGTTTACTAAAGCCAAATCAGTTTATGATGACAAGCAAAATTTAGAGAACTTCATTTCAAAGTGCAGGATTAAACAATGATTAAAACATTATTTCGTGGATTTAAAGACGCTGGTTCGTACGACGATTTTGGATGGATTATGTGGACCGTAGTTATTTGCGCTATGTTTACATTACTCAATGGGTTTGGAACATATTGGGGATTGTACTTCTTTAGTCCTTTGTATGGTGAACAATTACTTTTCGTTGGTTGGATGGCTGGAATTTTAACTCCATTCTACTGGATTGGAAAGTGGTTATTTTATCTTAGTCAAGTTCAACGTAGAACTTTTGACCAAAAGAAAGAATGGAAAATTTTTAAGCGGAAATCTAAGCCTAAAGAAATTCCACCTGGTGAGGATGCTTTAAATTTCATTCAGGGTATTAGAGGTGAACGATGAGTTGTCCAGCTACTATTTTTACTTCGCTTAATGGCGAAATTAACGGCTCAGTCCATCATAATTGGGGATGGATTCCGCCATCTGATTATGAAGTTGCGGTTAAAGTTTTACGTATCGTCGAAAATGTTCCAGGAGAAATGCGCAACGGACAGTTAGCTGCTAAATGGGATAAGCTTCATGTTACTCCTTTTGGCAACATTCTTAAGGAGAAATATTGGGATATGTACGACGTGCTGAAGAACATTCATTATGGTTTGATGGACCGCAAAGATTTTAAACTGTCTGACTTCTTAGAGGAAAAGGTATGAGTATTGCAGTATTTGTAAAATCTGAATCAGCTGATTCTTATCTGTACTCTTTTAATGATAATGAGTCAGTTGATGATATTCGCAATCGTCTTGCTACGGACCTGGAAATGTTCACTCCAATTAGTGATTGGATGGTAGAAGGTTCGTTTGACTGTGATGAAGATATGATTGAAGAAGTTGAGTCAATCATGCAAAGACTTCGTGAAATTAGTTGGGGTGAAATTTGAGTCTCATAGATAAACTTATTGAAAACCTTCAATACGACGATAATTTGGTTTTCAAATTGGATTCGCTGAATTCGGAAATTGAAACTAGCTGGGCTATAGTTCAAGCTCCTTTAGTGTCATTCACGTCAGATAACTTCGATGATTTATATGACGAATGTCGGAATTATACAGTTACTTGGATTTATTCTGTTGAGAAGCTTCCACATTCTGGCCACTATATGATGAGGTATGCATGGGTAAAATAAAAGAAGTATCTGCAGGAATTATCTTCTTTACCGAAGACTACGAACTATTCATGGGAAGAGTGACTAATTCTGGATTAGGCGGTGGGCCATCACGCTGGGATATTCCAAAGGGCCATATTGAAGAAGGTGAAACACCTATTGAAGCTGCTATTCGCGAATGTCGTGAAGAAACCGGCTTTGTTGATTACGACCAGAGTTTACTGGTTGACCTAGGGCGTCATGATTATGCTAGCAATAAAGATATACATCTTTTCCAATACATGCATCCAGTGGAACACTCTCAATTCAGAGATTGTGTTTGCACAGCATATCATACAGATGAAGATGGAAATGAATTCCCTGAAATCGATGCATTTGCTTTGATTCATCCGCGTATGTGGAATGTAGTAATGGGTCCAAGTTTATTCTCAGTTATGCAAAAACTTTATCCAAAGGTCATTCAAGATGCTCTTTGGGAATGCTAAATAAATACTCCTATCAACTGATAGGAGGTCCTCATGGACATTTTTGGCATGCTTCGTATCGATGAAGGATACGATTCTAAAATCTATAAAGACACCGAAGGTTTTTGGACAATCGGTATCGGTCACCTTTTGACTCGTGACCCTTCTCTTGATGTTGCTAAACGAGAACTTGATAAGCTTGTGGGACGCCCATGTAATGGTCAAATCACAAAAGCTGAAGCAGAAGCTATTTTTGCGAAAGACGTCGATAAAGCAACTCGAGGGATTCTCGGAAATGCTGTATTAAAACCAGTATATGATATACTTGATGGAGTTCGTCGAGCAGCACTCATTAATATGGTGTTCCAAATGGGCGTAGCTGGCGTAGCTGGTTTCCCAGCGTCAATGCGTTTGCTTAAGTCAAAACAGTGGGAAGCGGCTGCTAAAGAGCTCGCTAATTCTAAGTGGTATCGCCAGACACCAAATCGTGCTAAACGAGTAATTGAAACATTCCGAGTTGGAACATGGAAAGCGTATGAAAACCTATAATGAATTTATTGCAGAAGCCCGTCATGAAATGTCAGGCAAAGAAATTTATGCCCGTACTACTAAAGGTATTGAAGAAATTGAACCTATCCTGACTGCAGCTTTTGGTCGTGTGACACGTGTTGTTAACCAACGTGATATTGATGTTAATGGTACACGCGTATCTATTAACTACGACCCTACTAAAGGAACTTACTACATGATGGTAGGTAAGGATTATCACAAAGGCATCAAGAAAGATAAACTTGTAGATAAAATTAAATCTTTGACCAGCAAGTAGTTTACATCTCCGTTTGACCATGTTATGATACTCTCATACCGAACAAACGGAGATTAAAAATGACACGTATTAACTTAACTTTAGTATCTGAACTAGCTGACCAGCATCTCATTGCCGAATATCGCGAGCTTCCACGAGTTTTTGGAGCTGTTCGTAAGCATATTGCTAACGGCAAAAAGGTCTGGCAGTTTAAAATTTCTGAACACTTTATTCTTGGCTCCGGGCATGTAACGTTCTTTTATGACAAACTTGAATTTCTTCGTAAGCGACAAGAAGCTATCATTGCTGAATGTCTAAAACGAGGTTTCAACATAAAAGATATGACAGTTGATATCAGTGACATTCCATCTGAATGGTGCAATGACTATATTCCAACTGACCGTGCTATTCGTTTATCTCAAGAACGTTTAAACGAGAAAATTGCACAACGTCCCGAATGGTATAAGCATTATGGAGTAGCTATCTACTCTTAAAAAGCCAACCTGGACCTCTCCTCATGAACGTCGTGTCCTCTGAGTGAAGTAGCTTCTGGTACCTGTGAAAAGGTCGAGCCCAAGTGCGATAAAGCCAGTTACAATCAGGGTCCTAGCACTCCCGCTAGCTGATGGAAATTCTTGAGCCACGGAAGGCCCTCACTGACGGTAACTTTATGAAAATTAAATCTCTATTTGCTCCATATCTATCCCTGATGCACGCATTTAAAATCCGTGCAGATGATTGTATAGAAATCCTCAAAGAAAGTCATTACACTCCTATAGATATTCTACGCGAATACGCTACGCTAAAAATTGATGGTGGACGTCAGTCAGGCAAAACTAAAGCTGTTGCTGAGTTTGCAGCTGATTGGTTACATGACGGCGGAACTGTCTGGATTATTAGCACCCATCAACGAAACTCCGAAGAAACAGCCAGAAGAATACGAGCTTGTTATGAGAAAGAACTCATCCATCAAGCAAATCCAGATGAAGCTAAGCGCATGATTATCATGGACACTGTAAGAAGTTTCCTGAGCGGCGGCGGCTCAAAAGCTCGTGGGCGAAAGCTTAACAGAATCTTGTATATTATAGAAGAACCAATGAAACTCCCTGAAATGGAAAAGTTTTATGAAGCCCATTTCAAAGGTCCGTTTTATGCATGTGTTCATCAATCACACGTTACCAGTGAAGAGATGATGCCATTATTCTTCGTGATAGGAATGCAATGATGAAAGAAAATTTTAATAAGGGCCTTCGGGCCCTTGGAATGACTACAAGTGAATATATTAAGTTCTTGCGCTCTACCGGAAAATGTGATGTAGAATCTTTGATTAATATTTTGCATATCAAGTTTTCAGACGGTGCAGTTCTTGAGCCTAAGTTATATCGATTTTTAGATGGGCCTTTTAAAGGCTCGTTATTCCTCTGTACTTCACCAGATGTAAGTCTGATGAATGATCATCCATGGTTTGAAGTTGAATTTATCTCTGGCCCATGTAAAGGCATCAAAACTTCAAGCTTAATTACTTATGACCGTAAGGTCATTTCTTTGGAGCCAACATGGCGCAAATTATTATCGACATCCCCGACCACTTGGTTGAATCTTTCTGCGGCTGGTTTTCAAACCAAGGCGAGCAAGATTTAATGGAAGCACATGCTAATGGCGTGTGGAACGAAGAAACTAAACAGTGGGAAGACGCTAAAACTGGTCTTCTTATAAGTGGCTACGGAATTAATGAACCAATTAAAATTCGTGAGTATGATAAAGAGACTGACGAAGAAATTCAATACCCATAAGGAATTACTATGAACGCATATCAAATTTTGAATGGCACTCACAAAGGCACAATCTATCTTCAAGATGGCGATAAAGCTCGAGTGATTGTGTCTAAAACTTTGGCAGAAGATTCTATCGTTGATGTAGAAACTTTCTTTGGACTCGAATCTCGTGAAGTTGGAATTGAAAGTCAACCTGTAGTTAAAGTTGAAGGCGGTCAGCATTTGAATGTTAATGTGCTGACAAAAGAAACTTTAGAAGAAGCAGTTCAACACCCAGAAAAATATCCTCAGCTAACTATTCGTGTTTCTGGTTATGCTGTTCGTTTTAATGCTCTAACTCCAGAGCAACAGCGTGACGTTATTTCACGTACTTTCACTAAGGAAATGTAATGTCAATTGAAGACTCCCTTCTTCATCGGTGTATTATCGGTGAAGAAGATGATTTCAACCAAATTCCTCTTCCTGAAAAATATGCTGAACTTGAGAAAATTGGTTTAGGCAAAACATGGGGATTTCAGAAAATGACTTCACCACAAGGCACTATTTTTAAATTAAAGGTAAACAATGTCAATTGAAGATATCAAAGGCTATAAACCACATACTGATGAAAAAATCGGTAAAGTGAATGCTATTAAAGATGCTGAAGTTCGTCTTGGGCTAATCTTGGATGCTCTTGAAGAAGAAATTCTTGAAGAGAATGAGAAAGCTGCTATGTATTTTTCTGAAACGGACCCGCATCGTTTGGCACAAATTCGTATCGCTAAAGAGCGTCTTAAAGAAGCAAGCATGTGGGCTTGTCGTGCTGTTTTCCGTCCAGAAGAGAAATACTAATGACAAAAATTCAAAGTCTTAGTGACTTACAACTTTCTATTCGTGAATCATTGCTTGGTTATCATCAATATCTGTTAGATGATATAGAAGCATGTGGTGAAGAAGGAGAGTTTGCTTACGTTCAACAACGTTTACGCCAAGTTGAAGAGTTCTATCCTGCGATGACTGAAATCCTTACAAAGGTTAGTACTCTCACCCCGTTTAAAGAATAATGTCAATTCGTAACAAAGTCTCCGAGTCTTTCTCTGAAGCTATCAATGCTATGGAAGAAAAGATGGAGCAGCTTGTGGATGAGTCTATGGGTCTTCACGACCCTAAGACTTCTGATGCTTTCAATGCGGTTCAGGATAAAATCTCCAAGCTCCGTCAGCGCATCGCTGACACCAAGAAGCTGCGCAGCAATGTTCTGCTTCAAGTGTTCTACGATGACCACAACTACTGACTATTTACTTTCTCCAAGGGCTATGATACTATAGCCCTATCAACAAAGGAGATTGAAAATGACAACTAACCCAGAAGTATTCATCCGCCGAAACAAGCTACGTCGTCGCTTTGAGACTGAGTTCAAGAGTGTAAACGATTCTATACGTAGTGCTTGTGCATCTGCTGGCATTCCAGCTTTCTTTATTAAATATTCTAATCATCTCTTGGACCGTGCTATCCAAAGGGAGATTGATGAAGAGTATGTGTTCGCTCTGTTCCACAAAGTACACAATCACGTAACAGAAATTCACGAGTTCTTAGAAATGCCGATGCTTCCTATTAATCCATCGGAAATTGACCCAGAAGTAGAATACAGGCCTCAGCGTTTGGAAATCACTGATGGTACTCTATGGCTTGGAATGACTGTCTCTCTACCAAACCCAGAACATCCGTTCCGTGGTCACTCCATGCAATGTCGCATGGCATTCGTAAATGATAAACGCTTGAAAGGTAAAATCAGCACAAAGATTATCAAGTTATAACTTAGTTTTAATTGAGGCAAGCATGAAAAAAGCTCTATGCGCGGCGTTACTCCTAGTTTCGTCTCTAGGATTTGCGTCCGAACACACCTTCAGTAATGTCCAACTCGACAATTTGCAATACGCATATTCGTTTGGTGAACAATTTCAGAAGAATGGGAAGTATAAAGAACATAGTAAGCGATATGATAACGATGGACTTGGTTACATTATGGCTGCATTAGTCTGGCAGGAAAGTTCTGCAGGCTTACGTACAACCGGTAAACATGGGCATCACGCTTACGGGATATTTCAAAATTATCTTCCTACACTCAGGGAAAGAGTTAAACAAGCCGGATGGTCAATGACAGACGCTGAAATCATCCGCATGGCAAAGAACCGGAAGCACTCCGCCGCTTGGGCGTATATTGAGTTAAGTTATTGGCTGGACCGTCATAACGGTGATATGAGAAAAGCCATAGCGTCATACAACGCAGGAAACAAGTGGAAAGCCGGTAACAAGTACGCCTCTGAAGTATTAGCAAAGGCGAATTACTTGAAATCTCGTAAAATGCTTCATTATACGGTGGAATAATGAAAAAGTTGTTTGTACTTCTAGTAGTTTTTGCTCTATCTGGGTGTAAGATGGATTTTGCTACTGAGCAGGACGATTCTCTGACATTAGCAAAGCAATTCTGCACAAAGACTAATACGGAGTGCTTGAACATTTTGTCATTTGACTTTGACAAAACTTACGCTGAAGGACAAACTGATTCTGGTAGCCGCTTTAAATGGTCTACCTTGGTGGCTCGTAAGGCTAAAGACCTTGAGTCGTTATGTGATAATGCACCTGATATGAATGTATGCGAAGAATATCGTGACACATTATTGAGGGTGTATATAGCGGGATTATCTAAGTGAAAATAGCAGCATTTCTGCTAGCTCTACCATTATCAGTAAATGCCTGGGAAAAACTCCCAGGCTATCCTGATAGCATCTATGCTATTAATGGTAGACTAGTTGAAACAACTGGTTCGTTTAAAAAGAATATTGAAGTTTCCTACTATCCGAAAAAGAAAGCTTTTGGTGTGTCATTTTACAATTACTCTAACAAAGAAGACCAAGCTATTATTCCGGGTGGTTCAATTCATTTTCGAGGTTGCGGAGCCAAATCCTCCGGAACTATCGATGGAGTATCGATAGATTTTTCTGAAAGAGATTTGAAGTCTTTTAAGAATTTAACATGTGGCGAAGAAATTTATGTGCGAGTTTACGATGAATTCGAAAACTACGCTACTTATCAATTTAAAAGCATACCTGAGTTGAGGAAAAGATGATTGTAAAATACATTAAAGGTGATATTGTTAAGCTATTTTCCGAAGGCAAAGTAATTGCTCACGGATGCAATTGTTTTCACACCATGGGTGCTGGTGTAGCAGGCCAACTTGCATCAAAATTTCCGGTTATTTTATCAACGGATAAAGCAGCTACGGATTATGCGGCCCGTGAAAAGCTTGGAACTTTTAGTTTAGCATATGCATTAAAGGGAAGTGCTTGCTTTAATCTTTATACTCAATATGAGCCAGGCCCTAATCTTGATTACGGCGCGTTAGTTAATGCTTTTCAAAGATTAGATAAATTTTTATCTGGTTCTCTGTTTAAGATGGAAGTCTACATTCCTCGTATTGGTGCCGGTATTGCTGGTGGTGATTGGGAAAAGATTGAAGCACTAATTAATATGTTTACTCCAAATACTGATATTGTAGTTGTTGATTGGGACGGCGAATAATGCAAACTTACATCTATAAAAATAAACGATGTAAAAAGTGCAAATGGCCAGTAGTATTTGCATTGTGCAATGATGAAATGGCTTGCGACTGGGACTATTGGAATTATTGCTCTAATAAAGGTTGTGAAAACCATGTAGGTGAAGGAATTTTCCAAAACACCCCAGACTGGATTGAATTTGAGGAACCTAAGTAATGGCACAACTTTATTTTAACTATGCTTCAATGAATGCTGGTAAATCAGCATCTCTACTTACAGCAGCTCATAACTATAAAGAGCGTGGAATGGGAACACTCATTCTTAAGCCGGCTATTGATACTCGAGATTCAGCAAATGAAGTTGTATCTCGTGTTGGTCTACACGCTGAAGCAAATACCATCACTGAAGACATGGACATTCTTGAGTTCTTCAAATGGGCACAGACTCAAAAAGACATTCACTGCGTATTTGTTGATGAAGCACAGTTCTTGACTCAATCTCATGTTCTTCAGTTATGTCAAATTGTTGACCTCTATAATACTCCAGTGATGGCCTATGGACTTCGCACAGATTTCCGTGGTAACCTATTTAAGGGTTCAGCCGCTCTTCTGGCTACGGCAGATAAACTCTGTGAACTGAAGGGTGTTTGTCATTGTGGTCGTAAAGCAACTATGGTTGCTCGTGTTGACCAAGAAGGAAATGCTATTGTAGAAGGTGATACTATTGAATTAGGTGGTGAAGACAAATACGTCTCACTCTGTCGAAAACATTGGTGTGAAATGACTGGTATTTATGAATAAGAATGTAAAAATCTTCAACACAGTTCTTCTTATTATCACTTTAGCGGCTTCTGTTTTCTTGGGTGTAAAAGGATATATGATGAGTGAACAAATCGAAGTGAACAAATTGCTCGCAGATAAAGTTTGTCAACTTCTCGTTGAAGGTGATTACGTTTCTGAAGCATATTATTCAGGTAATTTCGAATGTTATAAGAAGGTTCTATGATTTCAACTAAACAAGAAGCTTTAGAAGAACTTCGTGATATGCTACAACGCAACACCGTTGTTCTTGGCTGGTCTGAAAAGCCTGTTACATTTGAAGAGTTAATTCGTGCTCGTCAAGGTGATGAAATCATGGATGAAATCTTCGAGGTTATCGACCGATGAAATTAGTCATTTGCTATCGTTGTCTTCATGTTTATGACCATGATACCGCTCCTCGTACAAAGACTAAGCGTCTTCGAGTAAAAGAAGCTGAATGTCCAAAATGCAAATGTAAGGTAACATTAGGATGAAATATTTTAAAGCAGGATTTTACTACCATTGAGGTACTTTAACTCAAGAGGTAGATATGTCAAGAACTATTCGTCGTGCTGGCTGGCACGTAACCACTTCAGCTAAATGGCACGCTCAAAAGAATAATCCGTTTGCTTATGTAAAGAAACATCAGAGCGATAATAAAGCACGTAACGAAGCTTATATCGAGCGTGATATCGCCGAAAATTTAGAAGAACCAAAACGTCTGTCTAAACTGATGGCTGAACGTCATCGTGACTCGTTCTGGAAAACTCTTCGCTGGCGTAAATATGCATCACCGATTCCTCGTGTGTTTCACAAGATGGAAATCAAACGCTCGCTGAGAAGCGACACGGACTACAACTGGGACGAAAAAGCTGCTCGTCAGTATGAGAAAGGTCTGTCAATGATGTTGTGGGACTAAAGTTAAATTGGGGAGCATGCTCCCCTTTATAAATACTATTACTAACTAATGAGGTATGTATGAAGCATTTGAACGATAAGCAACTTCGTAATCTTGGTGTATCTCAACTGGAAGAAATTAAATGCGAGATTGGCCACGCTATCTCAAGTCTAAACGAAGAGTTTCGCCAGCATGGTGCACGCCCGGACTATTTGCGTAAACGCCAGCTGCAAAAATACCTCGAAAAAGTTAAGGCTGTTCTTCAGCACAAACTTAATACAGGACAACGCTGAGGTTTTTATGACTCTACGCGCATTGGCTGCGATTTTATTTGCAGCCACTTTAATCTCGCCCGTATCGGCAGAAGAAGCTAATTTTGAACAATACGCTGATGGTGCTATGGCAGTATATAGCAAGTTCAAAGAACCTTCTAAAGAAGAATCTGAACGTTTCTTTTCTTTCATTAAACAGAAATGGGCAGCTTCAAGTTGTACTACTCAGTGCACTGAAGAAGGAGTTCATGCCGGTAAGCAGTATGTTTCTCTAACGAAGGTTAAACTTGAAAACGAAATTTGAAGATTTCATAACAACCGGAAAGAAACTTCCAGAGGATGAGTTCATTGGTCTTTTGATGGCTTCTGCATCATACTTCCATTCTGCTCATTTTGAAACAAAAAGTTATGCTCGTCACAAAGCATATAATTTCTTCTTTGATGCAATCCCTGAGTTAACCGACAAGTTCGGAGAGCAATGGCTTGGGTGGTCTGGTAAAAAGTACACTCCATCTATCCCTTCGCAACAGGATTTGCCTACTGACACAATTGAGATGCTCGATAGCATCACAGCAAAAGCTGAAAGCATCTATGATAAGATGCCTGGAGCAATTAGAAACACGATTGACGAAATCAATGGTATAGTGTTTCAAACCAAATACTTGCTGTCTTTGGAATAATTTGAGCCCTGACTTTTTCAGTCAGGGCTTTTGTTGTTTTAAAGGAACCGTTTACATCCTCTTCAAAAGGTGATACTATGACCTTACACAAACAAGAGGAGAACATCATGAATCGTATTACTAAATTATCTGATTTCGTTCCAGGCCGTATCATGTATCACGTGTATGGTGTATCTCGTACTGAAACTGAAGTATCTTTGGATAGTGTTGAGAAATACATCATTCTAAGTAAGCCATATCGTAGTCCAACTTCAGATATTTTGATGGTTGATATCATCTGTGAATACACTGACATCAACGGTGAATTGAAGCGGTCTTACCGCACTCAAATCTGCCCTGGTGATAACGCTGTATTTGAAAATGCTGAACGTAAGCCTCATAACTTGAATCGTCTGTTTGGTGATGTTGAATCTGCTTTAGAATTTATGAAAGAACTCAAAGCAAATAAATTCTCTTCTCCGGAAGACCAGGAATATGCTGACCATTGGACTCCAATCCGAGTTCTTGAAGAAAGAATGGCTTGGGGCTGGGGTGATATCTATGATGACGGTGAATTTGATACGGCAGGCTGGTAATGAGAACGGTATTTGTACTGCTTTATCTGTTTGTTCAATACCACAATCCGTTGTTTACATACAACTTAGTTAATGGTATAATGGACCTCGTTCAAAGGAGTTTGTAATGGCAAGTGGATGGGGTCCAAGTGACGACGGATTTGCAGCTATTGAAGCTACAGTAAGTGATGGAATTGAATGGGCTCGTTTGGAGCTCATCAAATCTCAAAATCGCGAGAGTGAAAAATATTGCGAAGATTGCGACGGAGAAATTCCGGAAGCTAGACGCAAAGCTCAAAAAGGATGTACCAGGTGTGTGGCTTGTCAAAGCTCACACGACACTATCGTTAAAGCGTCTTACAACAGACGCGGTTCAAAAGATTCTCAACTGAGGTAATTATGAAACACACATTTGAAAGCGGTTCAGTTCACGGTCCTCTGGTTCTTGAAGTACGTGGAAATTTTTGCAAACTTGGTCATGTAGGTGATGAAGATTTGTTCAAAATCCATTTTCGTCTGGACAAAGCACATTTAATTGAATGTAACCAATGTCCTAATATTGATTACACTGATTACGGTGATGATTCATTTACATTTGAAGCAAAAGATGGAAGCTACGGTTGTGTATCTTTTTGCGGTAAAGCAAACCTTCAAAACTTCTTAAAAGCTATTCAGGAGATGCAATAATGGCTAAGTGCACTTTAGATTGGAATGTCCCAGGATTAGATGCTACCATTAACTACGATGCTGAATCAGTTCATGGTGGTCATGCTAATATTAAAACTTTTCTTTACGTTAATGATGCGAAAGATATAATTAGCATTATTTCTCAGGGTGAAGAAGTTGAACTTCTTAAAGAAGAAGCTGAGAAATTGCTTTCTTGGTTGCAGGTTACAATACCTCATATGACCACTTCCAAAAACTTTAAATAACTGAAAACTGAACTGAAAGGAAATTATAATGCAAATCAATAAAGACTCTTGGCACTACAATCTTGTTACTATGAACGGCGCTGAAAGAGCTCCACATTCGTTGTGTCCTTATTTTTGGAAAGGTGTATGGCATGCTTTCCTCCTGTTATTCGCTGTTTGTGCTGTAGTTTTTGTTGGATGGGCGTGTGGTATTGATTTAGCTACTTGGTTATTTGCTCAATGCGGTGTGATTCTTTCGTCTGCTGTAGCATTTGTCCCTGGAATGATTATTGGTTGGATTTTGTTGGCGGCTATTTTTGGTACAATTTTCTGTATTGGTTATGGAATTTATCGAGTCGTTCAAAGCAGAAAAGAAAAGAAAGAAGATGAAAAATGGGAAGCTATCAGAAATGGTACTTACGTTGAACCACAACCTAATATCATTATTGCTTTCATTAAAGCTCGTAAAGAAAAATTCTGCCCAACGTTGGAATTTAAATAATGCTTAAACAAGACCAGAATTATATTATCAACGGCGAATCTGCTAAATTTAATGCAACTGTGGACAAAGGCTTTACTGGCCTGCGTCCAGTAGCTGAATTTATTTTTGCTGATGGCCGTAAAATTACGGTAGTTCATGACAAACTCAGCGGAAGCTCTACTGCTTCCGAAATGATGGACCGTTCAGTTGTATATCGTAACGGCTCATGGCGATTCTTATAGGAAAATATTATGTTTATTCGTCAAGTGAAAGCTAAAGGCATTGTAAAGAAAGAACTTGAAGTTGGACGCTCAATTACGATTCAGTCTGGAACCACAGAATTTGACGGTGAAATTTATTTTATTAGCCGTTGCCAAGGAACAACTCATATTTTCCTTAAAATTAATAAAAATCAACTAGCTGTTTTAAAAGTATATTCAAACCGTGTGATGATTGAACTCTTCATTTATGGTGAAGATAAAATTACGTCATACGGTGTTACTAACGTTTATGTAACTTCAAACCGCAATAAGTGTCTAGTCGATTTTACTAATTTCAGACCAAAAGAAGGTCGGCATACGGAAACATATGAAACCGAAGCTTCTGGTTTTAAAAATATTCCGGTAGTTGTTGGTGATGTCTTCCAAAAGGGTTCTAAAGAATTCACTGTAATTGCTATCACTAAAAATGGTGGTACAATGTTCCTCGAATCCGAAAGCGGTGACGGTCTGCCAGTTAATCTGAATGACACTTCCTTGATTGCGGCTTTCGGTGGTCAATTCACATGGGGTCAACCGACTAAATGAAAACAGTTATGAAAGGCTACTTCGGTAGCCATCTTTATGGTACGTCAACACCAGAAAGTGACACGGACTTCAAAGAGATTTTCGTTCCTCATCCAAAAGAAATCTTGCTCGGAAGAGCAATGAATCACACCAATTTGAACACTAACAATACTTCAACGAAGAACTCTCATGATGATGTTGACCATGAACTCTATTCTTTGAAATACTTCTTGCAATTAGCAGCTGCAGGTGAAACTGTTGCGTTAGATATGCTTCACACTCCTGTGAGCATGGTTGTTAAGTCTGAACTTCCTGAAGTCTGGAAATTTATCCAAGATAACCGTTGGCGTTTCTACACCACCGATATGAAAGCTTATCTTGGTTATGTTCGTAAACAAGCAGCTAAGTATGGTGTAAAAGGTTCTCGTTTAGCTGAACTTCGTAAAGTGCTTGAAGTGCTTGAGCCATACAATGAATGGAAATATGACGATCGTCCAAAGGATAAAGCTCACAATGTTCGTTGGAAAGTTGCTGATATTGCTCATCTGCTGCCGACTTCAGAGTTCCTCGAATGGACTGATTTTGTTGACCACAAATCTGGTGTTCAGAAGTTCTACAATGTGCTTGGTCGTAAATTCCAGACGACAATCACCGTCGCTGAAATGAAGTACAGTCTCACCAAGTTGTGGAACGAATATGGTGAACGTGCTCGTAAAGCAGAAGCTAACGAAGGCGTAGACTGGAAAGCTCTGTCCCATGCTCTTCGTGGTGGTCTTCAGCTTCAGGAAATCTATACCACCGGTGATTTGGTTTATCCGCTTAAAGATGCTGAGTTCATCAAGAAAGTTAAAGCCGGTACTATTCCATTCAAAGAAGTTCAAGAGTGGTTAGAAAACTGTGTTGACGAAGTTGAACGTCAAAGCATCATTGCTTCTAAAAACGGTATGCCTGATAAAGTTGACATGACATTCTGGGACAAGTTCTTGGAAGAAGTTTATCTGGCTAATCACAACTCTTACTACAGGTGATTATGGTTACTTTACTTTTGGCTCAACTATGGTGGATTATGCCCGTCTTTATTGTATTGGTTTATCTAGCCGTCGGGTGGCTCATTACAAATGCTCTCGTTAAACGAGGGTTCATAGAGACACCTTTTAATTACTTGTTTAGTATTATATTATGGCTACCTGTGGGTGTCATACAAGTCATCTGGCGTATCTTAAGTTGGCTGTTAATTCAACCAAAGTTGTTTGCTGAACGCCAGCTAGAAAAACACTCAAAATAACCTCCTTCGGGAGGTTTTATTGTTTTTGAAGAAAGTTTTCAAAAAGTGTTTACAGATGCTTTAAAGTTTGATACTATAATCCTATCAAAACCAAAGGAGAACAAAATGAAAACTTTAGAAATCGTAGTTAAAAATATCGCTCAAGCTAAAGCAGTAGCACAAGAGTATAAAGTTGAAATCACTTCAGAGAAGAAGATTTCCGAAAAGCACTATATCGTACTTGAAGGTACTTCAGATGCTCTGATTGACTTCGTTGATGAGTTCTTTTTGAATTCTTCAGTTCGTCCTTACTACATCAACGAAATTTTAGAATTAGTTTAAAAATATTGTTTACAACGGTATGAGATGATGATACTATTACCTCATACCAAACAAATAGAAACTCGGAGAACAAAATGAAAACCATCACTATCACCAAAGGTACTAACTTCGGTAAAGAAATTTCTGGTACTTTTGAATTTATCGATCAGTGGTTCCCAAAAGATTTATCAGAATCTGACGCTGCTCAGGGTGATGGTAAAGTATTCGTAATGATTGACGGTAAGAAACGTGGAGTATGGGTTTTCCACGGTGATTACAAAATTGAAGGTCAAGTAACTAAAGAAGTTCTGACCGAATCTGTTGAAGAAATGAAAGCACGTATCGCTAAACGCTTCAACGTTATGGGGTTAATGACTGCTGGTCTGGTTAACGGAAACATTCGTTCACTGATTATCTCAGGTGCTGCTGGTATCGGTAAGACTTTCTCCTTGGATAAAGCATTAACTAAAGCAGATGAACGTGGTGATATTGAATACAAAATGGTCAACGGTAAGATTTCTGGTATCGGTCTTTACTGCCGTCTTTGGGAATCTCGTCATTCAAATTCTGTTCTGCTTATTGATGATGTGGACGTATTTTCTGATATGGACATCTTGAACCTTCTGAAAGCTGCTCTTGATTCTGGCGAAAAACGTAAAGTTTGCTGGTCAACTGCTTCCGCTTTCTTGGAAGAAAAAGATATTCCAAACGAATTTGAATTTGAAGGTACTGTCGTCTTCATTACAAACGTTGATATTGACAAAGAGTTAGAACGTGGCAGCAAATTAGCTCCACATCTTTCTGCTTTGGTATCACGTTCTGTTTATCTGGACCTTGGTGTTCACACAAATGAAGAAATCATGTCTCGCGTTGAAGATGTTATTATGACAACCGACATGTTGCAAAACCGTGGCTTAAAACACTACCAAGTACTTGACGTTCTGGCATTTATGCAAAACAACGTTAATCGTCTTCGTAATGTATCTCTCCGCACAGCTCTTTACTTGGCAGATTTCGTCGCTACTGACGAGAAAAACTGGACTGAAATTGCTGAAGTAACTATGCTGAAATAATCAACCACGGGGCGAAAGCCCCAATTGAGGAAAATATTATGGCTTCTTTAATTTCTAATGACGTAAAGCGAGTTTTATTTAAAAACGGAATGTATATTGTTGATGATCCTAAAGGAAATACTTCTTCTTGGACCATTTCAAACTGGATTAATTATATCGACGAAAATGGAGAGTGGGTACAATGAAAGTAATCAGTGTAAAAGAATCGGATGTATATGTCGCCAGAGTTTCACCAGACGACCGCCGCTCAGAAGTTTATGGTTACTATGACTCTTACTTTAAAGCTGAAGAGAGTGTCGCTGGTAAATCCTGGTACGGTTCAAACGGTACAGTTGACCGTCAACCTGTTACTGCATTGACACTCACCTTTGAAGATGGAAGCAAGCTTTCTTTCTTAAAGAAAGATGCTTTTGAAATTCGTACTGAAACAGAAGCAGAACGAGTTGCTCGTTTAGAAAAAGTAAAACAAAATGCTTTATCTAAATTGAACCCTGAAGAAAAACGTGCATTAGGCTTAATCTGAGGAAATTATAATGAGCAAATTAATCACTTATGAAATCAAATTCAAGCGTTTTGTCAATGGCATTTGGGACGATAAGTTCCGTGTAGTAACCATCACAGCTGAAAACGAATTTCAAGCTGTGTGGCATCTCGGCACTTATAACGACGACCAGAACATTGAAGATGTTATTGTGATGGTTCAATCAATAGACGGAAATCCAAAATATTTTGAAACTGGTCTCACTTATGAGACTCTGTCTGGCGATAAAGTGAAGATGGTTGAATTCAAAGACCTTGAAGGTCGTGGTCGCACAGGCTATGAAACTATCATGGACGAAAATGGTCATCATCGTTATTCTCGTCGCGACTTAGGTCGTTGCACAGGTTCTAAACCTAATGACCCAGGCAATATTCAACTCGGTGTATTCTGGCAGCGTATGGATATTGATGACCCATATGATTATATCTTTGAACGCAAACACTCTGATAATGGAAAGGGTGTTAAAAGCAAAGAACGAATTGAGATGAAACTATGAATCCTGAAGAAATGCTAGTTTTGCTAAAAGAAATGCTTAAAGAGAACTTAACAATTGAAGTCCGTAATGATTCATTGTTCGGCACTTTAGATATTGAAGTAAAATTCGACGATGAACTTATCACTTCCGCTTCAGTTTATAGAAGTGATGTTGAAAATCTATTAAGGAAAGACTTATGGTAATTCCAGTTCTTATTGCTTTGGCAATAGTGGTTTATTTACTGGGTGGAGTTGCCTTTCTCAGAACTTTCGCTTGGTGTCTTGGAATGCCAGCTTCAAGCTGTCGCACTACTAAACAGAAAGTAGTTAAGTGGTTAGCAGAATGGTCTATGATTTTATTCTATCCATTCTGGATTATTTTTATGGTTGGCGTTTTAATTGCAGGTAAATAATGGGCTACGGATTAGATGAACTAAACGACTGGTATGATGACTATGAAGACGAGGACTACGAAAATGAAGAATATGGCTACGAACCTCGGCCCATCAACTTGCATGGTGACCGAATTGAAGTCCTCAGACTTCTCAGTGATGCTCAGCGGTATAACAAAGCTGGAAAAAGAAAGCTTAAAACGGTCAAAGAGCATAGTAGTCAAAGTCCTCAAAGGCAGACCACAACAACCCGGTACGATATCATGGAGCCAATCTACCGGAATAACGCATTAATGAAGGTAGGCACTACATTAGTATGTCCGAGTTGTGGTGAGCCTTTCAAAAAGAAATCATACCAGCAAAAGTTCTGTCGCACTAACGGAAATAAGTGCAAGGATTATTTCTGGAATTGTCATCCAGACCGAATAGGTCGAACAGAGGAGTGGAAGCAATGAGTTTGAAATCTGCGGCTTTGGAAATGTTTCGAAAGAACAACAGAGAAGCTAAACTAGACTTTTATAATCGTATGACTGATTCTATAGTAGAATACAAAAATGCTATTGATGAAGCATCAGACGATTGGATTCGTAACGCAACAGCTTGTGATGAAACTCCTGATAACAACGCAGGTAAGCGTTTGTACCATAAGAAACGCTGTAAAGCTCTAATAGCAATGGACCGTGAGCAACTGCAAGCTGCACACTTATTTGAGATGGAAAAAATTATCAATGAGACTCTTTATAACAATCAATTGCAAACAACCGTTATAGAAAAGTCTGTGTGGTTCTCAGGCGACCCTAATACTCCAGCTTATCACTAAAGTTCGCCCCGGCTTCGCTGGGGCATTTTTGTATCCTCGTAATATGATTAATCATCCTTCCTAAGAAAGTTCCTCTCAACCGTCCTGGTGAATCCGCATTCAACCGTTTACATCCTCCAAAAGCTAGTATATGATAGTCTCGTAATCAACCAACGGAGAAACAAAATGCTAACTGAAATCATCGACTCAATCTTAGATGAAAATCGTAAAGCACATGCAGCACGCCGAGCGAAAGTTGAAGAACGCGCTTTGGAATTGAATGCTGGATGGGCGAAGACCCGCTACGGTCGCGAAGGATTTGATAAGGTGGTTGCTCCAACCTGGGGAATTGATGATCGTCCACATGCTCCGTTCGATGGTTATCTCTGGGAAAATGAACTTGGCGAAGTGGAAGCATATCACGCTGGTAGTTATCTTCCATACGTCACGGAACTTGATTACTTTGACAAACCAGAGTACTCAGGAGACCATGGATGGTGGAAACTTCGTTTAACTGCAGCAATGTACGTTGAACTTAAGCTTTACGGATGCCCTATCGAAGTCCGTGAACCTTACAAACGCTGGGAACTTGAAGATTTCACCACTGTTATGATGGTTGAAGTCAGAGCTCATAAGAACATTCTTGTGGCTATTCAAGAAGCTTCTAAGAAATTCTTTGATGAACTGTACGAATCATTCAAAAAGAATAAAGGTGAAGCACCCACTGGTAAGCAAACAGTGAAAGGTAAAGTCGTTTCAGTTAAGTGCTGGGAAGACTATTATGGAATGCAAGTCAAAATGACTGTGCGTCTTGAAAACGGTGCTACGGTCTATGGTTCATTGCCAAAAGCAGTTCCTATGGACTATCGTGGAATTATCGAATTCTCTGCAACTTTCGAACACGCTAAAGACGACAGCACTCACTCGTTCTTTAAGCGTCCAACAAAAGTAAAAATTTAAAATGCTTTTTGAATCCGTGATGTATAATGGTTTCACGGATTCTCAATCAAAATTTACGCCTGACAATGAAGGAATAGATATGAAATTATTAAATGTAATGACTAACCATGCATTTAACGTATATTTGAAAGAGCGTATTGCCGATGCTGAAAAGTCTTTTCACTTCGTCCCAGGAGAAGGTCTACTTAAAGACCGAATGGAAAAACTTGGTTGTATTCGTCGCTGGCTTGCAACTCTTCTGAATGCCGAATTTGGAAAAATGGGAATTGATGCTCGCATCAACGCTGCGCGAATAGCTGCAGGAGATGCAAACAAACCTGACGCCTGGATTGACGTACTGCGCACCAGTGGAATTCTCCGTCGTGTTAAAGCAAATAACCGTCTTCGTCATTACTTAATGCAAGTTCCTGACGAAGACAATGCTCTTTATTATAACGCTGATGGTGATAAAACTAATGTGCACACGAATAAAATGCGTAATCAAAGCGCTGTTAATTTCATCATTAATCAGTTTTCTTTTGAGTTTCCTCGTCTGTTACGTATGGGTGCAGCTTTTCTGACTGAAAACGATAAAGCAAAAACTAACTTCATGCTTTCAACTAGTAAATGGACTATTCCAACAATTTCGTTTATTGAAGAAAGTGATGATGTAATGACTATCACCATTCGTGCTGGCCGTGAAAATGGTGATATGGAACGAATCTCTAAGCAGATTATTTCAGCTCTTAAACGAATGAATATTGTCCGTTTCTATAATCTTGTTGTTGAAACGCCACGTCAGCATCAAATTATGGTTAACTTGAATATTAAGAAAAAGGAAGATTTCGTTGCTCCAGAAGAGCCAATTATGACTCCTAACACGGTTAAAGAAATTGTTGAAACTCCTGTGGACGCAAGCAAAGTTATTAAAGCGAAAATTAACGAACTTGAAAAAGAGTTCAATGAACTTGAAATGAAAAAGCGTAATCTTAATGACGAAGTTTCACGAATCAGTTCACGTACCATTCAGTTGAAACGCCAAATGGAAACGTTGCGAATCTCATTAGAAGTTATTTCTGAACCTAAGGCTGGCGTATGAAAAAGCAATTACATGAAGATATTGACTTAAGTCAAGAAATTATTGATGACCCAGAAGGAATGGAGCGGCTTATGGCCGCTACCCGTTGGAATGCTATGATTGAAATGGTTGAACGACGTGAAGCAGCAGCTAAACAAGTTACGCCTTGTCCAAAATGTGATAGTATTCAAGTACAATTAGTTAACTGGCAAACTCCTCAACTTCAGATGAAATGCCGAATCTGTTTCCATAAATTTGTGAAGGAATTAAAATGACAACTCGTATGAAATTTCTAGTAGCAGCAATTTGTTTTTGGTGTTTCTCTATTTTCACTGATGTGCGCCCTGATTTCTCAAAAGATCAATTAGTTAAAGCAGAACTAGTTCAACTTTATTCTGGAACTTCAACAGGAAAATATTCTCATCTGGAATTCATTGCTGTTTATGAAGACCAAAATGGTCGAAGATTTGACCGAGAAATTTCACCTGCATTTTATAGCATGGCACATGTTGGTTCAATGTATGATTTGGAAGTACGACCTGAGTTAATCTATCCAGAATATCGTCAAGGCTGGAATGCTGCCTGGTCGTTAGGTTCTTTCTTCCTTTACATTGTGACTTATGTTTTTGCTTTCGTATTTTCTGTGATAGGATGTTTACCTAAATCGGCTATTGATTGGATGAATTCAGATATTTAAGAGGAAAATATTATGTCACTCATTGATTTAAAATTAGATACCAACACAATTCGTCAACTGTTCCCAGAAGGCACAGAAATCCGTTCTGCTTTACAGCAGTCTGTTATTCAGAACATCGTCAAAGAGATGGTGCTTAAAGATTCTGATAACAAAATTCGTAAAGCAGTTTCACAAGAAATTGATTTACTTGGTGCTCGTGTTCCTTCAGTAAAAGCTGCTGTTGAAACTGAACTCAAAGCATTTTTCACCAAGCGCGGTTGGAACAACTATGACTCAACATTTGAGTTAGATACTGCAATGCGGAAAGAAGCTACTGAAGTTGCTCAGAATATTATTCAGAATAAAATTACTAAGTGTATTGAAGAAGCTGCTAAAAAATTAGAAAACCGCATTGAAGAAACTCTTCAAATGACTGAACAACGTTGGGAACGAATGATTGTTTCTCATATCAATAATCATTTTGGTAATATGCTTGATAAAGCAATTGCTGAACGTATTGCTGCAGCGTTCCCCGAGGTGAAGAAATGAAAACTACTGGTGCACTTTGGAAAGAATTCTACAACGATGAAGTCTTCTGGGAAGGCTATTATCATGACGATACACTGATTCTGTTTGATGGTGTAGAAGTTGAAGATTATGAAGACCCAGCTCCAGATGCAGTAGTTACAATCGAGTCTGGTTACGTCTATAAAAATGATGAAGACAGTTTTGCCGCTCATGACCTTCGTTTAGAAACATTCTTCAAGCGTTGGAAAAAGAAACAGACTACTCGTACAGTTGCAGTCACAATCAATAAAGATGATTTTGATGAAGTGTTAGAAGTCATCCGCAACATTCCTGGTGTTAAGGCGGTCAAATGAATCCATTTCAAAGCAGTGCTATTTCTGAAACCGAAGAGATGAAATCTCTATTTAAAGAGCTTCGTGAAGTCGCTGGACGTATTTGTCTTCAATATGCTGAAGAAAAGGGTGAAGCTTTGAATATGGACCACGTCCATCGTTCTATTCACGCTTCAATTGATTTTGATGTTATAATGTTCAAAACATATGCATACCATCAATTGAATAGTCAACCTAACACTTCTCTTCCAATGAGTGAAAAGATTGCTATCGCGGCCCACGAATCATATAAGAGATTAAAAGAACTATGAGTCGTAAAGAATATATGATGGAGGCTGAAGATAGTCTCCTTCGAATGATGGTTGCTTATCATAAAGACCATGGTAAAATGCCGGATTCTTATTCAGTTCTGAAGAGTGCTTTAACTCGCGCTCATTCATTTGCATTTGGCTCAATTAACCGTGAAGTTGCAAAACGTCTTGGTGTTAAATGGGACCATCGCACACAAAATCATCCTGACTACGATAAAGTAGTCTCATCCGTTATTGAGGACATCTCTAGTGACATTCAAGGTTTTCGGTTACGACAGCAAGCATTTTAAATGCGTACCATGCATTAACTCTAAGCGTCTGTTAGATGCTAAACGTAAAGATTATGAGTTCATCTCTGTGACATCAGGTAATGAAGCTGATGGTACCCCAATCCTTAATGAAGAAGTTATCTCTGAGCTTCTGGTGCGTCTGAATCGACCATCTCGTGTTGGTCTGACAATGCCCCAGATTTTTGATGAAAAAGGTTCACCTATCGGTGGATTCACTGAATTGAAGGAATATTTGAAATGAGTCTGAACTCAGTATTAATTGACCCAAAGACCGAAGAAGTAATTTGCTCTGCTGAGCTTGCTCGTCTTCGCGAATGTGAAGCTTTGCTTTGGGAAGTTGAACGTTCTCTTCCAAGTGGTTTAGAATCTTGGGTTGATGATGAAGTTCTTGAAACTTTACGAGGTGAATAATGATTTCTGAAATGAAAGAAAAGATTCTGAAAGAAATCATGGAAGACCATGATGGGCATTCTGAGTACTATGATTTTGAAGATTCTGATTATCTTGAAGAAGTAGACCATGATGAATGGACTCAAAATCACAAGTATCAATATCGTCAAGTAGTTTATTACAGCAAAAAGCATGATGTTCATGTTGCTGTAAATGAAACCCGTTCTGGCTCGTATCATAGTGATTGGTATTACATGGAACCTGATGTTTCATTAGTTGAAAAACGCAAACGCGTTGTAACTAAGACTATCACAGAATGGGTCACGCTTTAAAACCTTGGTATGCGGCTCGATGGGAAACCCTCGAGCCAGAGGAAGAAGAACGCTTTCCTGAAAATGATTATAATGAACCTACCAACAATGAATTAATCGATATGGAGTTTGGATATGAGTTTCCTGAATAAAGTTTTTCGCGTTATCGAAGAAGATGAAGAGCTGCTTTCTCAATTCCCTGAATTTGTAAAGGGTGCAGAATTTAAAGTGCTTTCAGAAACCAAAGTCGGTGAATCAACTGGCATGACTTCTGTTCAATTTAAGAACGGACCTTATGTTCATGTTAAGACTGCCACTCATCCAGAAATCAGCGGACAGGATTCATGGTTCTGGTGTTTCTATTCAGATGAGATTGATCATTTAGAAGAACTTGAAGAACTTTCTTCTGACCAATACGGCTCTTCTGAAGATATCCCTCGTAACCTTTTTAACGGAAAAGATATTACTGCTCAGCTTTATTCTATGGCTGGTCAAGAAAATTGTGATTCAGAAGAACACGATTTGATGCAAGCTGCTGCAGATTATATTCGTTGGCTTGAAGCTCAAATTGAATTTAACTCCAAGAAGTTCTAAACTATAAATAGTTCATCTAATATTGAGGTGAACTATGTTATTGACCAGCAAACTCTACAAAGAAGAAAAACAAAGATTATTCAATGCACAACATGGTATCTGTCCAATTTGTAAACGTGAATTAGACAGCGATGTTCAAAGTAACCACCTTGACCACGACCACGAATTGAACGGACCAAAAGCCGGTAAAGTTCGTGGGTTACTGTGTAATCTGTGTAACGCAGCAGAAGGTCAAATGAAGCATAAGTTCAACCGCTCTGGTTTGAAAGGTCGTGAAGTCGACTACCTCGAGTGGCTTGAGAGTTTGCTGGCCTATCTGAAGAATGACTATACTAAAAATAACATTCATCCTAATTTCATTGGCGATAAGTCAAAAGAATTCAGTCGACTTGGTAGACCCGAGATGATAGCTCAAATGGATGCTTACGGGTTTACTTACGCTGAAGATGATTCCAAAGCAAAACTTGTTGCTTCATTCAAAAAGCAACTTCGTAAGAGTTTAAAATGACAATTGAATCAGAAATCCAGGGTTTAATCAACCGCACTAACAAAGACCTACTAAACGAGAATGCTAATAAAGATTCTCGTGTTTTTCCAACTCAACGTGATTTGATGGCAGGAATTGTTTCAAAACATATTGCTCGTCAGGTTGTCTCTCCTACTGTTCTAAATGCTCATGATAAGGGTCTTATTCATTTTCATGACTTAGACTATTCTCCAGCTCTTCCATTCACTAACTGCTGCTTAGTTGATTTGAAGGGAATGCTCAATAACGGCTTTAAACTTGGCAACGCTCAAATCGAGACTCCAAAGTCAATTGGTGTAGCAACTGCTATCATGGCTCAAATCACTGCTCAGGTAGCTTCTCACCAATACGGTGGAACGACATTCGCTAATGTTGATGTTGTGCTTGCTCCTTTTGTAGAAAAGACTTTCTTTAAGCATTTACGTGATGCAGAAAGATATGGGATTGAGCATGTCAATGATTACGTATACGCAATTGAGAAAACAGAAAAAGACGTATATGATGCGTTCCAAGCTTATGAATATGAAGTCAATACTCTGTTCAGTTCAAATGGTCAAACTCCATTTGTGACAATTACATTCGGTACTGGCACAAGCGATTATGAGCGGATGATTCAAAAGGCTATTCTCAGTAACAGAATTAAAGGCCTTGGACGAGACGGAATTACTCCAATTTTTCCTAAACTCGTTATGTTTGTCGAGGACGGAATTAACCTTCATCCAACTGACGTGAACTATGATATTAAGCAGCTTGCACTGGAATGCGCAAGTAAGCGAATGTATCCTGACATTATTAGTTCAAAGAATAACCGTCTAATTACTGGCTCTTCTGTTCCAGTTTCTCCAATGGGGTGTCGTTCATTCCTTGGTGTATGGAAGAACAAAGATGGCGAAGAAATTCTTGATGGACGTAACAATCTTGGTGTAGTGACTATTAACCTACCTCGAGTAGCACTTGATTGTATGGTTGATGGTCGTCCAGACTTGACCAAGTTCTTCCATATTCTTGATGACCGTTTGAAGATTTGTAAAGAAGCTCTTTTAGCACGTATCGAATCACTTCGCGGAGTAACAGCTTCGGTAGCTCCTATTCTTTACCAAGAAGGTGCTTTTGGTGTTCGTCTTAAGCCAAATGACGAGATTCTCGATATTTTCCGAAATGGTCGTTCTTCAATTTCGTTAGGGTATATCGGAATCCATGAAGTTCAAACTCTCCTGGGTGCTGATATCGGTAAGCTTCTTCTGAAATGCCTGAACGATTATCTTGCTGAATGGACTAAAGAGACTGGCTTTGCTTTTAGTCTTTATTCAACTCCAGCAGAGAACTTGTGCTATCGCTTCTGTAAGATTGATGCTGAAGTCCATGGTGACATTAAAGGCGTCACCGATAAAGGGTGGTACACCAACAGCTTCCATGTTTCAGTAGAAGAAAAGATTTCTCCATTCGGTAAAATTGACCGTGAATCTATTTTCCACTTTATTGCCAAAGGTGGTCATATCAGTTATGTAGAACTTCCTGATATGAAGAACAATCTCAAAGGCCTTGAAGCTGTATGGGATTATGCTGTTGAGCATCTTGATTACTTCGGTGTGAACATGCCAGTTGATAAGTGCTTTACATGCGGTTCAACTCATGAAATGACTCCAACGGAAGATGGATTTATCTGTCATGAATGCGGTGAATCAGACCCTAAAAAGATGAACACAATCAGACGCACTTGTGGATATCTTGGTAATCCGTCTGAACGCGGATTTAATCTTGGTAAGAACAAAGAAATAATGCACAGGACGAAACACTGTGAAGTATGACAGAATCTATCCTTGTGATTTTGTGAATGGCCCTGGTTGCAGGGTCGTTCTTTTCGTCACCGGGTGTTTGCATAAATGCGAAGGATGTTATAATAAGTCTACATGGAATCCACGTAATGGAACAGAGTTCACCGGTGAAACCATTGAAGAAATCAGAGAGCTTTTAAGCAAAGATTACATTCAAGGAATCACTCTTACCGGTGGAGACCCTCTTTATCCAGACAACAGAGAAACTATAGAAGCACTACTTAAGTGCTTACATAATAGTCACCCTCACAAAGATGTTTGGATGTGGACGGGCTACAAGTTCGAAGATATCAAGGACTTGGAACTGCTAAATTATGTTGATGTTATTATCGATGGTAAATATGAACAGTCTCTACCAACTAAAAAGCTTTGGAGAGGCAGTGATAATCAAAGGCTGTGGATTAACAGCGGAACTTGGAATGAGGAACACAATGAACATCCTGAATAGACTCGCGCTAAACGCAAACTTCATCATTCAAAGCTGGGGCGAAGAATTCCCTGCTCTGTACGTTTTTGCTGGTATAGTAACTTTCTCTTAAGGAACAACATGAAATATATCAAATCTTTCTTCAACGGTACTCGTACTGCTTTATCTAAGCTTCTGGCTTATCTTGTTATTGCTTATGGAATTATTGTTGCTGTTCCTGCGCTTTTGGTATTCGGACTGGCAGTGATTGTTGCTCCTAAGACCGATGATAAGCCTAAACTTTCTCCTGAAGAAGTTACTGCTCGTATTCGTCGAATGACTTATGCGCTTAAGGATATTGGTTTAGATGATAAGCTTGAGGTTACAGTCAATGGAAAACTTACAACTAAGAGCTAAAATTTATGGAATTCCGGAAGACGTCTATCGCTGCGCTGGTTGCGCAGCAGTCAAAGAAATTTTTGACGAATTCAAAATTCCATATGAGTTCATCGACGTTATCTACATGGCCGGTGACGTCCAATACAACTACAAGGCGATTGAAGAAGCCGCTAAAGCCTCAGGAGTTTTCCCAAGCAAGCGCGTCAATTACCCGGTCGTCATCCTCGATGGTGTATATTACCCAAATCTAAGAACAATAAAAGAAAGACTCGGTGAACTAGGTTACGACCTCGATTCGCTGGATTAACTCTAAGACACTTTCTTTTGAAGTCCATATAAACATATGGCTCACATCTTCGGGGACCCTAGCGGTCCCCATTTTATTTCTACCAACCGTTTACATCCGTTGCGGAAGGTGTTACTATACTCTTACACCAACCAAGGAGAGTAACATGATTACACTGAAAAAGAAAGTAACTGTCGAGTTAGGAGTTTTCATTCGTTCTGAAAGCCGTGGTCAAGAACGTATGAACATTGAAATCAACAACGTTGAAGTTGTTCTTCGTGGTCGTTCGTGTATGACAGAAGTTTCAATTAGTGCTGCTCGTCATCGCCCAAGTTCAATCACTAATGCTATCTATGCTCTGATTTCAGATATTGAAAAAGATGAAGCGGCTGAACTGACTCGTGCTATCTACGAATACGTCAAAAACTGCTAATTTTGCTATAAGGGATTCGGAATAGAATCTCTTATGTCAAACTTAGTTAAAATGAGGAAATCAATATGTCACAGGCTATCAAAAACGTACTGAACGCTTTCGTATTCCCGAAGGTGGAAGCAATGAAAGTTGATGGTGAGTTCAAAGACGTTATCGTGACTCCTAAGTTGCTGGATAAGTGGGAAGTTGAACTGCACGGTACGATGAAAGAAAATGACCAGAAAATTGGTAAAGCTCGTATCCGTGAACTGGTTGTTGCTTACATTCTGTCTGAATTTAATCTTGATGCTTTCGGTATTCCAACTATAAAGCGTAAAGAAATCTCTGATAGCACTATCCGTAAGATGAAGAACCAGCGTAAGAAAGGATTCGTTGACCTTAAAATTGTCAAGGCCGCCAAATGATAAATGTCAAGGTCTACTTCAAATGTGACCCTGGATTCAAGCCTTATGCTGATTTTACTTCAAATAAGCGTTATGTTCCGGTGAAATTATGCCGGGAATTTGGTCCAAGTCTTAAAGCAATTAAGCTTAAAGGTAGCAATCAACTCATCTGGCCTTTGCCAGATATGATTGAAACAAGAATGGACCTTGAAATGTTTATTGGTTTCTTTATGGGTGCTAAGGCTCATATGGAATTTCATCTTCATCACGGTCATCGTTCACGTTATGAAATCCATTTGACTGTGCCTGGTTATAAAGAGGAGTGGTTATGAACGAAGGCATAAGTGTTATCATATTGATATCTCATAAAATAGACGTTTGGCATGCTAAACTGCACGCTAGATTCGTCTTTGGAACCAATTGGGAAGATATCAATAATGCTGTTGATTATCTCAAAGCATGCGAAATGATAAACAAAAATTTCCAAGTTAGATATTTCCCAGTTCAAGATAGAAGTGTGGATTGTCCTTTTTATCATATGTGGGAAGAAGGAATGACAGAGGAAGAACTGAAGGAGTACCTTGATGAATAAAATTGAAAGTGACCTGCAGCTAGCCGGATTTCAAACAAAGCGAACTGAAGACGGCCGCTTGATGATTGAAGGTACTTCAAAGAACGATGTTGATTTTGTTATTGAAGAAGATTTTGACGCCTGGTGGGTTTATGAATACACTGGGAAAGATTATCACTCAGTAGATGCATTCGGAAGTATGGATGAAGCTATTGAATGTGCTAAGGAACTTGTCCTATGAAATACAATCAAATCATGCTCACTGTATTGAACTACGGCGACTGGGTTATTCGCCGTGATGGTACCGTTTATTTCTCTGATGAAGAGACTGGTGCTTACTGGGAATCTGATATTGCTATTTTCCGCGATTACACTTCAGATATTCTTTACCGCGAATTTTGTGAAGAAACTTGCGAAGACCTTGAACCTATGCACTACAATACGTTCAAGACTTTAATCGAAGACACATTCAAGGTATTTGACCTATGAGCCAAATCACTTTAGAAGATATTGAAATCACATCGTTCCGAGTAAATGGATTAGGTGAATTTTTCGTTGATAAATGGATGGGAATTACATTCTCAGACTCCAACGAACCTGGTCCTAGCCTTGAATATGTTTGGCGAGGTCATGTATCTAAGCTGAACGAAAATGGCTACATCGAACTTTGGAAATCATGGCTCAGATTCTGTAATGAAAATGCTTTTGAACCTGAACTTGACTTTGTTACTTTCCGCAAACTCATGATTAAGTGCTTTAAGCTTTACGAACTCCTTAAATAGATGCTTAAAATACCCTTCCTCCAAACGTGTTATAATATTCTTATTAAATGAAGCGGAAGAGGTAATATGGCTAACTATGTAAATAATAAGGAGTTGCTGAAAGCCATCACTGAGTGGAAACAGCAATGTCGCGACGCTGGTAAACCCGTTCGTCAGAACGATACTATCGGCAGAGCAATTATGTTGATATCTGAGGGTCTGAGTAAGCGTTTTAACTTTTCGGGATACACCCGCTCTTGGAAAGATGAAATGATTTCAGACGGTGTAGAAGCTTCTATTAAGGGTCTACACAACTTCGATGAAACAAAGTACGACAACCCGCATGCGTATATAACCCGTGCTTGCTTTAACGCATTCGTCCAACGTATCAAGAAAGAACGTAAGGAAGTTGCCAAAAAGTACAGCTATTTTGTCCACAACGTCTATGACGCTCGTGACGATGATATGGTTGCGTTGGTAGATGAAACCTTTATTCAAGACATCTACGATAAAATGACGCATTACGAAACCTCCACCTACAAACAGCCAGGGTCTGACAAAAAGAGCGATGTTGTAGATGAAGGTCCGAACTTGGATTTTTTATATGAGGCTGACGATTAACCTCGCGGGTTTCCTGGAAGAAGTGCCCGATTACGATGCTATCCCTTATTTGCTTAAAATGTATATGAGGGAGGTATTGGATTTGGACATTCACATCGACCCCAAGAACCCACATGACGCTGAATTCACTTCTGATAATGCTGAAATAACTCACAGTTATAATCTAGGAGAAAATGATTTTAGCATAACAATTGATTACAAGAGTAAGTAGGCCAAATGAACGAACGTAATATTGACAGCGTAGAACAAATCGACGATAATGAAGAACGTATTAAACGTTTGATTGAAGAAGAAAGTCAACGACGTGCCAATGCAATGGCGACTAAAATCTTCAAAAAGAATCGTCGTGAAATTAAGCGACTGAATGACCATGCAGCTGGCGCAGTCCTCGAAAATAATTTCGAAGCATATAAGTACGCTCTCTGTAAACTGCGTGACATTTACAAACAACCCTATAATGACGAAATCATCCGTGTTAACTGGCAGACTACACGCCAACAAGTATGGGAAATCATCAATGCTGGTACAAAAACCGTTTAAGCGTTTAAAAGTTAATGCAGGTTTTACTCTGTCAGTTTCCAATGGAGTCATGGCAGTAAAACTATCCGAAACTCATTATCGTGTTCTTGGAAGTACAGGCCCTGCTGTAAAAGCTTCTCCAAAAGAAGTTGTATGGGTTGATACTCTCCAAGTTAAACCTTGGTGGAAATTTTAATGCTACCTCGCAGTATGCCTCAAGATTGGCCTTCTGGCGATTATATGTGCACATGCAGAGATTGCGGTATCAATTATATCGGTCCAAAACGTTCGATATTTTGTAATATCTGCAACTCATCTGAAAGGCCTAAAGCGGAAATTGATTATGAAGCCATTCGTAATTCAAAAACTGAAATGTTGAAAAAATTCAATGAAGCTAAGAAATTAGCCGAGGAATTGGGTTATGTTCTCGTTAAGAAAATTTGATGCAGAAGATGTCGATTTCTTTGATGAATTCGACGGATTTTAATTAAGGGCCTTCGGGCCCTTTCTGCTTTCTGGAGTATGGAATATAATCTCTTTGAGGTGAAAACATGAAAATATTACACACAGGTGACTGGCATCTGGGCGTAAAGGGTGATGACCCTTGGCTTCAAGAAATTCAACGTGATGGTATTCGTCAAAAAATTGAGTACTCGAAGAATCATGGAATTACCGTGTGGATTCAGTATGGAGATATTTTTGACGTACGTAAAGCTATTACTCACAAGACGATGGAATTCGCTCGTGAAATAGTTGATATGCTAGCAGAAGCTGGGATTACGATGCATACAATCATCGGAAACCACGATATGCATTATAAGAATAAAATTCATCCTAACGCTATCACAGAAGTATTGGGCAAACATGACCACATCAAAATTTATGATGTGCCTACTACTGTTGATTTTGATGGATGCTTAATCGACCTAATTCCATGGCTTTGTGACGAAAACGTAGCTTCTATTATGAAGCATGTTAAAGAATCATCTGCAGAGTATTGTATTGGCCACTGGGAGCTGAATGGCTTCTATTACTACAAGGGTTTAAAATCTCATGGTCTCGAGCCGGATTTCCTTAAGTCATATAAGCAAGTGTGGTCAGGGCATTTCCATACTATATCCTCTGCTGCCAATGTTAAGTATATCGGCACTCCCTGGACCCTTACAGCAGGTGACGAGAACGACCCTCGCGGATTCTGGATTTTCGATACCGCAACGGAAAGTATGGATTTTGTGCCAAACGAAACCACTTGGCATGTAAGACTTCAATATCCATTCACAGGTAAGATTGATTACAACGACTACAAAAATCTTTCAGTCCGAGTAATTGTCACTGATGTTGATAAAGACATCACGAAGTTTGAAACTGAACTCGAAAAAGTAGTTCACGAGCTTCGTATGGTTTCTAAGATTGACAACTCAGTTGAATCTGATGACGAAGAAGATATCGAAGTTAAAAGCTTATTAGATTTGATGTCAGAATATATTGATGCGTTGGAAGACTTATCTCCAACTGATAATGCTGCATTGAAAAAATTTGCACAAGCTCTTTATGTTGAGGCTCAGAATCAATGAAGATTTTTAAATTGAACCGAGTCAAGTATCAGAATATTATGTCAGTGGGCGGTCAGCCCATTGATATTCAACTTGATAAGGTCCACAAAACATTAATCACTGGTAAGAATGGTGCCGGTAAAAGTACAATGCTTGAAGCAATTACATTCGCATTGTTTGGCAAACCGTTCCGTGATTTTAAGAAAGGTCAATTAATCAATTCCACAAACAAGAAAGGATTGCTTTGCGAATTGTGGATGGAATATGACGGTCATTCGTATTACATCAAACGTGGACAGAAACCAAATGTCTTTGAAATTGAACGAGATGGTGCTAAGCTTGATGAAGCAGCTTCAGTTAAAGACTTCCAAAGTTATTTTGAAGAACTCATTGGAATGTCATACACAAGTTTCAAACAAGTCGTGGTACTCGGAACAGCAGGCTACACTCCGTTTATGGGTCTTAGTACACCCGCTAGGAGAAAGTTAGTAGAAGACCTGCTTGAAGTTTCAATCATTGCTGAAATGGACAAGTTGAATAAAGCTCTTGTCAGAGAATTGAATTCTCAGGTTCAAGTTCTTGATGCCAAGAAAGATGGAATTCAGCAACAAATCAAAATCTATGAAGAAAACATAGAGAAGCAAAAGAAACTTTCTGGTGAAAACGTTGCTCGTTGGCAGAGCATGTACGAAGAGTCTATGGCTGATGCTCGTAACATTCGTTCAACTATCGACGAGCTGAACAAGAACTTGGCTAACATCGTAATTGGCGAAGAAGATGATGTGTCTGAAGGAATTCAGAAAACTCAGATGGCTGGGATGACTATTCTGAACCGCATCGAGTCATACACAAAAGTTCTGTCGTTGTATGATAAAGGTGGCCATTGTCCAACATGTTTGCAAGATTTGCACTCCAGTGATACTCTAATCGGCCAGATTAACTCGAAAGTTGATGAATGTAATATCAAACATGCTGAGTTAAAAACACATCTAGAGAATCTTCAGGCGTCCCAGGCGGAATATGAAGCGGTTAAACGCCGAGCCAGAGACATCCGAGGACAAGTCGCAGCCAAAACCGAAGAGTTGAAAGCAGCTGTTGAGCGTATTCGTAAGATTAAAGCAGCTATTGATAAAGCAGCTGAAGAGTTCATCGATTATTCAGATGAAATCAAAATGCTTAATGAAGAATTGAATAAAATAGTTGATACCAAATCCAATTCAGTCATGGAAAAATATCTTCGTGGTATTCTTACTGAGATGTTCAAGGATTCTGGTATTAAAGGCCTAATAATTAAGAAGTACATTCCGTTGTTCAATAAGCAAATTAATTCTTATTTGAAAGTAATGGATGCTGATTATGTCTTTACTTTGAACGAAGAGTTCAATGAAACTATCAAATCTCGCGGTCGCGAAGAATTTAGTTACAACTCTTTTAGTCAGGGTGAAAAGGCACGTATTGATATTGCGCTGTTATTCACTTGGCGTGATATAGCTGAATTAGTATCTGGCGTTAAGATTAACTGTTTGTTCTTAGACGAAGTATTCGATTCTGCTACGGACGTTGACGGTGTAAAATCTATCACACAAATACTCAATAAGATGCAAGATTCAAATATCTTCATCATCAGCCATCGTGACCATGACCCTCAAGCATACGGTCAACATCTTCAAATGAAGAAAGTTGGTCGCTTTACGGTACTGGAATGAAACAATACGCAACCGGGAACGAGTTACTAACGTTCCCTGAAATAAAGAAGTACGTTCTCATCAATAATTTTTCTGGTGAAGAACACGTCGTTACCGACCAGCATTTAAAAGATGCTTTCGGTAAAGACTACGATAAAATATCTTCCAACAGGCATCCTGCTTGGACAGTTTCTGAATTTTTTGAATGAGAAAATAATATGCTGAATATCGTTACTGATGTTAAAGAAATCCAACCTAAAAACGTACGTACTGACTCCAACCCGAACAATCAGAATAAAATCCGTCGAGCATGGGTTCTGATGCTGCCTGAAGAAATTAAAGAAGCTATCAAACGTAAACTGCCTGATGCAGAAGTTCGTTTCGCTTATTACTCTTCTGTTGATAATTCAGTCTCTGAAAAGTGGATTGAAGTAATGCGTAAGCACTATGACCGTTCAATTAAAGCTGGTGCTAAGGTCATTCTTGATAAAGTCGGTGGTGAACGCCTGGAAGACGAATTCTGCACTAACGCTGATGAGCAACTGCTCGTTGCTGCTGAGGTAGTTGCTCAAGAAGTTTATGATAGCTTCGCTCCATTTGTTGTAAAATCTGAATCATCTGAAACTGAAATTGAATTGAACTAAGGAAAAATATGAAACTGTCTAAAGAAACTCTGAATATTCTGAAAAACTTCTCTACCATAAACTCTGGCATTATGCTGAAACCTGGCAAGTTCATCATGACTCGAGCAGTTAATGGTACAACTTATGCTGAAGCTAAAATTGCAGATGAAATTGATTTTGAAGTTGCGATTTATGAACTGAACGGTTTCCTTGGTATTCTGTCTCTGGTTAATGAAGATGCAGAAATTTCTCTGGCTGATGACGGCAACATCAAAATTGCCGATGCTCGTTCAACCATTTTCTGGCCAGCAGCTGACCCAAGCACTATCGTATTCCCAAGTAAACCAATTCCATTCCCGGTTGCTTCTGTTATCGTTGATTTCAAATCAGAAGACCTGCAACAACTGATGCGAGTATCTCGTGGTCTGCAGATTGACACAATCACTATCACTAATAAAGATGGTAAGATTGTTCTGAACGGTTTCAATAAGGTAGAAGATTCTGCTCTGGTTCGTACCAAATATTCTCTGACTCTCGGTGATTATGATGGCACGAATAACTTCAACTTCGTTATCAACATGGGTAACATGAAGATGCAGCCTGCCGATTATAAACTGCTGCTCTGGGCACAGGGTAAGAAAACTGCTGCTAAGTTCGAAGGTGAACATGCAAGTTATGTAGTAGCAATGGAAGCAGATAGTACTCACGATTTCTAATTGTGATAGGATGGTCTTCGGACCATCCACTGATTTGATTAATTCAATATGAGGAAATTATGTTAAGCATCAACGAAAAAGAACACATCTTCGAACAGAAATATCGTCCACAATCAATTTCGGAATGTATTCTTCCGGAATTTGACCGCCAAGTATTCAATGCTATCATCAAGAAAGGCACCATCCCTCATATGATTCTGGTATCTGCATCTCCAGGTACAGGCAAAACTACTTTAGCAAAAGCACTTTGTAACGACGTCGGTGTTGAAATGATGTTCGTTAATGGTTCAGATTGTAAGATTGATTTTGTACGTGGACCACTGACAAACTTTGCAACTGCTGCCTCATTATCTGGTAAGCAGAAAGTTATTGTGATTGACGAATTTGACCGTTCAGGTTTAGCTGAATCTCAACGTCACTTACGTTCTTTCATGGAAGCTTACTCAAGTAACTGTACAATCATTATTACAGCTAACAACATTGATGGTATCATTGAACCACTTCAATCTCGTTGCCGTGTTATCAAATTCGGTCAAGCGACTGATGACGATAAACGCAACATGATGAAAGAGATGATTCGCCGTTGTGTAGAAATCTGCAAAAATGAAAATATCAAAGTTGAAGACCTTAAAGTCATCGCGGCTTTGGTTAACAAGAACTTCCCAGATTTTCGTAAGACGATTGGTGATTTGGACCATTATTCTTCCAAGGGTGTTATTGACTCGGGAATTTTGGATTTGGTGACAAAAACTTCTGGTGATATCAGTGATGTTCTTGATGCATTGAAATCTAAAGACGTTAAACAACTTCGTGCACTTGCTCCTAAGTATGCGGTCAATTATTCTTGGTTCATTGAGAAACTTGCCAACGAGCTTTACACTAAACTTGATAAAGCTAGCATCATCAGGATGTATGAGATTGTCGGTGAAAACAATCAATATCATGGTGTAGCAGCTTCAACAGAACTGCACATAACTTATATGTTCATGCAACTTGTTGTAGAGATGCAATTCAAATGAGTTTATTCGAAGATGACGTTCAGCTGAACGAACACCAGATTGCTTGGTATAGTAAAGATGAGGCGGAGATTAAACGTCTCTCTGATACTTTCAAAGAAACAGCAGAAAATGAATTCTTCGCAATAATCGGTGCAATTAACGAGAAGAAAGATATATCAATCGGAACTCGTGATTATTCGAAGTTCATGGTAGAAAATGCTCTATCTCAATTTCCAGAATGTATGCCATCAGTTTATGTGATGAATTTAGTTGGTTCTGGCTTGTCAGATGAAGCTCACTTCAATTATCTGAAAGCGGCTGTTCCTCGTGGACGTCGTTTTGGTAAGTGGGCTAAGTTAAACGAGAGCGCCCAGGAGACACTTGTACTGAAGGTATTGATGAATCATTATACAATCAATATCAATGACGCTGAGCGTTATAGAGTGACTCTAGCCAACAAAAATAAACTGTCTGAGACATTAAAACGTCTTAAAGGTACAGTGACTGATGAGCTGGTCAAAAGCATTACCAAAAACGTGAAAGAACAAAAGCAACTTAAAAAATTAGCATTGGAATGGTAAAATGATTGAAATTACTCTGAAACAACCTGAAGATTTTCTGAAAGTGAAAGAAACCCTAACTCGTATGGGTATTGCTAATAACAAAGATAAGGTACTATATCAAAGTTGCCACATTCTTCAGAAACAGGGCAAGTACTACATCGTTCACTTCAAAGAAATGTTGAAGCTTGATGGTCGTCCTGTTACTATCGATTCTGAAGACTACATCCGTCGAGATTCAATTGCCCAACTGTTACAAGGATGGGGCTTACTTGATATCGTGACTCCGGATGTTCATCTTGCTGAAATGCAGAATAACTTCCGTGTTATCACATTCCAGCAGAAATCTGAATGGACTCTCAAATCAAAATACACGATAGGTGCATAAATGACAGACCAAGAGTTTCTTGATAAACTTAAAAACATCAAGATTAAAGCTCCTGATTGGTTTAGTCTTCCAATTGACGAGCAAATTCAGTATCAAGTTAAAGAAACATTAGCAAAGCATCCTGACATGAAAGTTATGATGTGCTTCACCTATAATAAAGACCGATATCCACAAATTCAAAGACAAGTTATTGAGGTTTAAATGTTTGAAGGTACTCCACAAGAACAATTAGCTCGTCAAATTGCTTCTCTGAAAAGTCAGTTCTCATCAGATGGCACTCCTCTTTATCCAGAAGGAACAGTGATTACTCTGCCATACAAAGACGAAAATGATGTAATTCAGTATGAAGAAATTACACTTTAATTAAGGGCCTTCGGGCCCTTTATGCTATCGGTAGAGCGGAGTATAATAGACATACCAAAGACCAATCACTCGGTCTATAGGAAAAACTAAGGAAACTCATGGCACAAGAATTTTATATCTCTATTGAAACCGCAGGTAATGACATCATTGAACGTTATATTGACTCCAATGGTGTAGAACGTCAACGACGAGTTGAATATTCTCCAACTATGTTTTCTCATGCTCAACAAGGTGTGAAGACAAAGTTCTTTGATATCTATGGGAAACCATGTGTCAAGAACACATTCCCAACCATGAAAGATGCTCGTGATTGGATTCGTCGTATGGAAGATATCGGTCTTGAAGCCATGGGTATGGATGACTTCAAACTTGCTTATATCTCTGACACTTATGGTTCTGAAATTGTCTATGACAAGAAATTCATTCGTGTTGCTAACTGTGACATCGAAGTTACAGGTGATAAATTCCCAGACCCAATGAAAGCTATGTACGAAATCGATGCAATCACTCATTATGATTCAATCGATGATAAGTTCTACGTTTTCGACTTGCTGGATTCTCTGTATGGTTCAGTTTCAGAATGGGACTCGAAGTTAGCTGCACGAAGTGATAAAGAAGGTGGAGACGAAGTTCCACAACATATTCTCGACCGTGTAGTGTACATGCCATTCTATTCAGAGAAAGAACTTCTTCTGGAATACATCAATCTCTGGGAACAAAAGCGTCCAGCAATTTTCACAGGATGGAACATTGAAGGCTTCGATATTCCATACATCATGAACCGTGTTAAGCATGTATTGGGTGAACGTTCAATGAAACGATTCTCTCCAATCAATCGAGTGAATTCAAAACTCATTCAGAACATGTACGGTGAAAAAGAAGTATTCAGCATTGATGGTGTAACAATTCTGGATTACATGGATTTGTACAAGAAGTATTCATTCACGAACCAACCAACTTATAACTTGGACTACATCGCTCTGTACGAGACTAAACGTGGTAAGTTGCCATACGATGGTCCAATTAACAAACTTCGTGAAACAAATCACCAACGATACATTAGCTATAACATTATGGACGTTGAGTCCGTAGGTGGTATTGACCGAGTTCGTGGATTCATTGACCTGGCACTGAGTATGTCTTATTATGCTAAGATGCCGTTTGGCGGTGTAATGTCTCCAATTAAAACTTGGGACGCAATTATCTTTAACTCCCTGAAAGAACAGAACAAAGTTGTTCCTCAGGGCAAGCGTCACATCAAGCAAAGTTATCCAGGTGCATACGTATTCGAACCATTAGCATGTGCTCGTAAGTACATCATGAGTTTCGACTTGACGTCTCTGTATCCGAGTATCATTCGTCAGGTGAATATTTCTCCAGAAACGATTGTCGGCCAATTCAAACTTTATGATATTGAAGCTTATATCAATAAGACTGCACCGCGTCCAAGTGACGAGTATTCTTGCTCACCGAACGGTTGGATGTATCGTAAAGATATTGAAGGTGTCATCCCAGTAGAAATCGCTAAGGTATTCTTCCAGCGTAAAGATTGGAAGAAAAAGATGTTCGCAGAAGAACGTAACGCAGAAGAAATTAAGAAAGTTCTGGCAGCTGGCGTATTCGGTGACATTGATACTCCAGATGAAACTCGTTACACTCAGTACACTGACGAACAGAAAGCGTCTCTGAATAAGTACACGAAGTTGGTGTTGGAAACTATGCTGGCTCGATGTGAAGCTGCTGCTATTCTGGCAAACACCAACCAGCTGAACCGTAAGATTCTTATCAACAGTCTTTATGGTGCTTTGGGTAACATCTACTTCCGTTATTATGACCTTCGTAACGCATCTGCAATTACACTGTTCGGTCAAGTAGGTATTCGTTGGATTGCTCGTAAAGTTAACGAGTATCTGAATAAAGTGTGTGGAACTGAAGGGTTTGATTTCATCGCAGCAGGTGACACTGACTCAATCTACGTTTCTGTTGACAAGGTTATTGAAAAAGTAGGTCTTGAACGTTTCAAAACGACTGACGAAGTGGTTGAATTTATGAACCAATTCGGTAAGAAGAAAATGGAACCAATGATTGATACTGCTTATCGTGAACTGTGTGAATACTTCAATAACCGTGAACATCTTATGCACATGGACCGAGAAGCTATTTCTTGTCCGCCGCTTGGTTCAAAAGGTTGTGGTGGATTCTGGAAAGCTAAAAAACGTTATGCACTGAACGTTTATGACATGGAAGATAAGCGTTATGCTGAACCACACTTGAAAATCATGGGCATGGAGACTCAGCAGTCTTCTACTCCAAAAGCGGTTCAGAAAGCGCTGGAAGAAAGTATTCGTCGTATGGTTCAAGAAGGTGAAGAATCACTACAAGAATACTACAAGCAGTTCGAAAAAGAATATCGTCAGTTGGACTACAAAGTTATTGCAGAAGTTAAAACTTGTAATGACATTGGCAAGTATGACGACAACGGTTTCCCTGGTCTGAAATGTCCGTATCACGTTCGTGGTGCACTGACTTATAATCGTGCAACGGCCGGATTCTCTGTCACTCCGATTCTCGAGGGTAACAAGGTGATGGTTCTTCCACTTCGTCAGGGTAACCCATTCGGTGACAAGTGTATCTCATGGCCATCTGGTACTGAACTTCCACAAGAGATTCGTCAAGATGTTCTGGCTTGGTTGGACTACACGACTCTGTTCCAGAAGTCTTTTGTTAAACCACTTGCTGGTATGTCAGAAGCTTCAGGGCTTGATTACGAAGAGAAAGCGTCTTTAGACAATATGTTTGATTTCTAAAGCATTGTACATTACCACAAGGATGTGGTATAATTCTCCTATACACAAAAGGAGAATAAAATGATTTACTCAATCACAGACGATAGCTACATTCCAGTATTGAAGTTTAGCCTCAAAAGTGCTTTTTACTTTTTGAGTTCAGGCGGTGCTGATAAGATTTTCTTTGATGATGGTACTGAAATCACTGAAAAGAATCTGCGAGCTAAGCTCAAAGAAACGTCTATAGTCAACGTCTATCGTGAAGATGAAAGTGATTGGATTTATAAACTTGTAACTCACAAATGAGGATATTGAAATGAAATTTTTAGCAGTAGCTGCTGCTATGCTACTGGCAGGTTGTGCTTATCAAGGAGACACTGTTCATGCTAGTACCGTAGGGCAAGTTAAGTATGTAGGCGGCACCGGTCTGGTGTATGCTCGTTCAACCCCTCAAATTAATCAGTCTTCTGTTCGTGCAGGCGAAGAGTATCTTGCTCAACAGCAGGCTAATGACCCTATCGCTCGTGACCAAGCACGTGTCATGAAGAACCAACGCGAATTTGATGCAACCTACGAAAAGCAAGTAGCCGCTCGTAAGTGTCAAGCTATTGTTGAGTTCCATGGTGCAGGCTTATATCAAACGATGTATAATAATCCTACTAGCAAAAATATCAACGCATTTGAAAGTTTCAGGTCTTCTGGCCAATATGAAGCGTTTAAGCGTTGTATGAAGAAAAACTACGAAGAGGCAAAATGATTGTAACTCCACTGACTAACGAAGACATTCGTGATGAACTGTGCCATGCTCTGTTCAATGAGATGTTTGTAATTGATAAAACTGGCGCAAAGACCATTGAGTTAATTGGTCCATCTTTTGTAGTAACCGAAGATTCAATTTTCGGAACAGTCAACCAGGAATATGTTGAACGTGAACTTGCATGGTACAAATCCAAGTCTCTGTTCGTAAAAGATATTCCAGGCGGTACTCCAGCAATTTGGGAACAAGTTTCATCTTCAAAGGGTGAAATTAACTCAAACTACGGCTGGGCTATTTGGTCTGCTGAAAACTATAATCAATTCTCATTCTGTGCAACTGAACTGATTGAAAAACCAGATTCTCGTCGTGCAATTATGATTTACACTCGTCCAAGTATGCAAGTTGATTTTGAGCGTGATGGTATGAGTGATTTCATGTGCACTAACACAGTTCAGTATCTTATTCGTGATGGTCGTGTAAACGCTATCGTTAATATGCGAAGTAATGATGTTGTATTTGGTTTCCGCAATGATTATGCTTGGCAGAAATATGTGTTAGAATCATTAGTAGAAACAGTTAATGCAGGTTCTGGTGAAAAGTATGTTCCAGGCGACATTATTTGGAACGCTGGGTCTCTGCATGTGTATGAGCGTCATTTCTATCTGGTTGACCATTATCGTCAAACCGGCCGGATTGATGTTAAGAAATCTGACTACAAAGGCAAATGGAAATGATTCAATTTGTAATTCCGAGTTATAATCGTGTCGGGGCAGTTACTGCCCTTGATATGTTCCCTACTGGTTATGTACCTCATTTAGTAGTTCGTGAGTCTCAGAAAGACGATTATATCGCCTACTATGGCGATAAAGCACAAATTATTCCTATTCCAGATGATGTCAATGGTATTGCTGGTACTCGTCGTCTTATTACTGAAATGTATCAAGGTCAACGAATCTGGATGCTAGATGATGACACTACAATTCATACAACAGAAATTCGAGCTAAAGACGACCGTCGCATTCTCCATGATGTTGGAATGACGTGGGACGAATTTAATAAGCTCACACAGTATGTTGAAGCAGCTATGGACTGTGGATTCTATCACGGCCATGCTCGTTTGCCTATCTTTAAGATTGATTCTAAGTGGGGTCATTTCCGTGAGAACTCTTATGGATTCACCAACACTTTCTACGATTTAAGCAAACTTTCTGCTGATGACATCGGATATGGTATAGTAGACCTGTCCGAAGATACATACGCGTTCCTTAAACTCATCAATATGGGTTATCCTCATCTGGCGATTTTCAAATACCTCGTCAAATCTGGTAAAGGACAAGCTCCCGGTGGCGTATCATCTATGCGTAATGCGGCTAAACAAAACCGTGCATTAGAAAAAATTCATGCTGACTTCCCAACTCAAGCTCGTTGGAAATCAGAAGGTGACCCAACCAAAACTATGTTTGGCACTGATGAACCTCTGAAAGTACTTCGTATGTGCGTAGCCAAGAAACAAAAGTCAGATGCTTTCAATAAATTCAGTGAGATTGAGCCTACTTTATGAAAATTGCTATCCTGAACTTAGGTAACAACATCCAGGGGTTTAAAACAACCCCTGCTTCTGAGACAATTTATCTGTCCGAATGCTTAAAAGATATGGGGCTTGATGTTGACCTCATTTCAATGAAACAGACAATTTATGGCATCGCATTTGATGATGTCCCAGACCCGAATGTATATGACCGAGTTCTGGTAGTTAATGCTTCTCTGAACTTCTATGGCGGTGAAGAGAACAAGATGAATAAAGCGGCTTATATGTTCTTGAACAAATATAAGTCAAAGATTTATTATCTGTTCACTGATATTCGTCTTCCGTGGGAACAAGCGTGGCGCCGAATGTCGAAGAAAAAATGGTCCAGCAAATACACTGAAGAGCAGTTCATTGTTCGCTCTCCAATTCGTGTAATTTCTCAGGGCCGTGACCTTGAACAAGCTAAACGAATTCACTCTGACCGTTTAGTTGGTGTCTCTAAAGACCGAATGGAATTTGTACACTTCGCATTGGACCGTCATAAGATGTATCACAGCGTCTTCAAGATTGCTGCCGATGGCATCAAAATGCGTGACCTGATTTATGGTGGAACATTCCGTTCAGGTAATCGCGAAGCTAAGATGGTTGAATATCTGTTTGACACTGGCCTGGATGTTGAGTTCTTTGGTTCAGTAAAGGCAGACCAATTCAAGAATCCAGAATTCCCTTGGACTACTCCTCCAGTATTTCCTGGGAAGGTAGATTCTCGTGAAATGGTTCAACGTAACTCAACCGCGTATGCTACTATCGTACTCGGTGATAAGACTTACGATAATAACCAAATCACTCCTCGTGTATGGGAAGCTCTGGCATCTACTGCAGTGGCATTCTTCGATAGCACATTTGACCCTGACATGAATATCATGGAAGGCAATGAGTTCTTCTATGTTAGCAATCGTCAAGAGCTTGTTGACAAAATTAATAAAATCAAAAACGACGAGGACTTTAGAATTGAAACTCTCGAATATCAGCATAAAATTCTTCAAAAATATCTTGATGAAAAACCAATTTGGCAAGCTGAATTCAAGAAAGCAATTGAAATCTAAAGAATACACCACCGACAGAGTCGGTGGTCATTGTAATGCTTGTTGTTACACACCTTGTCAAAATGATTCACCGCATTGCAATCCGCTTTAAACCGTAGTTGATATAATTACTCTATCTTAAACCTGTGAGAAAAATATTATGGAGACTTATGGAAAATAATTAATGTCTGATTTAAAATCTCGTCTGATTAAAGCATCCACTTCTAAAATGACCGCATCTCTGGATAAGTCCAAATTCTTCAATGAAAAAGATGTAGTTCGTACTAAGATTCCGATGCTCAATATCGCGATTTCAGGTGCATTAGATGGTGGCATGCAATCAGGTTTAACAATCTTTGCGGGTCCGTCAAAGCACTTCAAGTCAAATATGAGTCTGACTATGGTTTCCGCTTACATGACAAAATACCCGGATGCTATTTGTCTGTTCTACGACTCAGAATTCGGTATCACTCCAGCATATCTTCGTGCAATGGGTGTTGACCCGGACCGTGTAGTACACACTCCTGTACAATCTGTTGAGCAGCTTAAGATTGACATGGTCAACCAGCTGGAAGAAATTGAACGCGGTGAGAAAGTTATCGTATTCATCGACTCCATCGGTAACCTGGCGTCTAAGAAAGAAACAGAAGATGCTCTGAACGAAAAATCAGTTGCGGATATGACTCGTGCGAAATCACTGAAGTCTCTATTCCGTATTGTTACACCTTACTTCTCTATTAAAAACATTCCATGCGTTGCGGTTAACCACACAATCGAAACAATTGAGATGTTCAGTAAGACTGTGATGACTGGTGGTACAGGTCCAATGTACTCAGCAGATACTGTGTTCATCATCGGTAAGCGTCAGATTAAAGATGGTACAGACCTTCAAGGTTATCAGTTTGTTCTGAATGCTGAGAAATCTCGTACTGTTAAAGAGAAGAGTAAGTTCTTCATTGATGTTAAATTCGATGGCGGTATTGACCCATACTCTGGTCTGTTGGATATGGCGCTGGAACTTGGTTTTGTAGTTAAACCTAAAAACGGTTGGTATGCTCGTGAATATCTGGACGTAGATACCGGTGAAATGGTTCGCGAAGAGAAATCATGGCGTGCAAAAGATACTTCAAGCACCGCATTCTGGGGCCCTCTGTTTAAACATCAGCCATTCCGCGATGCTATTAAGAATCGTTATCAGTTAGGTGCAATTGAAACTAACGCAGTCGTAGATGAAGAAGTTGATGCTCTGATTAATTCGAAGACCGAAGAGTTCCATGCTCCGGAAGGCGAAGTAAGAGCAACTCCAGCTTCAATCGAAGATGAACTGGAAAATTTTGAAGATGAAGAATAATTTCGAGGACTTAGACCTCGATTTAACTGAAGTTGAAGTTCAGGACGAAACCCCCTCTCAGGAGGGGGAATTTGAAAGAACCGAGCGGATGTTTAAAAAGAGTCTAGAAATAGTCCAAAAGGCTATGGAGAATGTAGTCCAGGAAATCCTGATAACCCTAGAGGACGGCGAGGAACATATCGTATATGTTACCTCATTAGACCTCAATGAACGCGGCCAGGTGTCACTAGAGTTCTCTACGTTGGACGAATCACGAAAAGCCGACCTTGCACCACATGTTGAAAAATGTATTAAAATACAAATTCAACAGGCTCACGCCGAAATTATGAGAAAGAAAAAACGTTTCAAACTATTTTAATGAGGTTATCGTGGTAGAAACAATCTTATCTCATTTGCTGTATAACCAGGCCTTCTTCGCGAAGGTTTGGCCTTATATGGGAGATGAGTATTTTGAACATGGCCCAGCCAAAAATGTTTTCAAACTGATTCATCAGCACGTTCTGAAATATCAAGCTGTTCCAAGTAAAACTGCATTGGCAGTTGCGTTGGATAATAGTCAATTAGTTGAAACCGAAGTACAGGGCGCAAGTGAGTTAATTAATAAGCTTCAAGATACTCCAGAAGATTTAAACTGGCTCGTAGCTGAAACTGAACGTTTCGTTCAAGAATCTGCAATGTACAATGCAACATCAAAGATTATTGAAATTCAGACTAACGCCCAACTTCCACCAGAAAAACGAAACAAAAAACTTCCTGATGTAGGTGCAATTCCAGACATAATGCGAGCTGCTCTGTCAATTTCATTTGATAGTTACATTGGTCATGATTGGATGGAAGACCATGAAGCTCGTTGGTTAGCTTATCAGAATAAAGCTCGTAAGGTTGCATTCAAACTCAATATTCTGAACCGAATCACAAAAGGCGGTGCAGAGACTGGTACTTTGAACGTATTACTCGCCGGTGTAAACGTTGGTAAGTCATTAGGTCTGTGTTCTCTTGCCGCTGACTATCTTCAGATGGGTAAGAACGTTCTGTACATCTCTATGGAAATGGCAGAAGAAGTTTGTGCAAAACGTATTGATGCTAACTTACTTGATGTATCACTGGACGATATTGATGACGGTCACGTTTCATATGCTGAATACAAAGGCAAGATGGAAAAATGGCGCTCAAAGAATACTCTTGGTCGTTTGATTATCAAGCAATATCCAACTGGTGGAGCTCACGCAAACACATTCCGTGCATTGCTGAATGAGCTTAAACTGAAGAAGAACTTCGTTCCTGATGTCATCATCATTGACTATCTAGGTATCTGCGCTTCTTGTCGTATTAAAGTTTATACCGAAAACAGCTACACATTAGTTAAAGCTATTGCAGAAGAACTTCGTGCTCTGGCCGTCGAATCTGAAACTGTTCTGTGGACAGCAGCTCAGACAACTCGTTCAGGTTGGGATGCTTCTGACGTTTCAATGAGTGATGTTGCAGAATCCGCGGGTCTACCAGCAACAGCAGACTTTATGCTAGCAGTAATTGAAACTGAAGAACTTGCTCAGCAGGGTCAACAGCTCATCAAGCAGATTAAGTCTCGTTACGGCGATAAGAACATCAACAATAAGTTCTTGATTGGTGTAAGTAAAGGCAATCAGCGTTGGGTTGAAATCGCTCAAGAACATGGTGAACAACCGACTTCAGTCAAAGAGACTTCCGGCGCTCAGCAACGAGTTGCAGAAGGTAACCGAATGACACGTGTTGAACAAAACGCTAGTGCAAGAGCTAAACTCGATGCATTGGCTGAAGACCTCAAATTCTAACCGTTTACATTTTGATAGGGCTATGTTATAGTAGCCCTATCAACCAAATGAGGAAAATAAAATGAAATTGAATCAAATGCTTCTTGCTGTTCGTAACACTTACGATAACACTAAACCACAGGCTGAAATCAAGGATTGCCTTCCGGGAACCTTAGTGGTTAAGTCCGATGATGCTAAGCTAGAGTGCACAGGACCTGTACGAGAATCTCTTGAGCTTGGAAAAACGCTTATTGTAGTTATTCCTCCATTTAATGATAAACATGGTGGTGTAACAATTGGTGTAACAACTTTAGAAAACGATGACTATCGTCTCATTCGTTTAACTAACGTCAAGCATGCGTAAGGTTTCAAAATGAAAAAACTTGTACTTGCACTAATCTTTGCTGTATCATCTTGCTCTGCTGTTCCAGCTATGGCTAAAGCCGATTATACTTCAATTCCATGCATTAAGTTCGTTGAAGGCGACTGGGACAAAGTTAAGCCTAAGCTGATTCATGACCTTGAAGCTGGCGCAGATAAGAACCAGAAGATGCTTATCGAAGACCTGGGTGAAAGTGACCTGGTAGTAGCTGGCACAAATCTGTATTGCGAAAATGCTTCTGTTCCAGAAGTCTTAGAGTGGATTGGTTTATGATTTTTGAAGGCAGAGACCTTGTAGATTATCATGATGCTGAACTAGCTCAGCTTCGTCTACGCTTTGAGCGTGAAATTGAAAGTGGCCTTACTCGTTGGGGATTTCCAGCAGACCCTCGCGAATCTTATCGTAAAGGCTTAGTATTGGTCGCAATTAAAATAGAGCAGGAAAGACGATGTACAAAATGAAAGCCGTTTGCGATGAACACCAAGGGTTAATTCGTTTCATCGATGAGTGTGGGTGCGAATGCGGTTCAGTTCATTATGATATCTTTAAAAGAGTACTTAAAGTAGATTTGTCATTTGAATCAAGCTTTATCCATGAAGGCCAAAAATTGACAAAACAGTTGATTGAAAAATTAGCTAAAGATTCTGCCTGGGAATCTGGTATTGACGATGATTTGCTCTGGGAAGGAATTGAAGTAATCTGTGTTGATTGCGAATCCTTTGAAGAGCGATTGGATTATACCGGTAGTGATGATGACATTTTTAACGCGTGGATGAAACGATGAGCACATTTATTTTAATCATGACTCTCATTAGTGAACATGGCGGAGTCGCTATGAACCAAATTGAATTTAAGCCAACACAAACCGGACCAACTGCCGAAGAAATGTGCAATCAAGCTGGTGAAGAGTGGCGCACTTCAGCTCGCGATTTTTCAACCTCTGCTAAATTCGTTTGTGTTAAACGATAAATAGAAGAGGAGACTATGTCAACTATTAAAAGCGGTCTTGACGCCGTCTATGCGTATAAGTTTATCCGGCTAATGCAAAAACCATTTACTGAATGGAAAGCATATGAAGCCAAGATAATCGATGAAAAGGGTACGGTTCTGAAGCGACCTACTACTCCAGAAGAGAAAGCGGCTTATACAGCTTTCCACGCATCGGTTCGTTCAATCAAAAGAATGTTAACAACTGTTCCAGGACTCAATGGAGTAGCATCCATGATGAGTGCATGGTCAGCAGTAGCTTCACGTTACAATATTACTGAATCCGAACAAAAAGAGATATTTGAGGCTCTTCCCTTGTTCGAGGACATGGTAGCCGGAGATTCCGGTGGAAGTGTCCAGAATATCGCCTCTGGTACCACAACCGGAGCAATCACCAATAAAGGTCCTGAGACCCTACCGAAGAAACGTAAGCGCATCAAAGTAAATCTCAATAAACTGTGATATAATGGCCTTAGAAATAAGGCCAATTCTTTTGGAGAATAATATGTCATGGGTCGACAATGAATTTGCATACCGCGCATTTTCACACCTTCCAAGATTTAAACAAGTAACAAACGGTCATCGTTTTAAACTGAATTTCCGCTGTCCAATTTGCGGTGACTCACAAAAAGACCAATTCAAAGCTCGTGGATGGGCTTATGAACAACCTACTGGCGGAATTGTAGTCCATTGCTACAACTGTGATGCACACTTAGGATTAGCTAAATATCTGCGAGAAAATGAACCTGACTTATATCGAGAATACATTCTTGAAGTTCGTAAAGAACAAGGTCAAGCTCGCTCAGCTCCTAAGAAAGAAGTTAAACTTCCTCCAGTTGAAAAGAAGTTCATTCAAAAGCTTGATTATTGTGAGCGGTTAGATAGGCTTTCACCAGCTCATCCGATATGTAAATACGTTGCAGGACGTAAAATTCCTAAAGATAAATGGAACCGACTGTGGTTTACTACTCAATGGCCGGCTCTCGTTAACTCAGTAAACGAAGGTACATACTCACATGAGAAAAATGAACCGCGCTTGGTTATTCCAATCTTTAATGAAAAAGGCAAAATTGAATCCTTCCAAGGGCGAGCCCTCTCAAAAGACGCTCCCCAAAAATACATGACAATTAAAGCTCATGAGCTTGCTACAAAGATTTATGGCCAAGACACAGTAGACCCTAATAAACTTGTGTTTGTTATGGAAGGGCCATTAGATAGTTTGTTCATCGACAATGCTATCGCAATTACTGGTGGTTCTATTGAGTTGAGTATGGTTCCTTATGAGGGAAATCGTGCTTGGATTATGGACCATGAACCACGGCATCCAGACACAGTTAAGCGTATGAAGAAGCTTATTGATGCTGGAGAAAGAGTTGTCTTTTGGGATAAGTCACCTTGGTCTTCAAAAGACGTGAATGACATGATTATGAAAGAAGGTGCTACACCTGAACAAATCATGGATTACATCAACAACAATATCGAATCAGGCTTAATGGCTAAGATGAGATTTACTCGGTATGCTAAAATATGAACATAGAACAACATTCGTTTCTTAAGTTAGGTGAAGAATGTACTGAAGTAGCAATGCTTTGCTCTAAGATTATTCAGTTTGGAATTGATTCTGAATATGAAGGCAAAACTAATCGTGAAAGATTAATAGCTGAATTAAATGACATCATGGGGTGTCTTCTGAATTTGAGAGTTCACACAGATTTTGATTTCGTAGAAGACAGAGAAGAAGTTTGGAAGAAATTTGAAAAGATGGAAAAATTCCGCAAAATGTCTGAAGAACTTGGATTCGTTGCTAAATAAAGTTAATGATATAATTTATTTCTGATTTGATAAAAGGAAAACACAATGGCTCACTTTAATGAATGTAGTCAACTTATTAATGGTGTAGAACAAGCAAATGGTGCATATAATGCAGTAATTGATAATCGTCAAGACCCTCTGCAAGTAATGCTCGATATGCAGAAATCTCTTCAGATTCGTCTTGCCGAAGATAAACCATTCAGTAACCGTCATCCCGATTCTCTGGAAACCGCAGGTGAAGTATTAGCTTGGTTGCGTGCTCAAGACGACTACATCGCAGATGAAACTCGTGAATTGTACACTGCACTCGGTGGTATGAGCAACGGTGAAAAAGCAGCATCTGCTGTGTGGAAGCCTTGGAAAGCTCAACATGTAGAAATGCAATCCAAGAAAATTAAAGACCTGTCTCCAGAAGACCAGCTTGAAATTAAATTTGAGTTGATTGATCAGTTGCACTTCTTCCTGAATAAAATTATGGCTCTGGGTATGACTGCAGAAGAAGTATTCAAACTTTATTATCTTAAAAACGCAGAGAACTTTGCTCGTCAAGACCGAGGTTATTAATGAAATTTGATTATTACGCATGGCAGAAAGCTGGGAGACCAGCTTCTCCAGCTGAATATAGTACGGCTTATGCTGACAGAGCTCATTGGAAGTTTAACACTCCCGAAGACTATGTAGCTATAAAATCCAGTTTTGGAAAATGGGTTATCGCAGCCAAAGGTCAATACACCTTTGAAGTTCCTAAAGAGTTCTTTAAACTTGAAATAACTCAACAAGAGTTCATGGAACGAAGCGAAGAACTTGTTAGTCTTCATGAAAGTTTTTCTGATATTGCTGTTAGCGGAAATACAGAAGAAATGAATTCAGCTATTGAAACTATCAGAACTAAAAACTTTGAGTTACAAGTTGCCAGTATTATTGAATAAATAAACTTGTAACTAATTAAAGGAGATTACAATGGCCGGTTATGTAAACGTAAAAACTTTCGATCATCAGACTTCTGCTGGCGAAGTAAAAGGTAAAGAAATTTCTGTAGCATTTGAACTGTATTCTGATGTTCATCGTATTGCTAATGCTCACTACCAAGTTTTCCCATCTGAAAAACCAGCGTATTCTACGGTGTTTGAACGAAATCAGCGTGACGAGTGGATTGCTGCTAACGAAACTCTGTTTGCTGTTACGCCTTCATCTGACTAATAAGTTATAGGGACTCCTTCGGGAGTCCCTTTTTTGCTTTTATAGAGTAGTGTATAATGACTTCACTAAATGAGGAAAATATTATGAATGTTAAAACAACTCCATGGCGTAAACCAGTAGGTGATTGTGGCGGAATCAGTGATTTAGTTCGCTTAAAGTATATAGAAAGAGAAACTAATACTGATTTCTTCGTTGATGTTAAGTTACATGCTTACAGAGAAGTTGGAACATCTCTTGAATGTGCTATTGAAGTTCTGTATTATGATTTAGTTAAAGTTGATGGTGTTTACAAAAGAAATGTATTTAACATTCAATTTTTGAACTGGAGCTATTGATGATTATGAATTTTATGAGAGGGTTGTTCGGTAATCCTCGTCCAGATACTCAAATCAAAGCTGAAGAAGCTCGATTTGATGAAAGCATCAAAGAACATATGTATGGAGCCAATGATATGGCCGTTGCATATGAGGAAGGCGCAAATGAACAACGTGAATGGATTTACATGGGCGACGGAATGATGGAAGAAGTGATAACGAAGAAAGAGAAAGTTCAACGAAATGGACAGACTTATACTGGACGCGTAACTCATACTCCGGCTAATCGTCAGAATCACTCTAGTTCATCCAGAGCATCTTATTCTGATAGTCCAATGATACATACAACGTCATATATTGACAGTCCCTCAAATACATCCTGTGACTCTAGTGGAGGCTTCACCTGTGACTGATAAACAATACAAAATTACTACATTCGGTTTGGAATTTGTTTCTCGCGATTTTCCGTCATTCACTGACAAAAGACATCCTCTTCATAAAAGGGAAATCATGGTAGCTATCTGCTATAATCCATTTTTAGAATATGGAACTAGTCATCGTGATAATGTTGACCCAAGTGAATTGAAAAATGGTTGGCCTGAAGGTGTTGATGTTATCATCAAAGAATACAACACTTATGTGAAAACTAAAAATTCTCCATTTGACACTCAAGACAGTTTCTTGATTAGTGGTTGGAAAATTCCACAAACTAATTTGATTGACATTATTCCAGAACCTAAATTCGGTGATAAAAGTGTCGATGTTGTGAAAATTCCGAACATGATGCACACTGATGGATACGGAATTACTCATGTGAATAATTGGTTAATCACAGACCAATTTGATATAATTCTTTTTCGCAGAGGTATTTGGCATCTGTTGGGTGTTCCTAAAACGGAGGCACTTCCGCGTTGAGTAACATTTTCGATATGTTTGAAGAAGACATTCCCGAAGGATATGTCGAGGTTGATATGAAATCTGGTCCGAAGGTGGACCAGAGTATCGCCACTGAGTTAGAACTAATCTTCAAAAAGCATGGGGTAGATTACACAAAAGCTCTATGTGAAGAACTGTCCTCGCTGTGGGCAGACCCTCCGCCTTGGGCTCCCTGGGCAAAATAACCGTTTACATCACTTCTCTTCCATGTTATGATAGCTTCCGTAAACAAACGGAGGTTATCATGGCATTATTTCAAAGTCCTGTCATTGAAGTAGAAATCACATCATCAATTCCAGTTCCATCCGGTGGAATGTATGAATACTGGGAAGACCCAGAAGAACTCAAGCGTAAGCAGCTTGAATCTGAAGTTAACAAACTCTTCACAGACAAAGAGCAAGCCGTTCTATGGAAGTGTTTAAACGATAAAGTTGAGGATTGGGTAAACGCCGGGCTGGATAAAATCATTCGTCGCCGTATGACAACTGCTACTCCTGAAGTGCTTTATCGTGGTGTCAACAACCGAATGCTTAATGTTCTTTGTAACATCGAAGTTGGAGAAATTTTTACTGCCGAAAAAGTTGTAAGCTTTTCAACTGACTTTAACACAGCAAGAAGCTTTGCTAGTTTCGGATGTTATGGAACTAAGACTATCATCAGCTGGTCTAACCCTACTGTAGCTTACAACTATCAAGAAGATATGCTTAAGCTGCTTTTGGCAGCTCCTAACTGTGAGTTCAGCGCTGCACCTTATGACCCACAAGCAAAAATTGACCGCAAGAATAAAGTCAATATGGTCCAGGATGAGCAAGAATGGATGATGCCAATTGGAACGAAGTTCCGAGTAACTAGCATTGAGGATGTGGATTTTAATCCAGGTGGAATGCATACAGTTTATCATGTAGAACTTATTTCATTCTGACCGTTTACAACCAGAACCAGATGATATAGAATACTCCTTGAAACCATTATACCGCTACTTTCGCAAAAGCATATAAGGATATCATATGGCCAAGCCATTAGAAATTGTCGTTGCAACTCGTTTAGTTAACACATACGCTTCAGCAACAAGACGTCAAAAAGATTTTGGATTAACTATGGCGTATCTTGCTAACATTGCTCAACAAAAAGTGTGTGCTTACTCAGGTGAACCCTTCTGTGAAGGTGTCAACGATGATATGATGACTCTTGAACGTTTTGACAATGACAAAGGATATGTGCCAGGCAATGTCATCCCAGTTAAGAAGAAGTACAACTCTGCCCGTGGAAACTTCTCTTTAGAAGAGTTGATTGAAAAACGAGATGAGCTAGCTTCTCGCATTGTTCGTGCAGCAGATGCTGGTGGTCATGTCATTTCTGAGCAACCAGAACCAGAATCTGAAGAAGACCCGCTAGCGGGAATTGCTAAAAAGTATCACAAGCAGTACATGGCTATTTTGAATAACATCGCTAAACGCGAACAACATATGAAACAAAAGGGTGTCACGGCTGAAGTGAAAAAGTCTTTACAAGCCCGTATCACCGGTGGTAAAGCTGAGCTTAAACGTCTTCGTAAAGTTTCTGGTAATACTGACAAACTTGCTTCAAAATCTGCAACTGCAAGCAAAAAGGCTACAAAAGCAGAAAATTCTGTCCATAATTATGATATAGTAATCAAGGGATTGACTCGTTTCCAGAATTTATCTTTAATTGACAAAGCTAAGCTGAAGAAAGGTCTCCCATTATCTGCTTCAATGTTTCAACTTATTCGAGGTAAAATGTGATGCACTATGGCTATGCGTTGATTACAAAAGATAAAGACGGATTTGAGATTCCGTTCTATGAGTCTTGGGATAAAGACCCACTTGGAATGTGTATTATCTTCACGGGTAAATATGCAGCTGAGCGTTATCGTGGAACTCAACTTGGAAAACTTCAATATCTGATGAAGTATGGTCGTAAAGTTGAATACCAAGAAACAAAATGGCTTTTCTTCAAACGTGATATTATTGAACATATACCGCTCAATGAACAAGAGCGACGAAATGTGCAACAAATGATTAACACATTGCAAGTTAAAAAGGTTAAAGTCGCGTAGGAGAAGTTTTGAATATTACATTTGATATGCTCAACGAAGGCCAGAAGGCTACGTTCAATCGTGTAGTTGAACGTATTAAATCTGGACGTGGTGGTCACATCACTATTAATGGTCCTGCCGGCACAGGTAAGACTACGATGACAAAGTTCATCATCAATTATTTGATTTCAACTGGAGTATCGGGTGTAATGCTGGCTGCTCCTACTCACGGAGCTAAACGAGTACTTAGTAAGCTTGCGGGTATGGCTGCTAATACTATTCATAGCATTCTGAAGATTAACCCGACTACTTACGAAGAAAACATGCTCTTCGAACAAAGTGAAGTTCCGGACATGGCTAAATGCCGAGTTTTAATTTGTGATGAAGCTTCAATGTATGACCGTAAGCTTTTCCAGATTATTATGGCAAGTGTTCCAAGTTGGTGTCTGATTATCGCTATCGGCGATAAATCTCAGATTCGTCCAGTGGAACCTGGCAGCACTATTCCGGCGCTATCTCCGTTCTTCACTCATAAAGATTTTGAGCAGCTTTATCTCACCGAGGTAATGAGAAGTAACGCTCCAATCATAAAGGTGGCAACAGATATTCGTAACGGCGAGTGGATTTATGAGCATCTCGTTGATGGTGAAGGCGTTCATGGCTTCACTTCTCAAACAGCTTTACGCGATTTCATGATGACATATTTTGAAAATGTCAAAACTATGGAAGATATGTTTGAGAACAGGATGCTAGCATTCACTAACAAGTCTGTTGACAAATTGAACTCTATTATTCGTCGACGGATTTTCCAGACGGAAGAGCCATTTATCGTCGGTGAAGTGGTAGTTATGCAGGAACCGCTCATTAAAGAGTTGGAATATGACGGTAAGAAGTTCTCTGAGGTCATCTTCAACAACGGTCAATATGTTCGTATTCTTTCATGCAAAGAGTCCTCAGATTTCATTGGGGCGAAAGGAGTTCCAGGTGAATATATGATTCGTCATTGGGATTTAGAGCTTGAAACGTATGGTGAAGAAGATGATTACTACCGTGAAACTATCAGAGTAATTGCTGACGAACAAGAACAAAATAAATTCCAATTCTTCTTGGCTAAAGCAGCTGATACTTACAAGAACTGGAACAAAGGTGGTAAAGCACCTTGGAAAGATTTCTGGGCTGCTAAACGTCGTTATCATAAGGTGAAAGCACTTCCATGCTCAACCTTCCACAAAGCGCAAGGTGTTTCTGTTGATAACTGCTATGTTTACACTCCGTGTATTCATATGGCTGATGCTGAATTAGCTCAACAGTTGCTTTATGTTGGCACAACTCGTGCTCGTAAAAATGTTTATTATGTGTGAGGCTTATGTACACAATTACTGTTGAAGACGCAGAGGCTATTGTAGCCGGCGTCAAAGATAACATGGTGTCAAATCCATCTACTACAACTGAGCGCGGAATCAATATGAAAGGCAGCCAGATTGTGTTGGAATTAAATGACATTATCCGAGATGCTAAAGCTATTTCGTGGTATACTGGCTACTATCCAAAGATTACTTTATCTGAATTTGTTGCTGGTAATCTACGTGAATTTAAGGAAATGACATGATTAAAGATTTTATTATTGACTGGGAGACATTTGGTAATGTCTCTCGTTCTGCTGTAATTGATGTTGCGGCTGTTGTATTTGACCCAAATCCAGAAGTAGTTGAAACATTTGAAGAGCTGGTAAATCGTGGAATGAAACTGAAGTTTGATTTACGAGCTCAGCAAAAAACTCGTCTGTTCGGTGCTTCTACTATGAAGTGGTGGAAATCCCAATCAGAAGAAGCTCGTAAGAACCTGGCTCCTTCTGACCAAGATATTGACCATGTGGAAGGTCTGTACAAACTTCTAGAGTTCTTGAAAGATAATGGTGTAGACCCTTGGAAATCTTTCGGTTGGTGTCGTGGTCAATCTTTCGACTTTCCAATTCTTGTAGATATTCTCCGTGAAGGCGAATCTCGTAAAGGCATCGCTGAAAAAGACATCGACACCTTTAGTCTGGAACCTTGCAAATTCTGGAACCAACGAGATATTCGTACTGCTATTGAAGCTTTGCTTATGACTCGTGACTTGACGACAACTCCTCTTCGTAAGGGTGTCCTGGACGGTTTCATCGCGCATGATTCTATTCACGATTGCGCTAAAGACATTCTTATGCTTAAGTATGCTCAGCGTTATGCGCTTGGTTTAGAAGATGCGCCAGAAGGTGATGAAATTGACCCTCTGTCGTTACCAAAAGGCCGTGGTTAATCTGCTTTAACAATCCAGTATATAATTGAATTCTCTTAAATGAAAAGGTGATAAGATGGCTAGTAAAATGATTGGTAAAAGTGTAAAAGTTATTGGTGGTCAGAACAAAGGTCTGGTCGGTTGGATTGTCTCTGACAACGTAGCTCGCGGTCAGTACATCATTAATGTTGCAGGCCCTACTCTTGGTTCAAGTGGTTTTAAGATTTCTGCTA